CAGGATGCGGCGGAGGCAGGCGTCGCAGTCCCGGCGTTGGAAGGTTGGTCCACGGCAGACACAGTTGAAGTGATCGAGCGTCTCCGCCACGTCGTCGGCTACGTCCTTCGCGGTTCTCACTTGGCTTTCTCCTTGAGGGTACGGTAGGCAGCAAGAGCGGCATTGAATCGTATGAATGTGTCGGCGGGATATGCGACAAGACTATGGAGTGAAAACGCCGCCTCCGCCAACTCATGCTCCGCCACCACGAGAGGGTCGGCGGGGAGGGCTTCGAGAGCCTCTATCGTGGAGTCTCGTAGCGTCTCGGCGCTCAGGTCCATCAGGTACTCGTCAACGTGGAGATCGGCGATCTTCCGCTTGACGTCCCCGCGGCGGAGCATGTCGTCGTCGGTCATTGGGGCTCCTTCACATGCTTCCATGTCCCGTCCTCCCGCTTCACCCAAGTTCTGGCCTTGTTCTTCGCCAACTTGGTTTCAACAGCTGCTTTTAGGTCGAACCCCTTTAGGTAGCAGAAGTGGGTGAGGCACATCAACACGTCCGCAGCCTCCTCGACGGATGGTTCTGCCACGAACTCGGCCGCCTCCTCTTGGAACTTCAGGACGTCCGACTCTGCTGTGTGCGGGATGACGCGATCGAACCATTCATTGGCGTCTTTCAGCAAGGTCTCCCAAGTCCCCGCCGCGCCGACCGCCGCCGCTCGCTGGGCCTCGGCGGACTCGCGGAGACGGGACTCCGCGTGGAGGGTCGCGAGGTACTTGTCGGACTCCGCTCTCGCCTCGTCTCGCTCGGCGGTCAGGCGGGCGCAGTCGGCGCGGAGAGCCTGAACCTCCGCCTTGGGGATTGCATCGAACCCAACGCAGTCTTGCAGCATTCCGTCGCACGCGGCATCGAAGACACTCCAGTCCCATCTGAAGCCGCTCATCCCTCGGCCCTCCCTTCGATGGCTCGGGCGGCGGCCTTGCACTCTGCCGAATGATCGAAGCCCTCCAACCTCAGAGGGTTCCCGCGCGCCTTTCCACACCAGCAGTATCCAGAGCGGAACCCGCGGAGCGCCGCCTCCAGTTCCGCCACCCGCGCGGCCTGGGCGTCGACGTGGGCGAGGAGGGAACGCGCATCCAGCCGCGTCTCGTTGACGTCGTAAAAGCCGAATGCGATCCGCTCCCGCACCGCCGCCAACTCCTCGGGGGTCATCATTTTCTATCTTTCTTTTGTAATATAGCAAGTAGCTTATTACACTCTTCTTGCGCAGCTCGTTCAAAAAGTCCTGCGTCAATTGTAGTGGGCAATGATCCCATATTCCAATCTACAAGATTTGAGGTATCAATGATACCTCTTTTAATATTTTGCGGGTCGCGATCGTACTCTTGTGCTTCTACAATTATGTTTATTAACTCTCCTTCAAGTTGTCTTATAAGCCACTTACGTGCAATCTTTTGTGCATCTTTCTCTTCCTTTGTTCTATGATTCATTACTTACTATCCTTTCTGGCCTTATATTTATTCAATAACTTATTGATATATTTCCTAATATCTCTTACTGTAGTTCTCTGATGTTCATTGTTGGGTCCAGAATAGAAGAGCTTATAAGCTTCTTCGGGCGTAATACCAAAAAAGTGGGCGAAGTCTGCAGATGTTCGAGAATAATAATCTGACATAGGAAGGTGTAGTGTTTCACTTTCTATATCGTAAGTTAACCCTCTCTCCTGAAACCATTTGTCTAATCCTGCCCAACCGGCTACACAACAGACAGTATTACAAGGCGGTATATCTTCTTCTTTTATGTCTATCATACAACTTCTAAAGAAGTTAAGCATTTGAGAACTGTTCTCAAATCTCTTACCCCATTGAGTAATCAAAAAAGCACCAGAGGGCTTTTTTGCCACTTCTCTCATAACTCTCTTAAGTTGCAAGAGTTTCTCATAAGTTGTACTTATATCCATAATAGGTCTATTGGTCTCTATCATTTAAGTAACCTTTGATACTTACGTAACTCTGTTACCAATTGCTGAAGTACATCGTGTCTCTTATCTGAGAATCTCATATAGCGTCCATCTAGTTTACGGATGATCCATTCACCCTTACGATGGGCATGTTTAACATCCATGCCCATTCTTTCGGCCATCTTAAGGGCTTCACGCAAGGACATGTTCTTATGGATTACTTGACCTTGGCGGGGTCTAGGTTTTCTTTGTTCAGTCTCTCGATGAACGATAGTAACTTCGGACCTGCTGTCCAGCTTGTCTGTTCTATACGCTTCCCGTTTTCCCTCTTCTGAGACGAGGATGACAGAAGATAATCGCTCATTGGCACATGAATCTTGAATCTCTTCAGTGACACAAGATTTATCCAACCCTTCAGATTCCGGAGAATAATCTTCTGATCGGAATTTATCTGTCGGAGAATTTCTGCTGAATCGATTGACTGGGGGCTTACTGAGTAGATTATTTCCAGAATCTGGAGATACAGTTTTGTTTTCTCTGTCAGAGATAGAGGACTTTTCTTCTTTGGCTCGAATCTGTTCTGTGTTGGTTGCTGTATGGGAAAGAAGTTTGGGTTCGATAACTTGTTCTCCCGAGACAATTCGTCTTTTCCCATATGAGAAAGAATCTCCCTTGCCTCGGTAGCACTATTGCACTCGATTATGATTCCATTCGGGAAACTAATCTTAATTGACATTATGCTTTTCTTCCTCGGTAAACCTTTTTAGGGGAGGTTTGACCCAAGATGCAAAAGGTTTTGCACACCACTCTTTGACAAGAGTTACATCAAGTCCTCTGTTAGAGGCGAGAGAATAGAAACGTTCAGGCCATTGTTCAGGCTCGAACTGATCGTGAATACGTTGGGCACTATCTGCGATACCATATTGAATAGTATCAATTCCTTTATTCTCCAGGAATACTCTAAGTCTTTGACTTCTTTCTGAAGCACAGGGGTCTCTTAGACTTGCATATCTTACTGTTTCTACTTCTTCATCAGTTAAGAAGATACCTAAGGCACATTTCGTTCCTTCAGGTCCTCTATATAAACAAGTTAAACTACTATCTGTAGATTTCCTTCCCTGTTTTTGTAGATGCTCAACGATCTTGTCGAGTACTTCTTGATCTGTCATATAATTACCTTTTCCAGGGGTTTACGATCATCGATAATTTCTTGAGCAATAATTCTTATTTCATTACGACTAGTGGTCTTGATTTGGCTACTATAGGTAAGTCCATTTAGACAAGGGTCAACACTATGAAATGTGTAAGGTGCTAACTTTTTCCATAAAGCACCGAGAAGTGTAGGTAATTCTCTACATCTCTTATTCTCTACCTCCGGTAGAGCTATTACCATGGGTCAAGCTATTCCACTAACATAATCATAGATTCCGCCATCTAATAGTATAGGTTTTCCTTCTTTAATCCATTGTGCGAGTCTTTCTAATCCTTCTGTTGGAATCTGTACTAGACCTAGCTTTATGATTCCTTTAGTTTCTGGGAGCATATTTTTCTCTTATTCTTTAAGCAGTTTATCTAATAATATATTTAACTGTTTTACATCAATCTCTCCATGTATTTGTCTTATTACCTTACCAACAAGAATTCCCTTAACAGCAGTTTTCCCAGTACGATATTTTGCAACTATATCGGGATTTGTGGCAAGAATTTTAAGACAGATATTACGAAGGCTAGTATCGTCTTCTTCGATTGTCATAATATCTACTTTTTATTGAACTTACCTAATCTACGAGACCACTTATCTTTCTTGTGGCCGGAATCTGCCTTAGAACGTTTCGGATTAGGTGGCATGATTCCTGTCTTAGTAATCGCTAAATCTCTCTTACGTCTCTCCTCTGAGGTCCAACGTATCTTTTTCATTCCGTTCCTTTATGGGATCAATAAAATTCATAATTGGATATCTAATTTAGATTCATTAATGATTTCTTGTGCGATGTCTCGAATCTCACTAGGTGTAAAGTTTTTCAGTGAATGAGAATATCTTAATATTCTTTCTTGTTCTTCATATTCTTCTGCACTTGCAGTAATAGCATTACCCATAATGGGATCAATGTCGAACTCTATATATCCAAGTTTACGCCATCTATATCCTAGGTCTGAAAAGCAGTCGAAATCCTTTTGTTCTTCCTCCGGAAGAGCTACAACCATAGGTCAGTGAACACCTTTCGATGTTACTGCTCCATTTAACAGTAACTCTTTACCGCCATCTATCCAGGCTATAAGTCTTAAAAGTCCATTAATTGGGATTTGCTTCAGAGCAGTTTTTACAACTAATCTTTGTTTATCTATAAGTTTCATTTAAAACTCTCTTATTTGTGCCCATTAAGAATATCTTGAGCAATTTTCTTAATATCACTAGGAGTAGTGTTAATAAGTTCTTGAGTGTAAGTGGTTAATGCTTTTCCACTTTTATCAAGAACATGTGGATTTACACTAAAGTGTCCAAGAAAACCATTTCTTTTCCAAACTTCTCCTAAAACCAGGATTCTTTGTGCAAAACGAGTAATTTCTGCCGACGGCAGAGCAGCGACCATGGGTCAGAATAAACTCTCACTTGCCCAAATTCTTCCATCTAATAGTAAAGGTTTACCATTATCAATCCACTCTATTAGTCTTAAAAGACCAGGAGCAGGAATCTGTTCTAAACCTTGTCTTATTGCCTTTACTGTTAGCTCTTTCATATTATCTATAACCTTATCTTTAATCCCATTGTTTCTTTCATATGCAAAAGTGCCTCTACATTACCTTTTGCATCATCAACAGGATTATGTGTATGTTTCGTTTTACGAAGATGCTTAAAATTCTTAAAGGTATCTTTCACCAATCCCTTATAGAGAGATCCAAGATTTGTCGAACTAAATCCAAATGGATTAGATCCTAAGAAATGATGGAAATACCAGTTTACAAATTGCCAATCAAAACCATTATTATCAGAGATAAACATTGGTTTATCATTACATGAAACCGTTGTTATCCAGTTACGGAAAGCACACATGACTTTTGTCGGATCTTCAAAAGCTAGTGTTTGCTCACGGCTGAAGTTACTTATAGCTAGTGCTTCAGGTATCCATAAATGAGAGATTGGTGCCATGAAGCCTAGAAAAGCATGGTCTAAAGATGGCTCCACAACAATTGCACCCAGTGCAATCATTGAGTAATCACCTGGAATTGGGCCATCTGTCTCAACATCAACCATGATATATGTCATATTATTTTCTAGTTAAAGTTGTTCATAGGACAATCTACTTTGTTCAGATCTCTCGGTTAACAGCATATTTATAACTAATAGAATGTGTGCAGTTGTTGAAGTTCTAAGTGCCATAAAATACGAGTTCTTTTCAATCTCTGGATTATTTAAGAACTCATTGTTCTTAAATCCCAGATACATTCTTGCACCCTCTATTAATCCATTGACTCTTGCAACAGATTCTCTTGTTTCCTCCGGAAACAAATGTACTTGAGGTCAGAAAAGTCCTTCTGCACTAGAAACATAACCACTTAGTAGGAGTTTTCCTCCTTCTTCTATATATTTCTTAAGTCTCTGAAGTGCTTCTATTGGGGTTCTACCTTCTTGTCCCAGACCCAAAGATAGAAGTCTTATCCTCATGCTCTCTTCCATAATTACCTTATTTTCTCTATCAGTTTATATTTCTTTATCAGGGTATTGAGATAAATCCTTATCTCTTTTAATGTGGTTCTTCCATACTTGTTATTAGGTCCGTTGTAGAAAAGTTTCCAGCTTTCTTCAATACTAATATCGAAGAATTGAGCGAGAGTACTAACACCTACATATCCCGTAGGTATCTGCATTCCCTCGGATCCCAAATCAAGGGTAAATCCTCTTTTCTGAAACCAAGGATCTAGTCCAGCCCAACCAGCTACGCAACAAACTGTTTGGCAAGGAGGAATATCTTTTTCTCTTATTTTCTCGTCCTTTACTCTTTTCAAGTAACTAAGCATATCAAGCTTATTACTGAATACAGAACCCCATCGACTGATAAAGAATGCTCCTGAGGGTTTCTTTGCTACTTTATCTAGTACTCTTTTAAGTTGGAGGAGTTTTCCATATCCAGTACTTTTATCTACAAACATCTTGTTACTCATATTATTATTTTTCCACTATGATAGAGAAATCAGGAGATATTTCGACTTTACGTCCATCTTTTAAGTAAAGCGTATGTGATCCATCTTCATGTTTACTTATCTCTTTAACACCTAACCAGTAATCTACTCTTTTACCGGTAGATCCCTTTTTATATACATCTACTTTCATGCTAGGTATAGAAGGTGATTTGGGGCCGCACTGAGTAGTAAAGATAGGAATAGATAAAAGAGATACAAGTAGGAAAGGTACTATTGAAGTATTACGATTAGAGATATTCTTCATAAAGAGATCTCTTCTTATAGTGAGGATATTAAGAAGTTATTTAATAGTTACCACTAAAGATGACTTCTAAGAACATACCGCTCACCAATATTATCTGAGAGCCATTTGGCAGTTCTTTTCATATCTTTAGTAGTAAATAACTCATTAGGACCAAACATCATTTCATCATAAAGACAATAGCCATCAGGTGTATAAACACCCAGATCCATAATGGCTTTTCCTTTACAATGACATGTTCTACCTAGTTTGTCTCTTTTCCATGGTGTAACCCAAGTTAGATCAATAGACTTAACTATTGTCCAACGTTTCTTGTAATAATTATAAATCCTGTCTCCTGGTGATAAAGCAGCTACACGAGCTACTAATATCCACCAAGTACGCCAGGTATATTGAATACCATCATGAAAAGGAGCTTTCCATTTCTTCTCGTTTACTCCTCTATTGAACTTTTTCATGGTTATTCCTTCTTAGGTTCTTCCTCAATTAGTTCTTCTACAGCAGTGCGGACACCAGAAATACCATAAAGAGCTAAAGCAAATACATACGATTCTTCGCGTATGTCACAATTTGGATTTGCCGAGAAAGATTCAACACCATGAGCAATCCACTTACCTTCTAAAAAAGGCACTATCTTTATGCCCGATCTCTTTGATGCATCAATAACTTCTTGACGTGCTTCTCCCGGAAGCATTACAACCATAGGTCAAGGAGCACCGTTCAAATCGACTATATAGCCTGTTGTACTAATAGGCTCTCCTTTATCAATAGCTTTAAGGAGACGTCGATATGCACGTATATCTTTTACCTGGCCAAGTCCAGCTTTCAATATGTTTAAGTGTCTACGGTTTATCATTGGTCTATCTTTCTTTACTCTTATTAAGCTTAGTCTGAATAGCCTTTAGCTTTTTGCGTATCTCCTCTTTAGACAAGTGAACATGAATACTATTGTGTCTAATAGTGCTATTCTTACTAGGTTTATTAAGAGGTTTCTTCTTAGACATACCAGTAACCTCTATTGCTTATACTTCTCTAGTAATTTATTAATATATATTCTTACTTCTTCTAGTGTAGTACGAGTAAAGTTATTATTAGGTCCAGTGTAGAAAAGCTTTTCACTCTCATCAGCAGTAATATTAAAAAACAATTGAACATCTTCTGGAAGTGCTACTTTACTAAAGATAAGTAAAGCATTTATTCCTAGATCAATAACAAGTCCTCTTTCTTGGAACCAGGGATCTGACCCTGCCCAACCTCCAACACAACAGATTGTTTTACATGCTGGAACATCTTCTATTAAATTTCTGGATCTTAAGAAACCAAGTACTTCTTCATCAGTGCTGAACTTTTTACCCCATACTCCAAAATAAAATGCTCCCTGTGCTTTTGTTGATATCTCGTCCATCACTCTCTTGAGATTGAGAAGTCTCTCATATGTGGTATTCATAGTTATTTACCTCTTTACTTATCCATAATTGAGTAAATAAGCCATCCCATTAGGACTGCCATAAGTGGATGGCCTAAATTTATTACAAAGCTCTGTGACACTACCTTTCGCCATAACTTATTCTCATAATCCGTTTCTATTCTTTGCGGATGGAACAGGTTAACAGTGGTAGATATACCAAGAGCCCACCACATTGATAGAGTGGGTGCTCCTAATGGAACAATAAACCATGTCCAGAGTTTACACAAAGCCCAGCCTCTAAGGAAGGTTCCTACTATGATACCTATTAATACTATTAAGCATCCAAGACTAAGTTCGGTACTATCTGGATCATCTTTAAACTCGGACATGATTTACTTTCTTTTAATAAGTAATACTTAAAAGTCACTATTACCAGGCCAGGTCTTGTTAAAGATAGTCGCTAAGACGGTTACAATTGCTACAGTTACAGGAACTCCGGTAATGACTATTAACCATTCATTACAATTCATAGATTACTTTCTTAGTTCTGATTAACTGATCTTTTCACACTCTTTAATTAGTGAAGAAGCATCAGCTCTATGATCCTCAGCCCATTCTTGAATAACATACACAGAATAAGGCTCTAGATCAGCTACTGTAGTATTCTCGAATGGATAGGGACAAGAACATCCACTATCTGTGGCGTAGAAAAGCTTGTTATCTGACTTTCTTCTGTATACACGTAGTGTACAGAATTCATAGAATAGATCAGGCTCATCAAGATCTCCTACGACATCGTATTCTGAGTCTAGATCCATAGTATTTTCCTAATGTTAGACAATATTATTATGTTTTACTCGTCTTCTGATACTACGGGTGAGGACTAATTAGCGATTTTCTGGATAGCCTCGCTAATATCAATCATAGCCCATCCAATAACTCCAATCCAAAGTGTAATTGATATGAGACAGACAATCACTATTACGTTTCCGAATGTTACCTCTATCTTAGTTTCGTTAGCCAAGGTATTTCCTTTACTTGTGTTTTTCTGGGTGCACTAGTGGAACAAGTAATTGTCCTCGATCATCGATACCATGCATGGTTTCAAGACGTTCAAGTCGATCATTGCTATTACAACTTGTTCCAATTATTCCCGCTAAGAGCAAAAGTCCCATGAACAGAGTCCATATTCATGCAGGTTCTTTGTTTTCGGTGGACACTTTATTTCTCCTTTACTTTTCTACTATGATGGAGAAGTCTGAAGGGATTTCAATTTGGCGTCCATCTCTTAAATAAAGAGTATAAGATCCATCTTCATGTTTACTTATCTCTTTAACACCTAACCAGTAATCTACTCGATCACCGGATTTATCCTTTTTATATACTTGAACATACATAGAAGGTTGTCTAACGGTAGTTGGTCCACAACTAACAAGTACTCCAATAACAAAAGCAAGTGCTATTAGAAAGAAGACAAGAAGAAGGTTAAGTCTGAAATTACTCATTAGGATGAAATCCTTACAAAAGAGTAATGAGTACATTAGGAGGTTAAAGGAAAGGGATATACATATTAAGGAAGAGGAAGTTAGTACTAAAGGTAGTAACGTATTATCTTACTTCCTCTACTCTTACACATTCCCACCAGTCATATGGATAATCCATTGTTGTTGTTGGATTTATCCATGACACACGCATTGTTCCATCATCCCATTTTACATAATGGAGATCTTTGCATGTAAGGAGCTGTGGACCAGTGTTTCGCTCTGCCACATATAGATCACCTGGTTCAATAGAACCTGGTTTCATTCTAAGATTAATTCCTTCTAGATTAAGGACACCTCCATCCAGAAGGACTTTTAATGACTTGTACTCTCTCATCTAATCTCCCTTTTGCGGCGTATTCTTTACATATACACAACACTCTTCACATCCATTACACTCTAAACATATGTACTTGGAATTCCTAGTCCCACATACGTTACAAAGATACTCAGATTCCATTCTTAGAAGAAGCATAGTTCTACCTTCGCAATAGTAGTAAGAGCGTTAGATGTCTCTCTCTTGTAATAGCGCGCTAGAAATAGAAAAGTTGCTGTGTAGGTTCAATCCCACTTCAGCCTCAGTACTATTTATTTCCAGGCTCAATCCAGCCTATGTCCTTCATGAGCTCGAGCTACGCTCGAGCCTATCTCCAGGCTAAGTCTAGCTTATCCCTCTTGTAATCCCCGAGCCTAGGTTTTAAGAGCAAAGATGGGCATGGTATCCTCTCGGACAGGTTGCCTCTTGGATATCCACAGTTTGAGAGCTCTTGGTAGCTCTCTTCTCTGGATCTTTGCTCTTTTATATAAAACAGGGGTCGCAAAAGCTTTTGTTCTTTTGAGCCTAAGTCTTAAGAGTTCTTCTTGAAGAGTTCTTAAAAATTAGCCTCGAAAATGCCCTCTGGGAGGGGGTAAAGTACAACTTCTTACCAGTTCTCTCTTAAGAACTCCATGCAAGCTTCTATTCTCCAGTCCTGGAAGAAGGGATCGAGATCACTTGCCCGGATACGTTCTGCTAGATCTGGTCTTACGGAACATAGTTCATTAAATAAGAACTGTCCCTTGCGCCATGACCCTGGACGGGTTATGAAAGATAAAGTTACCCTACCCGCAAATTGCTCATAGTTCTCTTTATCTGGCATCTTTATTTCCTACGTTAAGAATAGCCTGTGCTATTTCCTTAATGTCTTCTACGCTGACTAATGAAAGACTTGATCCATAACTAAGATATCTCTCTATGCTCGGATCCCAAAATTCCGGGTCTACCTGGAAAAGAGGGACACCATTAAGCATCCAAGCTCCCGAAAGGGATAGATCTGAATCAAGACAGTCAATCCTGGATCGCTCTGCCTCCGGCAGAGCGCAGACCATAGGTCAAAAGAGCTTCTCTCCGTTTGCTTTTGTACAAGTAATTTGACCAGTAAGTAATACTGGCTTACCAGCATTGATCCATTCTATTAGTCTCAAAAGACCATCCGTAGGGATCTGATCCAGACCATTATGGATAGTCTTTCTTATGATATCCAGCATCTTTATTCCTTTCAAGTGGACCTAAATCCAGGACATCTTCTTTCTTTATTAGGACTAGTATGTCCGTGCCATAGGCACATCTTGCATACTTCTTCGCCGCAAATAACACAACATGCTATTATCACCCTCTCATTGCATAGAGTGCAAACCATCCAAATAGCTTGCCCAAGCTCTTTACGATGCTTCAGTAGGGGATACTATCAACTCTCATGGTAATCTCACTGCGCCCCTTCGGGGCGCCCTTTTAAAGCGGTAAGCCAGAGGGTACTTGTACTTTCCATGTCGCAGTTCCCAGTCTGACATGGCACTCTGGCTCACCTCGGTGGCTGGTCACCTTTATTTACTACCAAAACAACCATTCATCAAACTATTTCAATTTGGTATTCTAAAGGTTTAGTTCTACCGGTTCATGGGACTATCTCCTTTGGTTAAAGGACATCAGGTTAATTGGTGGCGGGGAGTCCAGATCTTTCCATCAAGTTGCCATCTTGATACATTATTGCGGTAGCGATTCCGCGTTTTGTGTATCTGAACCCTCATCGACGGTCTTACTACCTTTAGTGACCTCCGAGTTCCCCGCCTATTCTCTTGTATTGCGCGCCTTCGGCGCGCTTACTTTATCTTTGGTAGGGGCACAGGGATTTGAACCCTGAACCTGTCGGTTATATGCCGACTGCTCTAGCCAGGTTGAGCTATACCCCGAGAGTCCTATTGCGCCCCTCCGGGGCGCTTACTGACCGTAGTAATCGCCGTAATCTTTTTCGAGTTCTTTCTCGATTTCTGCGAGTTCCTTGTTGTACTTCTTCCGGCACTCCATGCAGACCTCGTAGTATACCGAGGGCTCATCCCGGGGCTTCAGCCCTGTGATATCTCTTGCCGGTACTTCCTTGTTGCACCAGTCACAGTGTCCCTTGGTGGGCCAGCCGATCTCGGTCAGCTGTTCGTCTGTGAGTTCTCTTGCAGCATAGTTGCAGCGTTGGCACCCATAGACCCCATCTTCACAGTTCCCCTTGTGAAGAGGCTTGTCATTGAGCATGGGGCCTGTGTACTCACCCACGTCAACTGGGGGTCCAAGGCTGAAGTCGTGCATGGTGTCTCCAAGAGGTCTATTGTCGAGGGAGATCTATACCCCTATGCGGAGTCCAGTCGCCTGGGTAACTGCTTGTCGTAACTGACTTGGGAGCTTATAGATCTCCAAGAGGTTTGGTGCGGGTTGTTTTTATCCAGGTAACCCGCAAAGCCTGCTCGGGGTCTTTAAGAGCTCGGTGGGGGTCTCCCCGTGTCATCCCCAGGTCAACGCTCTATTTCACAGGTTAACATATTGACATATGTTAGTTGCCCGCCGGTGTCGCCCGATGACCTGAAATAGGCAGTCTCCAAATCCCCAGTGGTTACGAAACTGCCAAAGATCCACCGTGAGGTCGCTCTTCAGCTATCCCGGGACGCCGAGCGTACCATAATTCCCAGGGTTATAGCTCATAAATGGCTGTTGGTTCCCCCGGTGGTCGCCATACACCAGGATCAATACCAGGACGAATACTGTTCACAGGCTGACCTGATTCCAGTATTGATCGCTTTCTCAGCGGGTGGTACCACACCCCCAAGACTGAACAGATGTCCTCTGTTGGGTCTGTTAACTCCGATGAGGACTCTCTACTGCTCTAAGCCTGGTGGCACCCTTTCGGGCACCACCAGGTACTTTAGTAGTAGTAGGTAATTTAAACTTAGATGTTTGTTTATTACCTATTTATTACTGTCTTGTGCTAGAACCCGACCTCCGCCGGGTTGACGACGTTGTCCTCCGTGTTGGAGGGAGCGAAGTTGCCCGAGGGGGCTTCCATGGGTCCCGGACCCGACGGTCCGAAGCGCTGGTTCCCGCCCGAGTTCTGGCTGTTCCGAGCCTGGGCCCGGCCCGCGAAGGGGATTCCCTTGATCTCGGAGATCTGCTTCCAGATCGGCGAGGCCTTGATCTCCCGGAGGAGGTGATCGCTCACCACCTTGCTCCGCTGTCCACGGCTGAAGACCTGCCCGCGGAAGCGACGCGTCTGCTGACGCCGGTTGTTCATGCGGTCCATGACGGGCACTCCCGTCAGGTTGCCGGCCTCGTCCGTTCCCCAGGTGAAGTAGAGTCCCAGCCCCGGGAGACGCGACGAGGACCACTGGTCCGAGTGCGGGTTGACGATGAGGTTCCCGTCCTTGCCGATCGGGCAGAAGAGGAACGGCGTGTAGCCGATCTTCGAAGCCGGGAACTCGATGATGTGGGTGATGCGCTCGCGGCCCTTGATGGCCTTGAGCCAGCCCTTGTTCTTGAACTCCTCCAGCAGTTCGGGGTTCTCGTTGATGCTCTTGATGGCGTCGGCCATCAGGTTGTCGAGCTCGATCGTCGAGGGCACGTCCGAGGCGAAGTACGTGTCCGAACCGGAGCCCTGCTCTCCGAAGCGGAGGCTCACGGCGCTGCCCGAGGCCTTCATGTTCCCGCGGGGGTTGAGGCCGCAGGCTCGGCTGACCAGGACCGGAGGCAGGCTGTACTTCCCGTCCTCCTCGAGCTTGATCTCGCGGGAGACCCAGAGTTCGGAGGCGGCCCTGTGCTTGTTCTTCTTCTCGGGACGTCCGGGACCGAAGACGAACTGGATGTTCGCTCCGTTCACGTTGTTCTGCTGGTCCTTCTCGATCAGCAGGTTGAGTCCGGTGACGTGAGGCGGGATGGGCTCGGCCCTCACGACCTGGAGGTTCGGCAGGACCTCCTGGAGCCACTTGTCGGCGAGCGAAGCGGCGACGGCCACGGCGACGGTGGCCCTGTTCTTTCTGGACATTTCTGTCCTCCTGTTTGTGTACACACGACAGCCCTGTGTACTGGGCGTGATCTCCTCGAAAGAGAAGATGCAGAGTAAGAGAAAGGAAGAGAAGAGTTCAGCTGGGCGAGGAGGGAGTCGAACCCTCACGCTCTTGCGAGCAGGAGATTTTAAATCTCCAGTGTCTGCCATTCCACCACACGCCCAGGCTTGAGACGGGTACTACTGAGCGTAGCTGGGCATCGACGGAGCGATACCCTCGAACGGGGAGGTACGGGTCTCCCTGGTCCGTTCCTGTCTGGGCTCGGGCTGAGTCTGGGGCTCGGAGTAGTCCATCTCCTGCCCGTTGTACGTGTCCTGCTCGTCGATGTAGCTGAACGGTGTGGACCTCCGGGCGAGTTCCCGGGTGACCTCGCTGTCCGACATCCGGCTGACGATCAGGGCCCAGTTGCCCTTCTGGGGGCCTTCGATGGTCTCGATCAGGGCGATGCGCCTGGCCTGGGGGTCCACCTTCGAGAGCTGGCGTCCCATGGCCCATTCGGCCTTGCGGTTCTCGGCCTTGTCCCACCCGTACTTCGTGGACTGGCCGTACTGCGAGCCTGCGATGGAGCTGGCTGCTGACTTCAGGATGTCGCCGAGCATCATGAACGGTGTGGCCAGGGCGTTGCCCAGTTCACCGGTGGCGACTCCTGCGCAGTGAGTGCTGTGTACGAGCCTGTTGCCCACTGCGGGCATGGGGACGAGACGTCCGTTGCGCACGACGAGCACGTGGTCCTTGGGGATACGACTTTCCTGGACTCGCATTGAGCCCTCCTGAGAAAGAGAAAAAGAAACCACAAGAGAGGAAGAGAGAAGAGAAAGAGGTATTCTTATGCTACGTTCCTCCTTCCTCGCCTGAGGCTAGTTGTGGTCTGTTGTTCCAGGACAAAGCCCGTAGGGCGCATGTCCGGGAATGCCTGATTCAGGACACTCTGCCTGAACTCTGGACTTGAGATCACAACAATTGTTGCCTTGAGCACTGCATCGGCTACGCTTTCGCGCTTGGCCTTAGCAGAGGCTATGGCAACTATTGTTGCAATACCCGCTCCCAGGAGGAAACACACGAGACCGATGATGATTGTCATGGTTTGAAGATCCCGATGTAGGTGAGATCGTTGTTGTTCTTGTTGAACATGAAGAGCTTGAAGCCACTCTTCTTGTCCTCGATGCGAACGTCTTCTACGACCTTCTCGGGGGACTCCCTGAGCATGGGCCACCATGTGTAGTCGTCGAAGATTACGTAGAACAGGTACTTATCCATGTTTAGCCCCTACATGTCGAGCTGATTTCTCAGCCTCTTCTTTTCGAAGTAGAGGATCATGGTTAGCATAAGTCCAAAGACTAACCCCGCAGTGAATCCCGTCAGGGTGAATCCGAGGCCATATGTCAACCCCCAAGATAGACCAATGTCAATGATCCATGACACTGGGCCCCATGTGATCACTCTCTTCAACCAAGTAGGAGTGAACACGTACGCGAAGCCTACTGAGAACAACATGACAATTCCCAGTAATGCCCCGTTGATGATCAGGTGGGCTCCCGACAGGGAGGCCAGGAGTATGACTACTCCGAAGATTGCGCACAGAATCCAGAACGACTTCATGTCTACCTTCCCTTATATGGCTCGAGGACCCACTTCTTGTGCATGATCCCGAGGTACCTGAAGTCTACGTCCACCTGCTCGTAGATCTCGAGGGGATAGGTCGAGTTCCTGTCCACCCTGTTCTGGAAGGCCAGGATAGCATCCTCCACGTTTTCCGCCTCACAGTGCCAGAAAGTCCCACCCGTGTAGTGGATAGCGAAGTACTTCTTCATGTTTATCTCCTGTGAGAAGAAGAGAGAAATAGACCAAGAGGTAGAGAAAGGGAAGAAAAGACTACTACTTGAGCTGCCAGCCCAGTTCCATCCTCCCACAGTAGACGAGATTGTTGTTGTCACCCATGCTCTTCTTCCAGTAGAGGAAGACCATGTGTCCCTCTGTCAGGTTCTTGTGTTTCAGTTCCTTGGCGATCTTCTTCATTGCGCTTTCCCGGTCCGTGTCCATTACAACGATGTACTGACCTTCGTGTAGTGCGTAGAAGAAGAACTCTTCCGTGTCCTGTTCTCCCCCTCCCAGTTCCTCGAAAACCTTTGCTATGCTCATGTACCTATCTCCTTTCCCCTGCAGGGGACACGTGATAAGACCACAACGTAAGAAGGAGAGAGGAAAGCCTACTGTTTACAGAGTGTATTTCTATGGTTTAGGTGGGTTTAAGTATGTGTTTAGCGGGGATCTATTTGAACGAGTAGGTTTATCGAGGATTAGCTTTGAGCTCGGAAATTCCGGTTGGATGGGATAATCCGGGTCAATTGAGGTTACGTACCTCATTTAAAACAAAAGGAGTAGGTGATGTCCCTACTCCTAATGTTGTGTACGTCGTGAGGCTCAGTTAGCCTACGACACGCTTGAGCGCATCGAGGAACTGTTCGCCCCCAAGACGGAGCTTGACCACCCAGGTCCGCCCCTCATTCAGGTCCAGGTGATGGGTGACCTTGCCGTCACACCAACTCCTGTCCTTCGTGAAGGTGGCCCCCGTGGTCCACTGCATCAGTACGATGTAGCTCCGGAAGATCTTGCTCCTGCCACACAGCAGGCAGCGCCAGTCTCCAGACGTACCCCGGATCTTCCAGGTGTCGTCCATCTCGAAGGCGGCCTTGCCCAGGAGCTTCTCCTGGGTGTACCGACAGTCCGTCGTGTCCTTCACGAACAGGCTGTAGACTCCGAAGTCACCGGTCTCCCGGTACTGTGTCGCGAACATGTTCCTCACACTGTTCACGAGGTTCCAGTACCAGTCGCCCTTCTCCGTGACCCTCTTGCTGCAGTGGTCACAGCGAGACTGACGCAGGCTCCGTTTGCCCGCGCACAGCCTCTTGAATGTCGGAATCTCCGTGTCCCAGCCGATCGGCATGACCAGTCCACTGTTCCTCAGGTTGAGCCTGGGGCGCAGCGTCTCCTCTTCACACAGCCACCGCTTGAGCAGGCTCTTGGCCCGCTTGACGATGAAGTCCGTGTGGAGCTTGGTGAATCCACGATCTGACTCGTACCCCCAGCCTTCGCCGGGAACGTAGACAGGCCTGTGAATCCTGGTCTCCCAGGGCAACCGCTCAAGGGACTTGATGCCCTTGATGATCACCACGGGATCCGCTTCGAGCCTGGGAGCATGGACGTGGTAGTACTTGATGTTGTCCACCATGTCCTGGAGCCTCTTCAGCCCTCCGTGGCGCTGGATCCAGGTACAGAATCCACCCACGTAGTCTGACCGATAGTCCCAGAACGGGTACCTCTCGGTCATGTCCCTGAACTCGTCCCTCGCCCACGTCACGGCCCGGCGATCCGTGTGGTGCATGGGATAGTCCGGAAGGACCATGTCCATGTCATCACGATCACCCAGATCGTTCTGTGAGTCGAGGGCTTCCTGAAGCACCAGAGAGGTCGGCCTCATCGCCGAGATCACCCTGGCATTCAGGTCGTAGTACTGCTTCTCTTCGAGGGTATACGTCACCCACGATTCCGAGCAGTGAGTCCTGTGGGCTGCGATGTCCCACTCGTCAGGGGCCTCATCCACCGGGTGGAGGAGCTTGAGCTCTGCCTTCGTCAGGCGAGGCTTCTTGACCTTGAAGCCTGAGGCGCAGCCAGCAGTCGGATCGGCCTTCTGCAGGCTCTTCAGACGCTTCTTTGCCTCCTTCAGCCTCTTGATCCGGTCAGCCTCCATGGGATCGGTGTCCGGTGAGATCTTCCCCACCTTCTGCCTCCTCCATGCAAAGGCCTTCCAAGCCTCAGCGAGCCTAGACCTTTCGGCCATCAGCCCGTAGAGTTGGGAGCTCTTCTCCCAGGCCTGGGCCTCAGCCACGATCGCCGAGTACTCCGAGAGGAGCCGCTTCAGCGCCATGTTGGGACGCTTGACGACACCCTCTTCCGTGAGCACATCTTCGAACGCAGGCACTTCGAGGAACTCTTCCTTCTCGCGCAGATGCGAGAGGACGAGCCTACGAAGCACCTCTGCCTTGGCCCACCCTGCATCGATAGGGTCTTCCCTGTTCCGATACGTGACGGACTCGTCAGGTGAGCTGTGGAAGAGATATTCCATGAGCTCATCGACTCTCTCTTGCTCACTCATTTGAGTGGTACCTCCTTTGGGTGAGCAACTCTCGGTGCTTTCTTTAGTGAGGTGCACCTAAGCCTCATTGAAAATAAAGAAACAAAAGGGCAGAGCCTGCAAAGCAGGATGCCCTTGTCTCAGGAATCTGAGCAGGCAGCGCACATCTTGCTGCCAGTCAGCCTGTCGATAGGGATCTCGTTCGGGCACTGAACCCGACGGTATCCCTCTGGCTTGGACTCATCAGGGACAGTCCATCCAGCCTTGCACTGGACAGTCTTCTCTGATGAACCGGTCTGCGCACAACGAGCGTGCAGGAATGGGTTGCCAGGTCCACCAACCCTAGAGATCTCTTCTCCAGGTCTGATGTGACCGTAGCACACCCTGCATGACCCGTGGTACCGGGCACGCATGTTGACCTCCCTTGAATGAACCTACTCGACGTCCTTCACCTCGGATCCACATCCCAGACAGATCGACGACTCTCCGTATCGATCGATCATGTCAGCCGAACAGCACGGGCTGACGTGGAACTTCTCAGGTTCCTTCGGTGCCCTCTCTTCCTTTTCCTGGACGTCCGACCAGTACTCGTACCCACACGTGGGATCGCAGAACTTCGCTTCCGCGAGGTCCAGCACATACGGACTGAGCAGGTCCTTCCCGCACTGAGAGCACGTTCCCATCGGAGTGACAGCCTCGTAGACGATCCCCACCGAGCTGAGATCGTTGATCCCCTGAGCTCGCATCTCTTCTCCGAGCCAGAGACGCTTCTCGATCATGACCCCGATGGCCAGCTTCGCAGCGGTCTCCTTATCCTCTGCGTTCACCTGGCAGATCCAGGGGTCACAGGCTCCCTGTCCTGGGTGGATCCAAACATTCCATGTCTTCATACTGCTCCTTGGCCATATTGGTAACTGGGTTGGCCAGACCCACTTAAGTAGTAAAGAAACAAAGGGCCCACCCGTTAGGGCGAGCCCAGTGTTCATGTCCTAGTCAGAGACTAGAACTGCAGGTCCGTGTCCGGAGCCTGAGAGACGGTGGCCTTCTTCGCCAGGTACGCCTTCACGGCCTCCTGGGTCGGGGCCTGCCGGGTGAAGCGGTTCCTCTGCACTCCGGCCTCCTCCTCCTTGAGGAAGGTGTCGTGGACGATCTGGTCCACGTACGTCTGGACACCGTCGGTTCCCATCAACTCACGGCCGATGAGGCAGCCGTAGCAGCGGAAGTACCCCGACGACGGGGACGCCTGGTAGACGCCCGTGCCGAGACAGCTCGTGCACTCCCTGGAGGGCTTCAGGGTCTCCAGGTACTTCACGAACGCCACGATGTGCTCGCGCCCCTTGACGAAGGTCTTCGAGTCGGTGGACTCGACGAACTTCTCACGGATGATGCAGAGAAGGCTGAATGCCGCCTTGCCCAGCAACTCCCGCTTCGCCTGGGACTCGACCATCTCGGCGCTGTTCTTCTTGGCCATGTTGGCCTCCTTTCGGTGAGTGGTACCTCACCACCTGACGATATGTCAGGTACTAGGTCTGTTCCTAGTTCAATATAGTAAAAGAAACAAAAGGGCAGGCCCTAAAGCCCACCCTTATGCCCTACACTAGGCCTAGCTACAGCCTGGGTAGGTAAGTCCATGTAGTACCACCAGAGGCCCACAGTGAGTGTCCTGTGAGCCCCTGTGCATGTCCTGGTGACTAGCCCTTGTTGGGCTTGTGCTGCGTGCTGGGACTTCCAGCCTCACAGAGGTAGCACCTTGGTGCCGTATTGCACACCGATGAGTGCTTGGTGCACGTGTAGTACACCTTGCCCCTGTGTTCGGGCAATGCCACGACGTGCGCTGTGCCCTTCCTGGTACGGAAGTACTCCCGTGCTTCCTCCAGGATGCAGAACACTGCGATCAACATTACGACCAACACAATGAGCTCCATGACAGAGCCTCCTTGAACGGATACGCGGGATTGCGTATCTCGCTAAATAAAAAGAAAGCAAGCTAGACACAATGTCAATCAGACCTACCCCGGGGCGGGAAATGGAATACAGGCAAAGTACCTACTTACAAACTCCTAGTATCCGGCCAGATTTTCCATAAAATTTTCTGCTATAAGGTTCTGGGTCTATTAGCGACTCTTCTCTCTTCCAAGCTCTTATAAAAATTTTGTATACTCTTTTACTGTCTATATGGACTTCTGCCATTCGGGGATACTACAATGTCTTCTTGTGCTAAGACTAGGCTCGAAAAGGAGAGATGTGTGATCTTATGGACAATGAGATGACTTTGGCCGAGGCCATTATCCAGGGTGAGCAAGCATGGTTGAATAGCGGGAAAGATGTCAGCATTAGAATAGGTAAGTGTGTTCTGACATTCTACGAAGGTCAGCTTGAGATGATTGAAGATGATAACGGGAAGATGGTGTCAATCCCCGGAGGCTCGGTCATTGTTAAGAAATAGCTTTGATGGCTTTACCTACAACTCTCTTTCTAGAGAATATGATTGGTTTTCCAAGCCGCCGAATCTCATTACTCCGTATGAGTTGGTAAAGTGGGCGATAACGTGCTGTGGTTGGGCCACTCGAGACAATGCCCCACAGGGTAAGCTCTACTGGTGGGGCCCTTCGGGGCCCACTCCATGGACTGGTTCGCGCTATATTGAATACACAGACGATGGTGTAGCACTACAAGTAATGCGTTCGCACTACTCTCATTGGTGGAATCAAAGAGAGACAGTAAAGAAAGCATTCGAACTTTTGGACGCCGCAGAAGCCAAACCAGATAGTCTTCCCGGCTTTGTTATGCCAGACGAAACAGATAATGGTTTCAAGGGGACAGAAGAGGATTAAATGATTACAAAGAGATACGAAGAGACCTTCTGGTATTACACACAATCTCGCGACATCCACTGGGGATATACAATCCCAAACTCCACTGCAGACGCGAGAGGATACAAATCAGAAGAAGAGGCGCATCAATTCTATCTAATGTATATGAATCTCAATCCCCACCTCAAAGCAGATTCGCCGATCAATCTTCCAAAAGACACAACAATATTCGTAGATTTCGACGGTACGATCTATAAAGGGCCACTTAGCGACAACTACCAGGACATGGCGCCACCAGACCCCCAGGCAGTGCGTACAATCCAACAACTCCACGCTGCCGGGTACCGCATTACCCTTTACTCTTGCCGCTCTAATCCCGCTGTTGTGGGCTCTAATATAAGGGCAGATCAGCAAACCGCCCATATGACAAGATACTGCACACTGCACGGTATCCCTTATGACAATGTGGAGTTCTTCAAACCACACTATCATCTTCTTATAGATGATCGTGCTATTTCCGGTAAAGACTGGAATATCGTAAGAAGTCTGTTGGGCATGACACCCTAGCCTTATACAATGGCGTCCTACGCCAGCAAGGTCCTCCGGACCTTTAAAATAGGTTTAATAATGAGAGATAGAAAAAAGAAACTTGAGATGACCGACATAGAACCCTATGATCTATGTGACTTCAGGGAACACTATCCTAGAACAGGAGAAGACCAAGTGATGAAAAAACATATGAGCGAAAAGACAATGAAAAAGAACATGGCGAAAAAGCCAAAACCAGACAAAAAGAAGTATCCTAAGTCTAAGTAACTAGCAAATGCAAAAACGCACGCTATAATCTACGAGGCCTAGTCAGCCCAACGGCTGACCCTTCTCCTTAAGGCGGGGTTTGGCCTTGTAAACCAGATCCCGCCAAAGAGTTTATATGATCAAAATCCGCTCCCATTCCTGGCGAAATACCCACACCCGACACACCGGGTAGAGTTTCCCTCTACCTCAGGCATGTCGAGGCTCTGAGGTAGCTCAATGGTTGAGCGGCTGGCTGTTACCCAGTTGGATGTAGGTTCGAGCCCTACCCTCAGAGCCCTGAATGCCTACAGTAGCCTGGTGCAACGGCAGCATGAGGGACTGTTAATCCCACGATCTAGGTTCGAATCCTAGGGCTACTGCCAATTCTAAGACAAAGCAGGCTGGAGGTTCCGGCGACCAAGATTGTCTCCAAAACAAATTTAGGTGGGTTCGACTCCCACACAGCCTGCCAAAAGAATCCTCAGGTGTGGCCGTTGACTAAAGGTAAGTCGCCTCTCTGTGAAAGAGGTATATATGGGTTCGAATCCCATCGGTCACCCCTAAGGATACCATAGTGTAATTGTAAATAAAACCCCCTTTCGGGGGTTCTAAGATGAGAACTTACAATTACACTATTTAATGGATTCTATCTCCGACTCTGCCTCCTTGAGGTCTGTTTGGACCTCAATGGCTTCCTGGATGATCTCTTCTAGTGCTTTCTGATTATTTTTCTGTTGGATATAGATGTCCAACTGTTCTTCTGTTAAAAGTGGCCTAACGGGTTCTTTTATTGCTTGACCACAACCCAAAAGTAACAGAATAAACAAAAGACATCGCATTACTTCACTCTATCCAACTTGTCTTCAATTCTCTTTGCGGTGTCTGATACACTTGACAACATAACGCGCAGCGTCTCAACCTGGCCCGTGAGTTTGGTTTGCTCAACCTTTAAAAGACCAGACACAGAGATCAGCTCCCTAACTACCTCTTTGTTTTCCAGTAACTCTCTCTCTTGTGAGTCTATTCTATACTCGAGTCTAGCTCCCCACGTTGCGCCACCAATACACACCAGGATTATAGGCAAGAGATACTTGACTATATAATTAGGTGTAAGCGGGGAATTTCCCATGTCAGATGTTTCCTGGTCAGTATTTGCCATGACTCTCCTTTGGATTAAGACATAATTATACGATAGATAAATCTAACCCCAATACATTTAAAGTTTAACTTGATCTTTCTACTGATTGATGGCAAAATTCTATCATGAGCTTTCCTCTTAATCCCAAGTTATTGGAAGCAGCCGAAAAAATTATTGAGGCTCTGTCTTCGGACATCTTGGCTCCGCGCAAGTGTCCCTCTTGTGGAGAGACATACTTATCTCCATCTCAAACACAAATAGACAAGATAGACGAAGTGTTACCGGGAAAAATAGACTTCTCCGACGTAGATACAATTTGCTCTTCTTGTGTGAATACAAGATTTGTAAGCTAGAATAGTAGAGCTGTGCTCTACTATCAAAACTTCCATTGTGCAGAGTGTTTAAAAACAGAGAAATTTATTGACGTTGGTGATTACTGGCTCTGTCTACGGTGTTGTAAGAAACTGTGGAAGAAACATGGTCAAATTAAACCTCGCCCAGATCAGGATGAGAGAAGACTTCCTGAAGATTCACACGGCGAGTAAAAGAGCAAGTCCCGACACATCAGAGTTTTGTTTCCTGTGTGACAAGCCAGGAGACAATAGGCAAAGTGGATCCATGTTTAGTACTCTTATCCCATGTAATCCCGGCAAGGGATTCATAATGGATGAGATAACAGGAATATGGGTTTGCTCAAGTTGCGTGGTCGTGATGGAAAAGAAAATCTAGAATTCTCTGGTGTTTTGAAAAGTCTCTGTTAGTATTTGGCACGGTTACTAACCAAGGACAAACCTATGCGTAAAGTCATAAGCCAGATGCCCGCAAAATCCCCGCGAGATACCTTTATAGGTAGTCTCGCCGGACTAGCCACGGCTCGCTATGAATCTGAGCCAAGGCAGTCCTCAGCTAGACCTTGTCGCAAGCAACGACAAACTAGCTAACCCGGTAGCGCGGTAGGGGAGTTTGGTCGTCCCCGCTAGCCTCATAAGCTAGAGATCACAGGTTCGAATCCTGTCTGCGCCACCACCGGGGTTTCGAGATCGTCTAACGGCAGGACCTCGGACTTTGACCCCGACGATGTTGGTTCGAATCCAGCTCTCGAAACTCTGGTTGTAAAGCTCTTTGACATTTCTGGTATCTAAGTAATCTTAGGTATGGTTTTATGGGCTTGTAGTGCTAATGGTAGCACGCCTGCTTTGCAAGCAGGAAGTTAGAGTTCGATTCTCTACTGGTCCACCAGTGCTGCTTTCTTCTACTGGCTAGGATATCTCCCTTTCAAGGAGATGAAGAGGGGTCGGAACCCTCAAGCAGTACCACATACGGGGATGAGGATAAAGAGTCGAGTCGCCGACCTGTCACGTCGGAAAAAGCGAGTTCAAGTCTCGTCTTCCCCGCCACTGTCTTCAATGCTCCTATCGTCTACGTTTGGCTAGGATAAGACCTTCTCAAGGTCTAGAACTCGGATCGACACCGAGTAGGAGTACCACTGTACCGGTTTCGTCTAACGGCAGGATGACGGTCTCTGACTCCGTCGATTGGGGTTCGAATCCCTGAGCCGGTACCATATGTTCAGATAGCTGAGATGGATTAGCGAGGGTCTGAAAAGCCCTAGAGATTGGATCGATACCAATTCTGGACACCAAACCTAAGATTACTTAGTATTACTATATGGACGAGGAGTAGGGTAATGGTATCCCACCAGCTTTGGGAGCTGGGGACTGCGAGTTCGAGTCTCGCCTTCTCGACCATAAAGTAATGTATAGTGGTGCCAGAGCACCACTATTTACAACTGCTATGTAGTTTAAGGGTAAAATAGGGCCCTCATAAGGCTTTGATCCTAGTTCGACTCTAGGCGTAGCAACCAGACATTTGAAAACAAGGTGAGTAAAACGGGGCGGGAGTGGTATAGAGGCTGTGCCCTTGCCTTCCAAGCAAGAGAGGTCCGGTTCGAGTCCGGCCTTCCGCCCCAAGCTATGTTTGTTTAATGCTTCAGTTGTTGCATAAACAAAAGAATCTAGTACAATAACCAAATGCCCAAATCCAAGACATGTAAACACTGTCAAAAAGAATTTTATGGAACAGGGAAATACTTTTGCTCTCTATCTTGCTCTTCTTTTGCCAATGCGAGACGCGGGCAAAGAGTTGACAGGGCTAAAGTTTGTAGACATTGCCTCAATATTTTTCAGGCGCCAGATCGTAGACAGAGATACTGTAGCCATTCTTGTGCTGCCCTATTTTATAATAAGAAAAGAGGTATAGCACCCGCTAAGCGTTGTGAGGGGTGCGGTGTGCCTCTCAAGTCTCGTAGAAGTACACACTGTAGTACACGATGCCATTCAGATCACTTCATTAGGAAATGGTTAGCGGGAGAGGTCAGTGGTACAGGAAAATTGAAATATGCAAATCCCATCAAGAGATATTTAATTGAGGCGAGTGGTGACAAGTGTCAGCTGTGTGAATTTAATGGTCACAACCCCGTATCCGGGAAGACCATCCTACAGATCGATCATATAGATGGTAGGTGGGATAACAACTCGCCATCAAATGTTCGACTTATTTGCCCCAACTGTCATGCTATGACACCAAATTATGGATTTCTAAACAAAGGCAACGGCAGAGAGTACCGTTATAAGAAAACTCTAACTTAGGGGCACCATAACCGAACATCTCCATAGCAACCACGGTTCCCGCTTGGTCTATTGGTAGCACTCCTCTTTTACAAGGAGGAAGAAGTGGTTCGATTCCACTAGTGGGAACCATAAACAATGCACCCATAGCTCTTGGTAGAGCAGGGGCCCTTATAAAGCCTTTTACCGGCAGATTACCGGAAGGATACAGTTCGATTCTATATGGGTGTACCATCTCTCTATAGTCTAACGGGATAAAACTACTGCCTCCTAAGCAGTGATTCTTGGTTCGAGCCCAAGTGGAGAGACCATATTGCCTCTGTAGTTTAACGGGATAAAATGGGGTCTTCTAAGCCCTAGTTTGAGGTTCGAGCCCTCACGGAGGTACCAAAAGTAGAGATGCGCTAAATGGGAGGACAGTCAGTGAACTAGCTAGCACAAGCGCCTCTCCCTCTCTATTTGTGGTTCCTTTTCACAACAGGAGCATAATATGCATTTAGATTTTGGTCATTTAGATGGCTTCGATGAGCTTGTACTAAACCTAAAGCAGGCACTTGATGCACTTAAGCTTCATGAAGAGAACATGAAGATAGAAAACCCTGATTTTCAATATGAAGAGACAGGGGTCATCAGGATAGAAATCCACGACAAGAACCAGGTTCCCGGCAAACATGGTATTAGGGTTACGTTTAATACAGATATTATCAATACTCTAGTTTAGGTCTTCACGATGAGAATAGTTGCAATTAGTGATACCCACAACCTCCAAAAGCACTTTCCGCCTCTTCCCGAGGCAGATATGATAATCCACTGTGGAGATATGACCACCCACGGTAAACATCAAGAGTTTTTTAACTTTAACTCCTGGTGGAGAAATCTACGTTATAAACATAAGATCCTTATCCCTGGCAATCACGACAGATGTCTAGCCTCAGATCCTTCCCTCGAAATGATGCTTAAAGAATATTGTCACTATCTAGTTGATGATAGTGTTGAAATCGAAGGACTTGTCTTTCACGGTAGTCCATGGGTGCTTACCTTCCTGAATTATCCCTTTATGATGGATGAGGGAGGAGATCTCGAACACAAGTGGTCTTTAATCCCAGATAAGACCGACGTTCTTATTACTCATGGTCCTCCTTATGGCATAAGAGACTTTGTTACGCGCAATTCAGAGAACGCAGGCTCTATGTCTCTACTGGAAGCCGTTCTTAGAATAAAACCACAAGTGCACGTCTTTGGACACATTCATGAAAACTATGGCCAGGAAGAACACGCCGGCATTAAGTTTATTAATGCAGCTAGTCACAAGGGTCCATGGAAAGACCCTGACGATCCATACCATTCTCTTAACGCCCCCATGGTCTTCGAAGTAACACCACGGAAAGCCAACTAGTGAGGCGCTAGTCCTGATTGCTAATCAGAGAGTACCCTTGGTATGTGGGTCGGGTCCACGACTTTCCGCCATATAGAACAGACAGGTTCGCGGTTAATGGTTAATCTACCGGCTCAATAGGGAAGCTACAGATGCAACGCTGTACCTATAAGGAAACTTCCCCGGCCTGTCTAGTTCTCTTCCAGAACCCAGCCCATTTTCTGTCTGCCAAGCATCATTAATATCTCAATCATTGGTACGTATCCGCCCACATCCCCAGCTTCATTCCTTGTGGCAAGGATACCAATTAGTCTGTGATCCTCGTCGTATACTCCTGATCCAGAGTTCCCAAACTTTACGTCGCTCTCGTCTGTAAAGAAATTGTAATTAGAGCCCTGTCTACCGCCATAGGTGTATGGGCTTTCCTCTGGACAGAAAGCCTCAATACAAAGACATTCTCCTCTGTCTGGTGTATCAAAGCTCTCTATTGAGGCCAAACAGTTTATTTCTTCTGGTACCCATAGTAATACGAAGTCAACATCTTGAACATCTCCCGTTATGACAAAAGCATCAAACTCTTGCCCAGAAGAATTGATGATCTTGATATTGTCAAGAATGGCTTTACCGGCAGGAAGGATAAAGCCACCAACTCCGACATGCCCAACTATCACAACATGACCAGAGGTTAAGATAAATGAACCATGTTCTGTTGTCTTAACAACAACACCAGAACCAGAAGAGAAGGGGGTTTTGACCAATACCGTTCTTGATAGAGAGTCGTGCTCAATGGGTGCGGTGATGCAACAGCTTAGCCAGAGCAAAACTACAGCAAACAGACCCCAGACTCTTTTAAAGGTCATAAGTATATTGTACTCTATAAAATGGAAGATGAACCGGACAGGCGCACCGGGACCGCTTTGAAAGCGATTCGTGCCCCCGAAAAGGGCATGGGGGTCAGGCCCTCCGTCTTCCTCCAATCTCTCGGTCGTCCAATGGATAGGATAGGACGCTACGAACGTTCAGATCTGAGTTCGAGTCTCAGCTGAGAGACCACAAAGTGGGTCTAAAGGATAAATGGTGATCTTCCTGTTTCTTACACAGGCAAACTTGGTTCGATTCCAAGTAGACCCACCACTCCGTGTATAATAAGAACTATGACTTGCTGCATAGCTCTTAAGACCAAAGATAAAGGCAAGACATCTATCCTGATGGGTGCCGACAGCGCAGCCTGTGACGACAATGAAGTAAGAAGTGCTCTGGATACCAAAATATCTCAGTCGGGCCCCTTTACTTTATCATACGCCGGAGACGTCAGGGTTGGACAGGTACTTAAGTATTCTTTCATCCCGCCAGAACCTCCAAAAGATCCAGAGGATCTTTTTTGCTTCATGATTACTGATTTCGTAGACTCTTTAGTAAGAATAATGAAGAAAAATGGTCTTTGGATAAAGAATAAGCTAATAGGTGAAACCGAATTAATCGTTGTGGTATTGTCTCGTGTCTTCTATGTTGGGGATGATCTTTGTGTTCTCGAGATGGAAGATGATATGGTTTCCATAGGAGCTGGTGCAGAGCTCGCTTTAGGCTCGCTCTTTACGTCGGCTGGTCTACCTCCTCGGGATAGAGTTCTAGCGGCACTTAAAGCCGCGGCACATTTTTGCCCCTGGGTAAAAGAACCATATACAATTCTTAAGTGTACTTAGCTCGTGTAGCCAAGTGGTAAGGCCGCGGTCTGCAAAACCGTTAGACACAGGTTCGATTCCTGTCTCGAGCTCCAAATGCTGGTGTAGTTCAGTGGGAGAATAAGGGTTTTGTAAACCTTTGACCTTGGTTCGATTCCAGGCTCCAGCACCATCTAGTCTCTTATCTAATCTTTGGGCTGTAAGCTTTAATGGTGAAGCACCTGGCTTTTAACCAGGGGAACACGGATCGTTACCGTGGCGGCCTACCAAAAACACTTGTGCCCGTATGGTGCTAATGGTAGCATGCTAACTTGGTAAGTTAGCGGATCAGGTTCGAATCCTGATATGGGCTCCAAAACGGTGCCTTCGTGGTTGGAATTGGCAGACACGCGGGGCTCAAATCCTCGTGACCGAAAGGTCGTACAGGTTCAACTCCTGTCGGAGGCACCAAGAAATCTCATGGAACAAGAGACAGAAGAACTCGATACGTGGATGAAATGGATGATTGAATTCAAGGATCTCAATCTGGATTCAAGAGACTACAGTATTAGTGCCATAGAAGAAATGCTCGAAAATCCCGTATTGGCAAGACAATCAATCACTGAAGCAAAAGAGTTCTTATCCTATCTATACTCGGATATGCTATTCGGTGGATTCCTGGACAGAGCAGAGGACAAGGAAGAGAAAGAGTTCTTTTCAAGACAAGAAATCCATATCGCTCATCTAGTGAGACGTTATTACAAATACGGAAAAGAGAAAAGACATGGATAGAAAGAGCTTTACCTTTGATTTTGCACTGAGTTTTGAACTATATCCACGTTATTGGACAATAGACTATTGGTTTGAAATCTCCAATATCAAAAGATTTATGACTTTTGGATTGGTCCTTGGTCCTATAACGTTCACGTTAGATCTTTATAGAAGCATAACTAAAATGATGCCTAAATAGTCTTGTAAGGGGCAAGAGCAGACTGTAAATCTGATGTGAAAACCCTGTGGGCTCGAATCCCACTTTAGGCACCACCCACAGATAATTCAAAGGAAGAATAGGCGGCTGATAACCGCCCAACCCAGGATCGTTACCTGGTCTGTGGACCAATATAAACTGTGGGCAGGTGGCGTAACGGCAGCCGCGCGGGTCTTAGAAGCCCGTCTCGAAAGGGGTATAGGTTCGACTCCTATCCTGCCTACCAAATTAATGGTAATGTGATCGGTTTCAGAGGTACGGGCCTCATAAAGCTCGTGGTACCAACCGGGACCGAATAAAAGCTTGCATGCAAAGTGAAAGTAGGACTGACACCGTTCTGCCGATCACATTAAACTCACCTTGTTCATAACTCTATTCAGAATCAGTATTTGCTAATATAGTATACTGTATGGTATATTTTATATACCGGTGTGGTGTAATGTGGACAGCATGATTACTTGAGATGAGGTAATAGGCGCTGGTTCGACTCCAGCCTCCGGGTGCCAATAGGAGCCCAGGTTTTCCTGGGCTCCTTCTATTTTCATATGCTAGAATAGCCGTATGAAGAACGAGTATGAGCGGTAGTAAATACCGTAAACATCTTCGGGCTCTAGTAAAGTCCTGTAAAAGCAAGCCATGCAAGGACTGCGGGAAACTATACCCTCTTAATGAGATGTCCTATGACCATGTCAAGGGTATAAAATTATTTAATCTTGGCGGCTCTCTACTAGGCCTAACAGAACAAGATATTCGTAGTGAGATAAGTAAGTGCGAAGTTGTCTGTATCTGGTGCCATAGAAATAGGGAATCACAGAGAAATAGGGCCGCTTAAATCTCTCTGATAATCTTCTTGTTACCATCTATTTCTAACATCTTTCCACCGGGAAGATGATAAGACAATATACCATCGTAGATCAACACGGGGATCATCTGAGTCTGGCCATCTGGATAGATAATCACAATCCCCATGGCGTGCATGTGATCGTTTGGCGCATGGTATTCATAGTCATGAATAAGTTGTCCACGGGTACCACATGTCATACCTAGTTCTGGATAACCAGGACGGGTATTTGACAAGAATGTCTGGACACGATGCGTGTGTCCGAATACCGTAGACCCCTCTTTCTCCATAGTCTTTGCGGCAACGAACTTACTATGGCCTCTCCCGTGAGTAAATTGCACGGGCCCCACTCGTATAGCACCACCGTACGCCACGAAGTCCCAACCAGACTCCTCTAATTCAAGCATACCAGCTATGGTTGGCATCATCTCGTAAAGCTCTGGACACTTCTTTACTATATATGCATGCATCCTCTTCTCATGATTACCACCAAGCATGGCTCTTCTCTTAACCCCAGCCGCTGTCAATCTCTCACCTTGGTTCTTCAGAATCTCCCTGCCAGGGATTATTGATTCATACAGAAATCCGCTTTCACCACGATGGACCCTTACCGGATCATGGGCAGAGACTTCTTCCAGATCCAGAAAGTCACCAAGATCTATAACTATATCTGGCACCATGTACTCAGCAAACATTGTACATGCTTCTACTGTTCCGGGGTCATGCAATGGAACGTGAGCATCAGGCCAAACATGTATTACTGTTGGTTTGTTGGGATTCAATTCATAGCGCAAATCTCCTCTTTGTCTTGGATTAGCGGGATTTGCATGCTTGAATTGTAGTTCTTTTTTGCTATATTTAAGGTAATCAGGACGTTGATCTCTGACATTCATGGCTTGATCATCAACCTCTTTTATGAGATTCATGAACTTTGTTGCTATGGATTTGTCTTGCGTTGCACGGATCCTTTTACCGACATAGTCTCTAAGATTTACTTCAGGGAAAGATGAAGAAAGCATCTTTTGTAAACTGTTCTTTGTTACTTCCTTTCCAAAATCTGTTGATATTTTTCTTGCTGCCTCCTCCAGATTTTCGTGATCCAACACCGCCTCAAAAGCATGTAACTTGCGCTCCTCTGACCAGAACGTATTCCTTGCCATCTCTTCTCCTTTTTGTCTACGGGACGCCGTAGCTGACGCCACTATTGTACAAGGAACCACGAACAAGTCTAATGTACTCCACATCTTTATGGCGATTAATAAGGCTTCTTTAACGTTGTGCCAAAAGTGTCACGCCAAAGTGACCATCGTGTTTCTCACGGATGATTCTGGCGTGGTTTTTACACCTGTTATTCATAAAGAAAAAACAACATGGGCAGTGGTTGCGACAAAAGAGTGTCCTTATCCAGACACAAGGAAATTTACAGATGGCAGACCCCTTTGGGTCTGCCAAACTTGTCTTAGGAGTATAAATGTTAAGTGAACAAACTCTAACACAGGCAGCCGAAATATATTTCCAGGAAAATCTACCCAGAGTTCTTGGAGAAAACTTTTGGCGACCTCTAACAAGATGCGAAGTCTACGAAGCCGTAGAAGCAATTGTCAAACTGACATCAGAGGAAATGGATGGCCAAGAGCTAAAATACGAGATCTCAGATCACTGTATGCACTGGCTAGTTGATCTTACGGTTGTTACTCCAGAGACTGAGTCCACAATTGAGATACCGATCAACAGGGTCTCAAGCGCAGAGACCCATATCGGGATGCCACACTTTTTCCTAATGGCAATACTGTCTCAAATAGTCTCTGGAGAGAACCTAAGGATTCTTAATCCTGTCGCAATCAGACAATGTAGTGATAAATTAGAGGAGATCATTACAAGGTGTAAGGGTTGCGAAGCCAATATTGTTTTGCAGGAAGTTAAGTTTCATTCGGACACTGTCTTCTTCTGTTTCCGTGTTCAGTTTGACGCAGGTCTTCTTAAGACCACGTTTGTTACATATGAGATACCATGGCCTCGCACCTAACAATAAGATTCACTGACCAATCTAATCGTGTCTTCATAGGAAGAGTGAAGAACGGTGTGGTTAGTCTAATCTCCTCTCCCCAAGATCTAGAGCACAGCATACTGGAAGCAGATATTAAACTTCAAAGTTGGCCTAGCTTCACAGTGGTGGGTGATGTTAATATATCTGTTATGGCCAAAATAGGCGCCAAGACTATTAACACAAAAGTGTTTAAAACAAGAGAGCTCAAAATCATAAGGGGAGAGACGTGTCATTCTCTTTATTGTCTCGTGAAGAACATAGACCTAAGAGAATTCTTTGGGAGCATTCATGAACATTCTTCCTAACGTTACTGCGGTCCACGTCCTCTTGCCGGGACAAAGTCCCAATAGAGCAAAGATAAACTTTGATAATGCCGATCTGCACATAGTCAACACAGAAACATCTCTACAGGGTGGTGTGTGGCTAGCCATAGCCAATATTTGGCTTGCTGCAAGAACAAAATATGTTTGCTATCTCCCACCTTTCTATGGCAGTCTTCCTGGAAGATTCAATGCGCAAATTGATTTCATGGAACACCACGATCTAGCAGGATGCTATACGGACATAAAGCTCATTGATCCCGACAATAATGAAATAAGTCTTTGCACATTTACGGCATTTGACGCCGATATGATTGGCACACCGGCAATCCCAAACGAAAGTCTCCTCATTAATAGAAAGAAGTTCCTGGATACCGGTGGTTTTGACACGATGATAGCGGGTTGCTATGACCCCGTGCGCTATATTACGACCATGACAGCATGCGCTGGGCGCATCATGCATCTAAATAAACACCTTGTTTCTCTGTCTGTTGACTCAAATGGATCCACTCTTGGTCTTCAAAGAGACCTATCGTACAGAGATGAAGACTTTCACGATATACACAAGAGATTTCGTATGGACAAGTGGATCACTAGAGCAAGAACACACTACAAATCAATGAGATGGTAATGTCAGATTTCTCCGATCCACTTGATCCTCTTGGCATAGGCAAGAATAGAATTCCCGAGAATCCTCCTCCGGAGGATATATCTGCGTCTTTAGAACCAGTAATTCCAGAGAACTTTGGCCTACCATCTCCCATCTCTATTGAAGAGGATAAATCAAACACCCTTGTCCACATTGGGTTAAGAGAAGAAAACGTACCAGAAGAGAGAAGAGTAGAACTACCTGAGTTTAATGTCCCTGAGTCGGCTACAGAGAAACAACGTAAATTGGTTCAGGATGCGGTAAAGGATGTTGTCCTTCTCGGGGCCCAGGCATCCGCTATGATCTGTGAGGGAGAGGCCTGTCCGTATGCTAAGAAGTGTCCCCTTTTAAGATACAACCTACCCACACCAAATGGCTCCGAATGCCCAATCGAGCTATACGCTATGAGAATCTGGATGCAGGCACAGATGAGAGAAATGGAGATTAATCCACACGATGTCGGTTCTTTCTATGATGTAATGGCAAGTCAGGCCATGACCGGTCTTCTTCTTCAAACTCAAAGAGCAAGATGGGGAGAAGCCCTGAACCCCATACTAGAGCAGACCATGGAGAACATTATTTCTCAGGGGAATAAGACCATTACCACTATTGTGAAGACAGGCAACTTCAACACAGACTACAGAGAAAGAGCTCTTAAACAATTAGAGAAAATGGCCAAGAGCAATATGCAAACAAGGGAAAGAAAAGCCGCTCTCACCAAGGCTGGCTGGAAAGATAAGTCTAAGCATGCTGCGGAGGTCTCTGAAAGACTGGCAGAGATAAGAGAGGTTGAAGAGAAGGTGTCTGGGGTAGATGTTAATGGTCTTCCTGTGGCCTTGTCTAGGATTAAACGCTTTAACGTTGGCACACCAGACAAGGAAGTCGATTAAGACATATATTTAATGTAGAATGTATCTATGCCCAGTCCCAGCGTAGATAACTATTCTGACAGCGCCTTTCTGCGTAACTCTATTTACTACCAGAAATACGGCAGCAAGGGGCACAATCTCCTAATGGAGTATCTTGGGAACCAACTCCCACAACTGTCTCGTAGTTTTCACCCAACAACAAATGTCCTTGCTTTTGACCTCGAGACAACCGGAGTTGGAGATGATGCAGAAATCATTCAGTTCTTTGGAAGGCTCCACGATAAGAATCTTAATCCTATAGATAGTGGCCTTGAGGTTATAGCCAAAAGAACCAAACCCTGGGAATGGAAGGCCCAGGCCTTGGCTAAAAGCGCAGGATTAGGAGATGACGTTCTGTCTACACGGGGAGTAGACCAAGACGTAATGAAGACACGGGTCATAGATTATCTTGATACCCTACATGCAAAGCATGGTAAGTTCCAGGCTCTAGGATCCAATATTAGATTCGATACAGAGCGACTATCTGCTCTTATCGGTGAGGAGAAAATGGCTCAGTATTTTGAGCCCAATCTTCTCGACACAATGTCTTTATCCGCCTTTGAAACGGGTAGAAGAGGAGGACCAAGTGTATCTCACGGTCTTCCTGCGATCATACAAAGACTTGGTATTGAAAATACCATGATCCACAATGCGGTGGGAGACGTACCCGCAGCTGTGGAGGCGTATAAAACATTACTGGGTGGCACAGAAACAGTATCACGTACCCCAATAAGAAGAGCATTTGTCATTCCACAAGCAATTCAAAGCGCTGGTAAAGCCAGCGTACCGGGCATTAAGGGGCACTGGAAGCTTGCCACTGCGATAGCCGGTCTTGGTGTGATCGGAATGGCCTCCAGAAGCGATAGCTCAGACAGCCAGCAGATTAAGGGCATTCGCACGCCCTATGGTCCATATGACACCATACACGGTATTAATACCAGCTCTTCTCTTACTCCTTTCGGTTCCGGCAGGAATATCATATCTCAATTCTTAAACGAGGCTAACCTACCAGGACACCCATGGATTAGAGCATCAAGTCTTGGATATACAAGACAAGAAGACATCAATAAGGTTTATTTACGGGATTCCGAGGACGACCCGGAATCCAGAAGTATCATGTCTAGCGGTGACTTTATTCACGCACACATTCAAAGAATGATGATGCGTAACGGGCAAGCCGTAGGATCAGAAGTAGAGGTGGCTGATCCAATCTCAAGAGTGCAGGGCTCAATTGACGTGCTTCTTAAGGGTAATATTCCACTCGAGATCAAGACTGTTGGAAGCCTATATGATCTTAAAAGTCTAAAAGCAGCTAAAGATACAGCTGTATCACAGGCCAATGCTTATGCAATTATGCTGGGCGCACCCTATGGCATTGTCATGTATACGGCCAGAGAAAATCAAGACCATTATAAAAGCTTTAAAATACCGGTTGATCTCGAGAGATATAGATCAGATGTTGCAAGACTAAGGCTTGGTATTCAGAGAATCCCCGGAGAGCCCGTTGGTCATAACACTCTTGCTGTTAACTTTAAACAATTCAAGGCTACACTATCTCAACCACAAGGCTTAATAGAAAGATTGCTTCACCCTTGGAGAGGTACAGCGGGCCCGCCTGTCTTTTATAGCCAGGATGCTGTAGAGCCCATAGGTGATTATGGTAGAACCATGGTGGCGGCCTTTAGAGAAGGTAATGCTGGTGTGGTTCAAGACTTGGGAGAAAGGGCAATAAATCACGGATATCGCAATCAAAGACGTCATATGATAGGATATAGTGGAAGCCCACATTCTAATTCTCACCCAATAAGAAGCAGGGCTAATAGGAGTGGTAATGTCTAGACTCGGTATTATAGATTCCTTTGGGCAAGGCCTTAGAAGAACGGCTGAGAAGTATATTGACAATATCAATCCTATTCGTATGTTCAATATGCAACAGGGACATAAATTAAGAGCCGATCTTGGTGGATCTTATTCAAGAAGAGTTGGCCCCGCGATGCTAGGTAGAACAACGAGGGCCCGAGCAGGAAGGCAAAGTGTGCCTACTGGTAAAAGAATTCAAGCTTATTTTAATGGTTACAACATGGACGATCTGTCTGGACTACCAGAGCATGGGAATATGATGTCTATGTCCAGAATGGAAAGGGCTGGAAGTCGTGGACATAGCCTTTATGCGAAAGTTGCAGCTAAGAGAGCTGGTGTACGAAGAGTGTCGGCTGGTATCTTGGGTGCTGCAACGGTCGGTACGATGGTTTTCGGCAGAGACAACCTTGTCTCAGAAGCGGGGATAAGTGGTGTTTCTCTTGGGGGTGTCGGTCTAGCCTCGGCTGGCATAGCCGAATTAGGCCATAGATCGGGTCACGGTAGAGCAGGAGCTATGGGCGCTGCTGCTCTCGTCGGTTGGACAGCTCTAAATATGTACAGAAGTGGCGACAATTGGGGGCCAATGTAATGTTGGGGAGCATACTTAAAACAGGTGCTCGCGCAGTGCGAGGAACCACCAGAGCCATTTTCAGAGCCCCTCCTGGCCACAGGATAAGTCCACTAATCAAGGGCGCTGCGGGCGTAATAGGTTTTAACACTGCAGCTAGCATGTTAGAAAACTACTCCAGAGGTAATTTTGAGAATGATGGTAGTAAAACAGTTGCCAATATTGGTGCTGGCCTATTAAGACTTAAAGGATTTCATTCCGGTTTGATGGGAGCTACCAGGACAGCGGGTATGTATGGTGGTTTTGCTGGAAGATCTCTGGGTAATAGTAACAATGGGATAGCCAGAATGACCGGCAGGAAACTAAGCTCTTTCTCCGGAGAGATAAGACCAGGGGGATCAGCAGACAAATTTCTTTCAGGACTCTCTCCAGAAAGACTTATCTTCAAGGGAGGTAAACTTGCTGGTAAAGGTTTAGGCCATCTGGCTAAACTCCCCATAAATGCGGCGACAGGAACTGGAGAATACTTCAGATTAGGTTACAGAATTGAGAAGGCCTCAAGAGCAGCGGGTGGTGGCATCGCTGGTGCCAAGGCTGGATGGTCAACCTTTGGGGCCGGTATGGCAGGCATGAGACATGATTTTGCGCCCATGCTAGCTGCTGGATTGGCCGTTGGTGGTGCGCGTGCATTTGTCAAGAACTATCATCCTCAACAAGGTGATGGTTACCTATCTGATCCCAGGTCTTGGAGCGAGACAAGATACACAATGCCAGGCATGGGTGGACCACATGGTAGTGTGGGCTCTATAGACCCGTCTAATTTCCCAGGTGGTATAACCGTGGGGAGAGGAAGATCCGCAATAAGAAGTCAAACCGTCATGGAAGGTCAAATGGCTGTTACCTCCAAAATGGTAACAAGAAGAAGAGTCTAAAATGCCAGGACCCTATGACCTCTATGGAAACATAGAAGAAGAGAGATCTGTAAGCTCAAGACTTCCCTTTAACATAGGTGGCTCAGGCGTCGGAGCTTGGTTACCTGAGCTTGGCACCTACGCAGTAGGTGCCCTTGCCTTCCGCTATGGCATTAAGAGTGGTCTTGGAAACAAATTCTTTGGTGGACCAAAGAGCCTATTAACCTTTGGTGCGGGATACACCCCAGCAGAGAAGGCTATTGCCAATGCCGTAGGAAGAACAGCAAAGTTGGGCGGCTCTCGCTCAAGTATCAACAGTAGAGTTAGACAAACTCTACTAGACGCCCAAGCCACAAGAGCTACAACAACCATTCAAACAACCATGAGAATTGAAGAACAACTATCTGGCTCACCCAATAGAGTTAGACCTAATGCTCTTTGGGGGGAAAGATTTGTTAATGCTCAACAGAATGTCCCCGCGGTTAGATTCGGGAACGGTACAACCCTACCACTTAATGACCCTCAGGCTCGCTTAAGACTTGGCAAAATAGCAGCCAATACAAGAAGGGGATCTAACTTTGCGCAATGGGGCAATAACCTCAAAGGATTTTCTAAAGCTCTGGGTGCAATGGCTGTTTTTGGTGGCATGATAGATCTAGGCACATCTTTGGGAGAGGCCGCAATTGATTGGAGACCACGTAGAGATAGTCCATCTCCATTTGAGTTTGGCAATGTTTATACAGAAATCACAGGGGCCTATACCCAGCGTCAGAGGGCCATCATGGCCATTCATGATTCACAGCTTACAAGCCGTGCTGCCATTGGCAACGAAGCTAGTTTCATCCACGGTGCGTAAACAATGAGATACGATGACTACGTACCCGAGATAGATTATGCTCAGAGAGGTTACAAACCAGTAGGTGGTAGGGTTAATCATTTCTGCGAAGACTGTGTTGTGTACTATAAGGAGCTCCACGCAGACGGGAAGACCAAAAGAGAATTCCCCTTCAACTATGTCAAACAAGACGGCAGAACCATCCAGACTTGTCGTTTTGATAAACGACTAGACAAAGAATATGTTCGCAGAGAGAACTTTGATACAGATGAAGATTATGAAGAAGCCCTTGTCTCTGTCGATCCTGTAACATGGGCGTATTCTGAGCTTGGCTGGAAACCTAGGTGGTATCAGGAAGAAATTCTTTGTTGCACTTCTCAGTTTAAGGCCATCAGAGCTGGCCGACGTGTCGGTAAAACAGCGTCCCTATCTGTACTAGCTCTTTGGTATGCTGTAACCAATAAGAACTTCGAGGTTCTACTTGTCTGCCCGTTCGTTGCCCAGGTCTCAAAGATCATGGACAACATTAGAAAACTCATGGCAGAGAGTCCCGGTGTATCAAACTCCGTTGTAAGAGACGTGAGAAGCTCCCCTCAGGAAATAGAGTTTGCCAATGGATCCAAGATAAGAGGTTTCGCTGCCGGAGGCAGCTCGTCTGGCAGATCTGACCAGATCAGAGGACAGGATGCCGACCTTATTATCATGGACGAGGTGGACTATATTGCGGACGCAGACATCGAAGTCATTATGGCTATCCTCACATCCAACGAGGGAGTTAGAGTCGTAGTTTCTTCTACTCCACGTGGTCTAAGATCTCGACTATTTGAATGGACGAGAGACAAGGATGGTAGATGGAAAGAATTCTGGTACATCTCTGCGGAGGGCCCTTCTTGGAAAGAGGAAACAGAAGAGTTCTATCTGCAGATGTACTCTCCAGGAGGCTATGCTCGAGAGTTTCTTGCGGAATTCGGCGAGGAGATGACCGGAGTATTTAGGGGAACAGATCTTCAAAAATGCATCTTCCCATATAAATACGAAGACTGTCACCCAGATAACACCAATTGTACCTACACCATGGGTGTTGACTGGAATAAGATTACCGGTACACACATTTGTGTTATTGAAAGACCTAAGACTGGCCCAATCTCTTATAAGCTTGTAGACAAAGTTATCATAAGAAAGACAGAGTTCACGCAGATGGATGCGGTTAGGACTATTCAGGAACTAGATAATAAGTGGCACACAAGTTATATCTATTGCGACGCAGGATTTGGCCATACACAGGTTGAAATGTTGTGGTCAGAAGATAAGACAACACCACACAAAAACTATAGAAATCGAGTCAAGCCTATTGAGATGAACTCAAATATCATTATTTATGATCCAATCTTGAAGCAAGAGATTAAGAAGCCAGCCAAACCACTAATGGTCTATCTGGCCGCACATCAGGTAGAGAGAACAAGAGTTATGTTCCCCAAACTTGAGGACACAGTAACTCCAGTTGTGCCAGAAGAACTGGCATATGCAAATATAGGTATTATCCAGCAAGCCAGAAACTTTATGGTAACTAAAGTTTCCCCAACAGGCAGAGAAACGTTCTCTCAGGATTACGAGCACACTCTTACCGCCTGGATGTTGGGTATCATGGCTCACCTTCTTGAGTACGGAGATTACCAGAAGATAAACCACGATCTCTTTATAGGTAAGACTGGACCACTTGGACAGAGTAGTGGGAGACCAGAAGTTAAACTCAAGGATGTATTTGGTCAAGATCTTCCTCCTGCGCAGATCAAGAATGCCATGGATCGTCTTAGAGATATAAGACAAAAAGAGGCTGCAGAAAGAAAAGCCAATCTCTTCAACACAAGAAGAGCCAGCCTCGAGAAAGATACCACTTCCCGAGGCGCAGTCTTGAATGGTGCCTCAGAAAGCGATGAGATGAACAGGGGTAGCTCAGTAACACGCCACGAGGGTGGTGTCTATGTTAGCCACAAAATGGGCGAGACTCTTATCTCCAGAAACGGGGTGCCCGTAAAAGACGCTTCGAAACTAGCTCGTTGGGGTAGGAATTCTATAGGTGATAGTCCTAGACAAAGAGACATATATGGCCGTAGAATAACCAGAACTGGTAAGTTTGAGAGGCGCAATGGCCGTTAATCCCCTATCCCCATCTGTTATTGAGCTACATCGCGAACGTATCCTAACGGATATCGGGCGCATTAGAGACTCCAAAAATCTAACTCCCGATCCAGATCAACTAGAAAAACTATTCAATAGGGCAGCCTTTCTTTCCAACAAGGCCAACATTGTGGCCAGATCTCTCTCCGAAGTGGCAGAGAAATACTTTATTCCTGTTGATCCTGAAGCTACTGACGTAGTCGCGGCTGTAAAAAGAAAGAGTGCTGATTCTCTGGATGGTCTAAAGATATCCTTTGATCTCTTCAAGGATGCCGTCAAGGCATCCCAACAAACTAAGAAAGACATGGAAGAAACTGTCATTCTTAGTCAATCAATAACAACTGGCTCTGTCCTTCAAAAGAGGATAAGGAAGATTCGGGCCCGAGCCTCCATCATGGTCCAAAGTGGCTTTGATCCGGAAGATCAATTGCTCGAGACTTTAGTCTCGCAGTTTATCATCCTGTGGATAGCTCATGAACTTATGAAGCCCTTTGAGGCCATCACAGACCACACTCAGCTCTCGGAAACATGGGTAGAGAAAGGATCCGGTAGTTCTAAGGCACAGATCATAATCTCCATTCTTATTGGTCTTGTGATGCAGTTCATAATCATGGGACTCAATGATGACCTAATGGAAGAGTACCTGAACGAGGCAGCGGGAGGAATCTTCCCAGAAGGACACACGGCTGCTTCAATCATAGCTGAGGCCAGGTCTTTTGAGAAAACTAGGGCACATGAACTTGCCGAAATCATGGTTGGGCTTAACGATTACGAGATTATCTTACGTTATAGTTTTCAATATCTCAGAGCCACAACAGAGCCTGGGTATGATTTTTGGCTAGCCTATGTTGACGCAGTCCAAATGAGATACACAGCACAATCTCTTTGGGTTCAAGCCCCACACTACTCTGTTTCTCATGCAATTGTTACACAGACCTTTCAGGCTGGCCACAAGAGACCCAGAAACTGGGACAAGCTAGGTAAACAAAACTCCACCATCGCCTTCGATGATGTCGGGAGAATTGACAGTGAATTGGTTAGAAATGAGTTTAGACAAACAATTGTTAGCAGTCTTGTGCCCATGGCACAAGTTTCCTACCTAGCTAGGAGTGACACTCTAGACGGTATAGATCAGAATCTTGACTTAATAGCGCAAGTATTTAGTAGTGATTTTGCTATAGAAATAGCATATTGTATTGGGAGCTTTCTTGGTAAACTAGATCCCAAGATTCTCAGGGCCCTTAGGGCCATGCTTGATGGTCTCCTTAAAGCGCACAGATTTGATTTTGGCGCAGCGCTCAATGCGATGCTAGATGCACTGATAACGCCAAACTTCGAAGAAGTAATAGCCCAAGAGGCCATGCATCAAATAGATAAGATCTTTGATAAGCTTATTGATAAGGTTTTGGGCCTATTTGGAGATGATATAGAACCATTACTTTGCTGCCCCTTTATAGGGGAAATAATACAAATGGTACTGGAAAGTATAATTAGACTTGAGGCAGAATTAAAAGGAGCTGTTAAAATCTTTCTCGGTAAGCTGTTAGAATCTACGGGTATAGGAAGCGTTAATATCGCATTGAGAGCAGAGCAAAAATACGAAGAAAGAATCATACACAAGATGATAAAGATCATCGATTCTGTTATTCGAGCCGTAGAAGCCATGGATGCAGCAACAGAGGATAAAAGAAACTTTAGTCCAAAACCACAGGATCTTCACACATCAATTCAATTACCTGTCCTTCAGATAGACGACAACGAAAGAACAAACTATTTTACCAGTGCTCTCCCAAGAGAGCTGAGCAATGGTAAATTTCTTCCTGCCCTTGGGGAAAAGATTGAAGCCACAGCGGTTGGAACCACTACAGATGCTCTGGACAGAATAGCGGGTAAACATTCCTGTAGTTCAGCATTTAGCCAAGAGATTTTAAACAAAGCAGCAAGATCGTTTGTTACCAAATAAAAGGAAACTATGAGTCTTTCCGGGACACTTAAATCCTTTCTAGAAGAAAGCTTTCCAAAGAAGCCCGAACCACCTCGCGTTAGAGCGGAGGCCAGGTCTCCTATCATCTTGGCTCCGGACTTCCGCTTAACAGCCCCTGGCGCCAGAGCGCCAGAATCTATTGAGGAAGCTGTTAAAGAAAAGGGTAGAGCCCCCTTATCGGTACTCACATTCCAAAGAGGCAACCTACAACCAAGAGGTAATCCCGGTGATGGTCAAGGCCTCATGTATGAAGAGTCTCATTACGATCTGGTAGAGCTCGCCAGGGCACGAGACACCGAGTCTCTTATAAATACCTCGTGTGAAAGACACGTAGAGACAGCGCTACAACAAGGATTCCATTGGCAAGGCTCAAATGAAGAGATCGTTAATTATGTAAAAGAACGCACACTGCAGATAAGCGTTATTTCAAGAATAACCCTGCGCAAGATTCTCGAACAGATCCTTGATCAATTAGCGACATATGGTACGGCTTTTATGGTTGTTCGCAGAGATAAAGAAAGATCCTCTGGCAGAGCAATAAGAATGTTCGGTAGAGATCTAGAGCCTATCTCTTCTTGGTCTGTCCCAGATACCTCAACCATGAAAATGGCCGAGAATAAAAGCGGTAATATTATTGGTTGGAAACAAGAGATAAGAGAATCCGGCATCCTTTCTGGTGGTACATCGAAGACAAAATTCTATTTTCCACAAGATGTTTTTCTCTTCACAAGACACAAACAGCCCGGTCGTGTATTTGGAAGATCTATGTATCTGGCATCTTTAGATGATGCAATTATGCTTAGATCTCTTGAAGACTTGGTCTACATAATATCTCAAAAACACGCCTTCCCTATATTTCAATATATCGTAGGAACTCCAGAAAGACCAGCCACAGATGTTACTCTGCCAAATGGTCAGCTCATTTCTGAGGTTGAGCTTGCCCAGGCGGTGGTAGAGAACATGCCTGTTGAAGGTGGCTTCGTTACACCTGAGCGTCATGAGATCAAATTGATTGGCACCGAGGGTAAGGTTCTTGACCTCACCTCGTACATTGAACACTTTCGCCAACGCGTACAAGACTCCACAAGAATGTCCAATGCGGCCCTGGGTACGGGAAAGGGCGAGCAGTCCAAGTCTACAGCGCAGTCTCAAATACAAAATCTTGTTGATTCATCCAAGTATCTCCAGGATGTTGTTATTGACGGCATGTCGTGGTTTGTCATGATGATAATTGCCGAAGGTGGCTTCGAGATAAACGAAGAAAACGAAGTGAAACTAGACTTTAGTTCTCCGGACACGGAAGAGAACCGTGCCAGAGAGAATCATGTCACAGCCCAGCTGCAGGCTGATCTTGTTACCTTCAAAGAAGCCAGACACGCTCTTGGTAGGAAGGAGTTCTCAGAAGAGGAGAAGTCCGACACATTCTCTGAAAAGAATCACGCTAGAGATCTTAATCTTGCAAGAACAGCAGCCGCCGCTAAGGCTGCCAACTCCGCCAGCTCTAGTAGTTCTTCTTCGGCAAACTCCACACTGAGCACAACAAGACCCACTAACCAGAGTGGAACCAAAGCCACAAAAACAAAAGTTCGTAAGAACGACTATCTATCCGAGATAGAAAAATTGTGGACAGATGCAAAAAATGCATCTCTTAAACATGAACCAATTAAGACAGAAAAATACCTGGGGTACAACAGGATAACCTCTGAGGCCATTGATAAGATGGGAGAGCTGGCCAAGAAATTCTTGGGGACCGGCATAGAAGAGGGCATTGCCGAAGCAAGAATAAAGAGTAAGAATGGATATGCTTTTGTTACCCTAAACCAGAGAAAAGCTATATTCCACGCTTGCAGACAAGCATTCAAAAAGCACATGTCAGATACTGTTGGTACGGGATTTAAAGACGGTAATAAAGTATGGATTAATGCCGCATTTACATCTGGTAAAAGGAAGCTGGATGAGATAGCAGAGTCTCAAATAGGATTTGTTTTCAGAGCGGGATTAATAGCAGCCCTGAGTAATACGGGTATAGATAAAATCAAAGTCACCGACAATCAAACAGGTCAATCTGTTATAATTGATTGCTTAGACTACTCTAGCAGTATTGTTCAACTTATGTCAGAAGAACACACTATCGAGGTAGCGTAATGAGATTGTCCTGGTGTGATACTACTACATTCAAACCTATTATATCGGATTCGGGGCGTTCTTTCCTCGATGATGCTATAAAGTCGATAGACAACAAGGTATTCCTCGAGACCAAGATCAGAGCCACACATTCTGGCCATCTTATAACAGGTCGTTGCTATACCGGTTGGGGTATGCGAGGTGGTTGTCCAACCTGGTTTGACATGATAAATGGTGGCAAAGCTGGCTTCAATAAGCCAGTATTGATAGATCATGACCTTAGCAGCGAACCCCTTGGTCGAGTTGTTTATGCCGAGTTTACTCAATTAAAGACAGGTCAAGATTGGTTAAGCGACTGGAAAAATCCAGAAGAGGGTCCCGGTAAAATGGGTAGTGGTTATATAACAACCACCTCACACATTTTCAATCCCGAGGCAATGGTCATGATCGCAGACGGTCGCTACTCGACCGTCTCTACTCGTCAAGAAGCCAAGGATGCCTGGTGTAGTGTATGTGGTACCCAATTCGAAGATGGATGCGAGCATGAAATTGAATCTGTATACGATGGAGTTCCCTGTTACGCAGTAACAGGGCTTCTTGACTATATAGAACAATCTTTTGTAAATTCACCCCGTCAACCCAATGCCAAAGTGATGTCTTTCAAACAAATGAAGGATGCTCTTATGGACAAGGACGTTAACGGTACTGTCCTTGTTGGAGATTGCAGATACGAAGGGGCCGTTGATTCTTGGACAGCTCTAAAAAGTCTTGAGGACCTTGGTATAACCATTAATCTAGCGGACACCACCTTGCCATCGATTGGCACTGTTACAGGAAAGACTCAGGTATCTATGACTAATAAAAAGAAAGAAGTTATTCTTGATGGTTTTGATAAGGCCAAAGCAGAGGCAGAAGCCCAACCCGATACGATAATCGAGGATAATTTTTATTTCATCTTTGCCAATCTGTGTCGTTTCTGGAAAGACTCTCTTGATCTTAAAGAACCACTCACAGATAGTTCGTATGTTATGGGTATAACAGACAAGTCTTCTGGTCACGCTCACGTATTTGACTCATTCCTTGATACCAAGAATAAAGTGTTTCGCGGCAATACCTATGGTTCGGGACAGGGGAAGACAACCGAATCCCATGGCCACGCTATATGGTTAGAGGGTATTGATCTCAATCAAGAGATTAAGGGCGAGACCAGAAGTGCAAGTGCGGGACCAGATCATACACATACTTTCGTTGCAACAATGTGCGACGCCAAGAAATTGCATGGTACACTTATATCTGATGTTGATACTATTCAGAAGGCCATCAAGGCTCTTGATGACAGGGTTAACAAGGACACCCTACAATCGGGAGACAAAGATAGACTTCTAGATGGTAAAAACACCAAGATAGTTTGGGATGATGTTCATTTTACTGCTGCAATGCGTTTAATGGGACGTCTCAGTCTAACCAAGCGACAAGAGGTTGTGGAAGATCTTATAGCCACAGGCTTCTTAAAGACAGACGAAGAGGAACCTAATATGGAAAAATCGACTGTAGATAAGCTCCTGGTTGATCTGCTTGCAGATAAGACCAAGCTTACTGCGCAGCTTGCAGATGCCATTCAGCTTGCAGACTCAAAAGAGGCTGAAAGACAGAAGCTACTCGATGAGAATGTCGGTCTAAAGACCTCCATTCTTAACACCAAGGCAACCCTCATCGTAAATGCCAGAGTCAAATTGTCTGGTGAGCCACTTGAAGATGCTGCTCGTAAGACCACCATCCAAGAACTCGCCACGAAAGACGAAACGACTCTTGACACAATGCTTGACACTGAGGTAATCGCCAATATCCGCAAGGAATATGTTGCACCGGTTGTAGAGACCGTTGTGGCAGACAATAGTAAAAAGGAACTAATCACAGGAGAATCAGCTCCCCCATTCAATGACTCTGATAATAGTAAGACTGGTGCAGTAACTCCTCCCAGTCCGCCAAAAAGCTTTGCCTCTCTCGACAAGAGAATAACCCAAAAAGCTACTCGCCAGAGAGCTTAAGAACTTTACGGAGATAAAATATGGTTGACTTCCGCACGCCACGTGGCTACCAGAAGGTTGACTGGCCTTTCCAGACCAGATTCACTGACGGTACGACTCCTTCGTACTTTGTCAAACCGGCTATATTCTTGCCGGTCTGGGCTGTAGACAAGGTTCAGGATGACCCCGTGGTAATCCCACCTGGTACTTTCATTGGCCGTCTCAATGCTACAGATCATTCTGACCTGTACGCACTTGACCCTGCATTCGTGGGTAATGATGACCTAGCACCAGCTAGTCCTATTGCCTACATAATCACATATGGTTCAAATGACCTTGCTGATGCAGTTGACACAGGTTCTGGTACACCAGACATCGATGTTGACTCAACAACCTACGTAGCGGCAGCAGGAGATGCCACGGAGACGGTTAACCCCGTTAAGCCTTGTGGTATGGCCTTCAGACCTTACTATGCGGGTTGGATCAAGTCACGTTATGAGAACTACGACCCTCACCTTCTACAGACCTGGATCTCGGGTAATCACATTGTCCGAATCCCTGCTATGACCGCCGGAGAATTCGACGTTCAGCCAGGCGATCTGGTACAGCTGAACGATGGTGCAGGTCAAAAGTGGAACCCTGGTGCACTTCTAACCAGTCTACCGGGACGTGTCGAACCATACGATGGCACATACAACGTTGAATTCATAGTTGGACGTTGTGTTAACAAGCATCGTATCGCACGTCAGGCCGCTTATTCCTCTGGTCAAAAGCTTCTAACAGCCATAGGAACAGCAGCTCCTCGTACCCTTACCAATATCAACACAACAACCACCTATCTATGGCCAACAGGCGAGAACTATCAGGTTCAGTCTAAGGTAGAAGGTGTTCCCGGCATGCAGTTGTCTGCAACATCGGCAACGCTAGGTCGTCCATCTGAATTGCTCTGGGCTATGCCAGACACGAATGGCGATTACTGGGCTTTGGACATCCTTCTCAGGGTCTAACCCAGAAAGATATAGGAGCAATTAAACATGGATAAGAACAAAACCTTTGTTGACGAAGCCCTTGTATCAGAGGTATTCGCCAGCGAAAAGAAAGAACAGGCAATGGCTTTGTTCGATGGTGTGGGTGATAGTGTAACAGCTATCGCTACCGAAGCTGTCGATAGAGCTATGATAGATAATGGAATCTTCCGCCGTGCGGTTCCAGCTAATAAGGGAACTCGTCTTGTCAGAGAGCTTAAGTCGATCTTTGACAACAACGGTATTGATCCTCGTACTGGAGAGAAGTGGTCGATCGCCGATTTCCAGAACGTAGACAAAGAACTCTTTGATGCAATTAAGACCAACAAGGCAAACCCAAGAGACTATGCTGACCTTCAGATGTCTGGAGATCAACCTCTTCTTATGCCACGTGTGGTCTCTCAGACCGTCAGAGAGGCTCTTGAGCCAGCTCTACTTCTAACTCCTCTTCTTCAGAGAATTAACTTCAGCAACGGAACAACCATTACGTTCCCTGCAATTTCTTCGATGATGGCTGGGGATCTAAGAATCGCAGAGCGTGGTGAGTATCCAGAGGGCAAGCTACAGTTCGCAGGACAGATCACTGCATCGATTGGTAAGCATGGTATCAAGGTCTCCATGACCGAAGAGGCCATCAAGTACTCAATCATGGATATCTGGGCCATGAACTTGCGTGCCGCTGGACGCGCTCTTGCTAAGCACAAGGAACAACAGGTTGTTGATCAGATCTTTGGTCAGGGCCAAATCTACTTTGACAACAGCACCATCTCTGGTCGTAAGACCACAGGCCGCGATATGACAGGTGCCTTCAATGGTACCTTCACACAGGACGACCTGTTTGAGATGTGGGCTGACCTGGTCAAGGACGGCTTCGTTCCAGACACCATTATGATGCATCCTTTCGCGTGGCCTATCTTCGCACGCGATCCAGTTCTACGTAACCTTGCGTACATCAATGGTGGCGGACCTGTAATCAGCAATGGTTACCAGGGTAAGCCAGGCAGTGCTCCTTCTCAGTGGGATCTCGGTGGTCTTAACCAGCAGAGGAATCTGACAGAGCCAGCCAACCAGGCTACTACTTTCAGCCCTGTGCCAGGTACTTTCCCATTCGGCCAGATCCGTATGATCATCACTCCTTTCGTTAACTATGACACCACATCTAACTTCACGGATATCTGGATCTTCGATAGCCGCGATCTAGGTGTGATGGTTGTGGACGAGGACGTAATGACAGAAGAGTGGAAGGATCCAGAGCACGATATACGTAGCATTAAGCTGCGTGAACGTTATGCTCTCGCCAATGCCAACAACGGCAGAAGCATCCGTAGAGCTAAGAACGTTGTTGTTACTAAGTCTTACGACTTCAGTCTCAGCACCCTATCTGCTCAGATAACACTTGACACATCAGAAATCATAATTAGCTAAACTAATTAGAATAATCTGTTGTTGACGACAGGGCCATGTTTAGGATAGACTAATATCCTGGCGTGGCCCTAACCCTTTAATCCAGGAGATTAAAATGAATCCAAGCCTTGTAGGTAGGTCTTTGAACAGCACACTTGATATCTCAGACACCTTTAATCCTAATCTGCTTCGTGGGAAGATGGTTTCACTGAACCTTAAGTCATGTAAATGGTTTCTTCCACCATCCCAAGATCCCCGTCTAAGCCTTAACACAGAAGAGCCCTCTGTTAAAATCCCAGAGACTGCTTCTCCAGCCGATCTCGAATGCATCTATCTAAAGATGAAAGCAGGACATATTGTCCTGGGAGCTATCCCCGTCCCCGAGCATACCAAGGTCCAAGACGTGCTCCAGGCCCACTTAAACATGGTCAAGCAACAGTTCCCTGAACCGGTTGTGCTCGATCATATTAAGGCCATTGTTGGTGGAGTAAATCTCGATGGAGGTTATAGTAAGATCGAGATACTTGAGGCCCTATTGGAAGCCGAGGAAGTTAACCCTGTAACACGCAAGGGTGGCAGAAATAGGCCGAAGGTCATAAATCTTATTAGAGAGGCTATAACATACGTAGAAGAAGTCTATGGTGGCCACTCCAGAGTTAAGAGAGAAGACTTTGTACCATCAAACGATGGCTCCTCTCTGCGTGAATATCCCTCCGCAAAAGTCACAGGGCCCAAAGCAAGATCTTTCCTTGGCTTAAAAGAATAATCTTAAGCCAGACAAGGTAGTCCATGGGTGTTCCAACCATTGCATCCACCAGTCCATCGACTGGTGAGAACAGTGTTTACAAGAACAAGACTCTTACAGTAACGTTCTCAGAAACGTTACTGTCTTCTACGGTTAATGCGTCCACATTTATTCTTAAGAATCTGGACTCTAATCAAATTGTTCCCGTAGATGTCACGTTACTAGCGGGCAGCCTATCTGTCGCAGTAACACCTATTCGACACCTTATAGGATCAACCTCCTATAGATTAACAATTGTGGGTGCCAACACTGCGGTTGGCACCCCTGTAAAGTCAGCTACCTCTGATAGCCTTGCGACCACTCTACTAATAACATTCAGTACTGGAGATGAGATTGAGGTTGTCGCGCCTCAAAAGACAGAAATAGAGAAAGTCCAAGAAGGTGAAATAACCCTTCCAGAGAACTGGAATATTACAGTAGAGACCAGTTCGCTCGAGATTGTCGCCACAGATCCTGTTAATAGAGACTATGGAGTAGACCCAGGGCTAACAGAGATATCTGTTCTGTTTAGTGATGATCTATCTACCTCGTCTATTACAGACGAAACCTTCGTAGTGTCTATCGAACCATACTACGAAGAAGACGAACCGTACTTTGCGTATCCAGACACATCAGACGGATCCATGAACTTTAAGTGGCAAGAACCAACAGATACCTCTGATGTGCCACTGGATTTCTCAGATCTTACTGGAACACTTTCTTCTTCTGGAAAGGTAGCTGTCTGGACAGTAGACCCAGACAGAGACTTCCCAAGAAACACCAAAGTAAGATTAACCCTAACAACAGGTATAGAATCTGTTGGTGGCATAGCGTTAAGCGGTAACTATGAAGTGGTCTTCTATATTAAGCAATTTCCAAATGTAGTATCTGTTGATCGCATTAAAGATGAGTTTTATCCCTACAAACTCGCGGCGTGGACCGACGATATGATAGGTAAGACGATATATAAAAACACACTAGATGCACTCAACATAATGCGATATGTCTATGATTTCAGAGAAAGAAATCGCATCCTATCTGAATATGTAGTGGCCTCAACAATCGTGGATGTTTTTAAGGGTCTTCGTATAGAAGAGGATCTCCTTGCTGGTCAGTTCAAGAAACTAGGAGATCTAGTTGTAAGATACGACGTAGGTATGTCTGGGTCTCTACCTCCTAAAATGAAAGAGGCTATGAAGAAAGTAGAGGAACTCAAAGACATGTTAAGGGGTCGTTGGACCAAGGCGTCTATATCAACAGTTAAAGGAAGAGAACACCCAGAGCAAAAAACGATATGGAGAACAAGGCTTTGGCATCAAGATCTTGAATTTGCACTGGAAGGATATTACGCCGGATCTCAAGTGTCAGGAAACGACAGAAACCAAAGGGCAACAAAGGTCCCAGGGGCCTTAGACAGGTGGTAACCATGAAGAGACTCGTTTTAATAATAGCTATCCTTTTTTGCACCGGCTGCGCAACAAATGTTGGTCGTGCATTAAGTAGTGCCTTTCGGGGTACGCCAGAAGAGGTTGTAGCTGCGGTGCAATTTGTCGATCAGAAAATGGGCAGAGAGCTTCGTGAGAAGTACGACGCCGTAGAATCGTCAGATGTAACCAATCCGGATGGGTCTATTAACCATACCGCAGCCGAAAATAGATTTCGTGACATGGCCGACTACAACGCTGAGATAGAAAAATGGGAAGAGCTATCCCAGGGACTGGCAGATTATCTTGGTGTGTCGTTAGACGAGCCAAGTGACGCCTCAGAGAAGAGAGCAGACAAGAGACGTAGAGAACTGTGGAGTGGCCTTCTAAAGGGCGCCAAAGAGGTTATAGAGGGTCTGGAGGAATAAAATGATGACTCCCACAGAAGTGGCATATCTCAAAGGACAAGCTATGCTTGTCGTTACCAATAATCCCTCTGTAACACCCGAGACAATAGCAAATCATCTCGGTATAACTATTGACGTTGCAGAGATGCTAGTTAGACAACTAATAAAAGAGAAAAGACTCAAGATGAATCCCAAGGTCTAAGGAGTTTACATGTCAAAGATTAAACCTGGTTTTGTGTGGGACGCTTTGGGCCGTCGCTGGAAACCAGTTGACTACATGAACATGTCCTCAGATGAAATGCAAAGACGACGCGATGAAGCAGAGGACAGACTACTCGAGGTTGACTTTCAGGTCAGAGCCATATTGCCCGCAGCAGCTGCCCAGGCTCTATTGACAAAGGGATCCGAGGCCCTTATGGACACTCTGATTAAGCTAGCCAAGAAGGCGCCTGAGGCATTGCTTGGGGTTATATAAATGCCCAATAATCCATTGCCGCCACCTAAGATCAAGAAGCCAGACAATAAGATAGACGCCAACGAAGCCAAGCTCATTGGCGCTTTCTTTGTAACGGTCGGAAACGAACTTAATGATGCCAATGCAGAATTAAGAACAGATGTTCTTAAGAGAGCAGACTCTGGTGTGCCAATAGATTACTATTGGATAGACGGAGCCGAAGCAGAATACAAACTTGCCATAGAAGTTGGTACCAACACAGAAGGTGGTGGTAAGAAAAGAGAGTCTGAGGTTGTGTTAAAAGCACAGTACAAAAGGACTTCCGTCAACAACCAACACGCACCACATAACGTTCTTTTCGGTGTAATCTCCCCAGCGGAGAGACAAAGACAAAACATTATAACCACTCTAAATGACGCCTTCCCGGCAAGCCCAGCAAGCCCGACATCCCCGATTTTCCATCTTGGAGGATCCAGGTTTTGGGTAGTGGTTGGTGGAACAGAGTTCTACGTGGTAGAATTAGGACCACCTAATCATACAATAAAGATTAAAGATCTTAATGAAATGAAAGAGAATTTAAAAGGTATGTTCTTGTTCCTTGAAACCCAGCTCGCAGGCACTCACACAGGGAGTTAATCATGGCTAAAAACTTTAAAGACGCACTTGGTTCTGTAGGACCAGCACTCTACGAAATACTAGAGGCCATAGTGCAGACCAATGATCTTGCGGCCTCAGGCCAAATCAAGACATTCAAGGAACTCGTACAGCTATCCTTGAAGGCAAAAGAAGCTGGGGTTGACATGGACTTCTTCCTAACCCTGCTATCTTCTTTCAGGGTTGATCGTGCCGCTCTAGCTGGTGGAGAGATTGAAATGGCAGGTGCTGCTAGCACGGGACTAGAAACCCAAAAGGGTAACGCTCTGCATGTAGACTTCAATGCCGGAGGCTCTCTTGTTGGCTTTGAACTCGGCCTTAATGCTGGTTATCAACAGTCTGAGAGTAGAGCTAACTTCGAACGCTCTTCTCAGAACTTCAGGATACTTGCAAGGTGGCAAGTCGGCCCAGCCGAACTTGCCCCAGAGCTTATGGCCAAGATGGTAGACTTTATCTCTGCCTCAACACCGGGCGCCGCAGTACCACCATTACCAGCAGAATTCCAGAGTCCTACCCTAGAAATGCTGCGTGACATGCTACCTCTTCTATCAAAGGTTTTGGGAGTAGATGATACCCCCGCTGGACCAGGACAGTAATATCGGTTTGATCCCATGAAGATCTTATTGGTAATGTTCTTGTTTCTTTTGGCTGGTTGTGGGACGCTTACACAACCCATCCAGGAGACAGACAAGGTCCTTGAGCAGAGGCTTCTCCAGATAGAGGACGCCACCAAGCGTCTGAAATCAGAAGCTATTGCCGAAGCACGAGACGCAGCAGTCGATCTCGTGTCTAAGGCAACTAAGAAGCTCGAGGATACTGGAAAGGAGGTGATCTCTCACGCTGCTAGTGAGCTCGATTCCAAGCTTGAAAAACGCCTTGATCAAGTAGATGTCATTCTTGAAAAGAGAATAGATCAAACAATGGTTAAGGTTGAGGGCGTAGTTGATCGTCAAAAGAACGACGCCACCGAGATTGTGAGAATGCTCATGAGGGACGAAGTCCCTGTAATGATCGAATCCTCTGTGGTAAAGTCTGCCGATAAAATAGCTGAAAGATTTGGCGCGGTTAAGAAGACCACTATTGGATCCGACGGTGTTCCAATGGAGGTCTGGGCCCTCGGTGGCTCAGGCCTCCTAGGAACTTTAATGGGAGCTTTCCAGTTCTTTAGAAACTATCTCAATACAAGGGCTGGACAACAGCGCTGGTCAGAAAAAGAGATAGAAGAAAAAGTAGACAACCGTGTCTATAGGGCTGTCGTAGCAAGAGAAATAAATGGATCAATTAGCAATAGTGGTAGCTCTGATAATGGTTCCGGTTCTAGTTTTAGTTATACCTCTTCTTAATAAACTACTCCGTACCCATATAGCTGAAAAGCAACTTAGTATTCTCACAGAGAATATTCAGGTGCAAGTCAACTCGTTTATGGGTCAGGCTGCGCGTATGAAGGCCGAGAACAAGGAAACACAAAAGCTAACCAAAGAACAAAGAGATGGACTTGAAGAACATGCCATCAATATGGCCCTTGAATCAACCAAGAGTATCCTTGGGGAACAATTTGTTTCCCCAACATTCCAGGATCTTCAGGCAAGAATCGCTTGCGCTGTGGGGTTAGCCAAGATGCAATTTGCTAGTTCCGGTATGGCAGACATAGTGGCTCTCAAAGAGATACTGAAAAATGAAGACGAAGATGAAGACGAAGAATAGAGGCTACCATCACAGAGATAAATCTTCGAAGAGAATTGGTTAAGTGGTTCCTAAAAAGGGCCCACTGGGTAGTCGTACGTTCAAGTAGTCTGCAATTATCGGGCGTGGTTGATACAGAAACTGGTCAGGTATCCGTAATAAACACGGGATTAAATAGGGCAGATGGGAAACCCTATACAGACTTCCTTGTAAAGTCTGACCGTAGAAAAGTGGTCCCCGATATTTCACTGGACACACGTGTTGGTGACATGGCATCTGGATCAGACCACTTCTATTTCGAACATTTTATCCCCATCAAAGAGGGAGATATGATTCTCGAAATCGAACTACAAAGCACCGGAGATCCCGTGGTCCCCATTAGGATTAGAAAAGCCTACAAGGTTATTGATCCAGAAGATATGAGGGATGGCGCCGGTATAACACCGGGAAGAGTGGAATTTTTTCAATGCAAAGTTGAAATGATAAATGCCGGTTAGAATAACTCAATGCCCAACTTCATAAACCTAACAGGTCAACGATTTGGACGCCTGCTTGTCGTCCAAAGAGATGGCATCTATACTTCTCCCAAGGGGCACAAACTAATCTTGTGGAAGTGTATCTGTGATTGTGGCAACAATGTATCTGTCATAAGACCCAATCTTATGCGATGCAATACTAGTAGCTGTGGGTGTCTCAAGAAAGAATTGGGTGTAGTCAAAATGTCAGAAAGGAGAGGCGCACTTAACCCAAACTGGAAGGGTGGTAGGACAAAGACGCCCGATGGCTACGTCCTCGTCGCGGCGCGTAATCACCCCAGTGCCAAGAAGCCACATTATAAAGTTGCAGAACATAGACTTGTCATGGAGAAACATATCGGAAGATATTTATTAAAACATGAGAATGTTCACCATAAGAACGGTATCAAGGATGACAACAGAATAGAGAATCTAGAGCTCTGGTCCAGGTCCCAACCAACTGGTCAGCGTGTTGAGGATAAGCTTGCCTGGGCTTACGAGATCATAAAACTATATGAGCAGATAAATGCCGGATAATCCAAACTTTAACCGACGTCTCTCTGCCTCTATACCCACAAAACCGGGTAAAGAAGAGCGTCCCAGGCTTAAAGAGGTTATCGGCAGACCTATCTTCGACAAAAGATATATGTCCTGGAGGCTTGTTAATCCTAATCATAAACAGGCACATGATCCGGATCTAGACAGAGAAGGCCGCTGGCCACGCCAGCAGGCCGACTCGTCATGTAACCTTCTACAGCTATATGAGCATATTGAATACTACGCACTAGAGAGTCAAACAGAATATAACCATTTTGGCTCAAGTCGGGTCTTAATGATGCCCCACCAGGAGATCACACCACTACCTGGCTGGATGCTTTACGACAATGACACCAACGCTGTCTATACAGTAAAAGAAGTTTTAGTATCTCATGACCCACAGGGTCGTTCGGTATTTGATGGAAGAGTATTACTTTCTGAATCAGAGGGACCTGCAGAGGGACATAGGCTTTCCTGGATGGACCCCCTTGGGGAATTAGATGAGCAAATTAAGGTTATTCGCCTGATACACCAGGAAGAAATTAGACCACTCGTAGCCACCAGAAGACAAGAAGGTGATACGGCTGATGTTACCGGTAAGCCATTCTCTCCTATCATAGGTTATTCACTTATTAGGCGCGAGCCTGCATCTGTCTCAAATCATCCATTTGGGCCCGCAAGAGAGCTTAAACATAGACTCAGAATGGTGGTTAGAGACCCAGAATCTCCAGATTTAATTCAAAAAGTTTGGGGTCAGTGGTATGACTGTCTGATTGAATTTCACGTATATGCCCTTGGACCAAAGGTGGCAGATCGCATAGGAGTATGGTTAGAACACTTCTTTATGAGGTATAATCGTGTTCTCATGCAACTAGGTGTACAAAGAGTATTACCTTGGAGCATGCGTAGAGACAGTGAAGAGGCAAGAGCCATCCACGACTTGAGTGTACGCACAATTGAAATTTATTTCCGATTAGAAGACATACAAGTAGAGGTAGATGGTCAAATAAAGAGTTACAATATAAAGCTTAATGTATCACAGGACACAGACCCTGCCCCCTGGTTTACGTCGGAACCTGAACTACCCTGCTTTGTAACAGACACATCCGGACTTCCTTTGTTTGGTGACGCAGACATAGGAGATGACTACTAATGGAGACAGAATAACATGACTACGCCTTCCGCAAACTACTCTCTTCCTGGCGTAACAGTTAGTATAGGTGACTTTGGTCTTAGGATCAGTGCACCACTACCTGGACCTAAGCTTACTCTTATCGGCGCCACAACAAGCACACTTGGTGGCTCCGTTGATCTAAATGAGCCTTATCTTATTCAATCCTTCCCTACCGCCATAGTCGCTCTCAAGAACGCAGACGGGACAGACTCTGAGCTATCCCTGGCGGTAGAGAAGGCTGTTGAGGCCGGAGCGGATCACGTTGAGATTGTTATTTGCTCAGACTCCAGCTCGTATACAAACGAGAATGCGCGTTGGGACTCGCTCAAGGCGAGTCTTACAAGCCTTAAGCATCACCCATTAGACTGGGTAATCTCAGATAATGCTTGGTTCGATGCAACCGGTCTTACCGGTACTGGTCCAGATGGAGAGGCGCGTACCGACTACCGTAGGATGTTTGGGGACTTCTGCCATCGTGCAACCGCAATAGGAAACACCGTCCGCGCAGTTGTTGGTATGAAGCCACTTCTAAAGGTTGCTCTTGACGAGACTTGGTCTGTGGCACCAACCTCACAGAACCAGGTTGACTTTGATTACCCAACTCTCTCGCAGGTCAACGAATATGAATACCACGTTCGTGGAGAGAATGGTGTTCTTGAGAACCACAGCGCCGAGACCACTCTAACAGGACACGTACAAGGTTCTGTTGAGGCTTCTCCTGGTGTGATTCACCCAGCCTATGATGGCTGGGCCAAGGACGACGATGGCTCCCAGGCCTACGACCATCTTGGTAATAAGGTTGATGGTGGTAGGGCAATCACTATCTTCGGTGGTATCTGTCGCCAGGCACTATCTAGCACACGTACCAGAGCTGCACAACAGGGCTACGGTGGTGAGACAAGCCAGAATACTAATGGAGCCGTAGCTTTCGCTGCTGCTCTTACTAAGCTTCAGCCTGGAGAGTCTATTACCAACAAGACCATACCTTCTATTCTCCCAGCCAGAAGCATTCCTGCTTCGCTGGCCACAGCTCTCCTAAACGCAAGAATTTGCACCATGGTAAACAGGACAAATGGTTTCGTGGTATCCAAGGGTATCACTGCGGCGCACAACGCTGGACCATACACTAAGTCTGACTTTACCAACATCTCAACCTACGATGTTGTTATCCTTGCTGTTGACATCTCTAAGGCCAGAGTCGAGAAGTATATTGGTAAGCAGTCAGCACCAGAGATAATCAACGCTATGCAAAACGAACTTGACCAGGGTCTACACACCCTGATTCAGGCCGGCTTAGCATCAAGAGTAACAGCCTCAATCATTCAAACAAGGGATCAACAGATCCTAGGAGATCTTGATATCGAACTCGATATCGTTCCTTACGGCGAGATCAGTACAATCAACTTCAGGGCCCTGCTACACAGAGAGTAATCCCTAAAGGGGAAAATTAACTATGCCTAATGCAACCTTTTCACAAACCTTCAACTCTTTTTGCGGGGTTGACATGTTGGTTACCTTTGGTAACCAGGTCATTGGAGAGATCCAGGGACTTTCCTACACTATCACAAGAGAGAAGGCACCGCTCTACACCATGGGCAGTGCTAACCCCCGTTCGTTCAGTAGAGGCAAGAGAGGTATAGCGGGATCACTTATCTTCCTTGTATTCGATCGCTCGGCTATTCTCGAGACCCTTGGTAACCAAGAGAGCTCTAAGTATGTCGGTAATGAGTATGAGGTACGACCAGATTATGACCCTCAGCGTATTACCTCGACAAATACAGCGTCTCAGCTAGGTGCAAGCAGCGTAGGCACACCAACCAGGATAGGCGGCGTAGGTCTCAATGAGATAGGCGCCTCAAAGGTTCTGGCTAAGCCACAGTACCATGATCAGATTCTGCCATTCAACGTGTCTATCACCGCGGCCAATGAATATGGCCACGTGGCCAGCATGCACATCCTTGGTATTGAAATCATGAATTGCGGGAGTGGAATGTCCGTTGATGACATCACCGTTGATGAGTCCTGCACATTCGTATGCACCGATGTCATTGCCTGGGGCAACCAGAAGTTCATTCGTGGTGGCATTCAGGACGTATCTCGCAGAAGCGAAAGTCCTAAGGCTGGCGGAGGCCTGATCTAATCTAGTATATTGCATTATAGAAATCTTCGGCGACAATAAGGCGGTCTCTTAAAAGGGGGCCGCCTTATGTCTGCCAACTTCTTACTCAATCCCAATAACGATCCGAGAGATCGTTTCCTCTATCGCCTAGGATTACTCACTGGCAAGAGCCAGCTTGGGACTAACTCTAGATTTGAGTCATTGAACTGGGACAAGATTGTTAATAGACCTAGTTTCAATCCCCTGGATCCTCAATCTAAGATCCTAGTAAGAGATGATACTGTAGGAGAAGATCCTTATTTCAACTCCTATTCTGGCACCGATGTATCCATTTATCTTTTGTTTGATGATGGCGATACAAACCAGGGTATAAGAAACTTCAGACCATTCAGGGAAATTCAGACTCTGTCTGTGTCATCCGCAAGATCAGTACATCCTGTACGTAGGCTGGGTGAGAGTCATGTCACTGAATACACAAGAGGAGCCAGGACCATAGCTGGCTCTATGGTCTGTGTGTCAGGTGACAGAGACCCCTTGGCCAAGATAGCCGCAAAGTCTCTAAGAGAGAAGTCCAGTGATGTTCCATTCTTTACTGATGAGTTGCCAGCATTCAATATCCTTATTATGGCTTCTGATGAATATGGGAATGTTTCTCATGCAGCTCTAACAGATTTGACTATCACCAACTTCGGTCAAACCTTTTCTGCAGACGACCTTTACTTAGAAAACACCTATACCTATGTAGCAAGATACTACCATCCATTGCTTCCCGATCCAAGTGTACTTAATCATCTTCCACAGAGATATGGTCCACGCAATAGGGCGTCCAAAGTATTTATTAACGGCTGGGGCACAACCGGTGGAAGTGGAGATATAAAGAATTTTGTTAACGAGAGTAACATTTCCAATCTGGCCAGTGAACAGTTCGATGTCTCCATAGATCTGGATGCCGAAGACAGAGCCGTATCGAGAGAATGGTTGTTACGTCAAACTCTACTTAACCAAGCTGCGGGAACAGGTTCTTAAATGTACGGTAACTATATTACTCCAAGTCAGAGTGCCATTTACATAGGTGAATACCATGTCGATGACTGTTACAGTATAGAGTGGAACTATAGAGATAATCGGAACCCTTTATATAGTTATTTCAACGACGAAGTGGTATCCACTTCTTTAGGTAAGAAGATAGTTGTTGGTTCCTTATCTATTAACTATAGATATCCTGGGTATCTACCGTGGGCCATTAAAGAAGCAAGAAGTATAAGTCTTAGTGGATCCATAGATGTTAAACAAATTCATCAAGATGGTAGAAACTTTGTTGATACCTATTTAACAGAGATGAAGAATGGTACAGCTGCAGAGCGCATGAAGCTTCTACTCGCAGCGGCTATTGTTGGACCCAAGGCACTCAACAGAATGTCTGCCCTTGCCTACCTAAGTCAACAAGGCCTATCTTTGGGCCTAAGAGGGGTAGATAGTCAACAAGAGTTCCCTGATGTATTTGACATACAAAATCCAGATCTAGATGTAGTTCCTGTTGACATTTGGACACATTTCGGCGACATTGACGAGACGCACGTTGCGGAGAAAATAGAAGGCGCTGTATTTATCGGAGAGTCTCGACAAGTACAAGCAGGAGCATCGGCCTCTGGTGGACTGTCTGCCAGTGGCATAAACCTACTTGAAGTTTACTCTTTTTGGGCCAAAAAGGTAACCAAGTTTAGATTCGAAGGAGGAACGCTAGATAAGCGTTCATAAGGAGAGACATGGATATCAAAGACATTGTGGCAGCAGCTATTCAGGAAGCAAAGAAGCCCGACGAGGACTTTACCTCAGAAGCCACACCTAGCACTGTTGTTATGGAGTCTGATCCTAAGCCTAGTATCGAAGCCTATGTTCAGGACAAGGTTACATCAAGCCCTGGCGAACTAATCGTAGTCACAGAGCATTTTGGTGAGAACACTGTGGTACCTGGATTCGAATCTTTTACCATAGGCTTAGCTCAGGTTTATGGACTTAAGTGGGGTGCTCTGGGAAGCTATCTCGAGTGGAAAGACAAGGCCTACCAGGCTCACCTTGTGCCAACTAGCGTTGGGGTCCACGTTGTCCGAGGCTTTAGCAGGAGAGAATGGTCCAGCTTGCAGAAGAAGATCCTTGAGCACACCAAGGATCGTATCACAAAGCACACAGAAGAGTCTTCGGATGCACGCTGGGCCGAGACCGAGATCCAGATGCACACAGAAGAGATGATTGTTGTAGCTGGTTCCTGCGATCCCAAATACACCATGGAGACAATACGCCAGGTTCCTACTGGTATAGTTAGTCATCTTGCTAACTGTGTCATGGTGGCTTCTGGTCATGAGACCAACCCATTGCCACCACTTGCACTAAAATAATCTCTGTGCAGTTCCCAGAAGAGCTTAAGGAACAGATTTCAAAATGGAGACGCATGGGGTACGAGCCCCATAGCGTCTCCATATCTAATTTGTCCAAGGAAACAATTGTTGTATTTAGAACCCTAACAAAAAGAGAATACGATGAACTAACCAGAAGCCCTCTCCACAATCCTCCTGAGGAATCTCGTTTTTTGGGCTCTCTGTACAATACTCAATTCCAAGAGATCATAGAGCTTGCTCTCCTGTGGCCAAGACCATTACCGGATGACTTACCCGCAGCGGCAGACAAGTTGATAGCAGAGGCTATCATAGATGCCTCTGCTTGGATCAGTACAGAGAAACTTACCACGGGGTTAAATGAGGCCAGAGAAAAGGCAAGCAGTCTTGAGGGATTTCTTAGAAGCAGAGTCTTTGCGGCTTTCCCTACGATGTCCGTAGACGAAGTTAATGATCTCAGATTTACACAACTTATAGATCTTGTAGCAAGCTCAGAAATTATCACCGGCTTCCCTGTAGATCTTCAACCATGGTTAGATCCAGATGGTTATAGAAGTAAGATAGATAGACAGGAAAGAATGGGTAGAAGAATTCAACAGGAAAGAGAGGCGGGTATGAATGTTGATCCAAGAATGAAAGACCCCGCCTTCAGAAGAAAACTTATTGAACAAGCACAAGAATCCCGAGAAAGGCTCCATGCTCGACCAACTAACGAAACAATAGATCTTAATAAGATGGCAGAGCAGTTGACAAAAGCAAAGAATGCCTAATTTTGAACCACGTGGTAACACTAATTACAGGAGAGAAGAAGATCTCTTCACTTCCAGGATTCTCAACAAGAGATCTGAGGATCAACGTTTCCCAGGACAGACTGCTAGGGAGGACTCTGAAGCCGAACTAGTAAGGCAAGAGATCAGAGACAAAACACCAGACCTGCAGCGTATCGCTAAGATGGTTGTGGTTGCTGGTGGTGCCGCAGCTGTTGGTAAGGCAATCGGTCGTAAGAATATGATAGGCATGATGTCATGGGTAAGTACCCATGGATATTCAGCCAATAAAAGAGTATTTCAGCCGATCAGACACCTTGTAGACGACATGGTACTTGGGCAGGGCCCAGCAGCAAGATCTATATCACGAAGATATCTTGGGGCTAGCACCTCTGGTGCGCCCAGCAGACTTGATCCAGATCTCTCAATGGAGCTCGAGCGCATGTACTCCAAGTACAGCGCTAATGGACCGGATTCTATTACATGGCTCCATGGACCAAACAGAACCGGTGTTGACTATCATCGTCAGTATCTGTCTGCCCGCTTCTCTGGAAGAACTGCCCCTGATGGACTTCAACACTTAACAGTCGGGGACGTTTTAGGCAGTTCCAATATTAGAGATAGATTCTCTAGTAACTCCATAAAGGTTCTACAGCAAGCCAGAAGACACGGCGTCATTCATGACGCAATGTCCGTCTCTTCTTCTAATACCTTTGGTCTGTTTAAGAATAGCACAGGAAACATTCTTGACTCCCAGGCTTTCTCACCGTTACGCGTCTTCGATGCAGCCCACTCGGCACTTCGACAGTTCACCATACCGTTCTTTGAGTTAAGACCAGCCGATCTTATCTTTGGTGCCATAAGGCCAATGCTTGTGCCATCAAGGCACACCACTATTGGTGGTGGACAAAGACTCCCTAATGGATCAGTAACAGGAAGAGGTCTTAACTTCAGCATGGGAGACACAATATTCTCCCAGGTACCAGGACTAAATAGATTCACTGCGGTCGCCAGAGGTGTCAAGACCTACGATATCTCAGGAGAGGGTTCACACTTCTATGGTCGTGCTGTTGCTATTAAGCAAGGTCGCATAGCCTCAGAGATGAACAGGAACCTACAAGGGAACTTTGTTCCCCGTAATACCCAGCCGATCAAACACTTTTGGCAAAGAGTTCAAGAGACCATAGGTGTAGGACCAGAGTTCGCCACCAACAGGAGCATCTTTGGACTCATCAAGGATGCAGCCCAAAGACACTCAATAGACAGAGGCAACTCAGGAGGAGCCTTCTTACCTAACCGCTTCATGCCCCGTCATGCCACCATGACAAGAAGACAGGTTATCCAGGCTCAGTCTGCTTTTAATCAGGGACTATTACCAAATCAGGCTCTCTATTCCAACGCACAAGAGTATCTCGATGAGGCTATACCTAGTCCAGCTGGTCCAGTGCCCCTGTATGAAAGAATAAAGGCAAAGTTATTTGATAACTCTAGATCCGGATCCTATTATTCAAGATTACCTTCCGCAGGATTCCCGGGAGAAAAAATAGGAGAGGTACCTAATCCCCGCACCCCCAAGCAGGGTTACACTCTCGTGGCTCCTGGAGCGGTGCCAATAGTAGGCCCTGGTGGAGTCCCAGCTTCAACCGTCCCCGCCACAGGCGTAGTAGACAGTCCTGGATTCATGAACAGCGCCAACCTGTTCCTGCACCACGGTGTTGAGCGCCTAAACCAACTCATAGGTACAACAACAGGGTTTGGCATTAGGCCTAGTAGTGGAACCTATGGCTGGATAGGAAGCCTGGCCAAGGTTTACGGAGGAGCCTTTCTTGCGAAGATGGGTCTCGAGTATGCAAAATACTCTGACTATATTGCCGGAGAAGCCCTAGACTTCGTCCCCGGTTTAGATAATACAACGCCATCCGAGTATGCCGTTAGAGCCTATTCTGGGTCCATGGTTCTCAGACAGAAACTTAGAGAACAAGCGGGCATTCAGCAGTTAGCGGCCTATTCAGAAAGCTTAATGCCCGGTAGTATGAATCTCCCTGGCATGACAATGGCCCGCACAGCGGGCCCAGTGGCCTTGGGAGCTCTCCTTAGTGGTAGGAGAGGGGCAATGCTTGGGAGCGCAGTCAGCGCGATAATAGGAGGTTTAGACCCAGATATCAAATCCCAAGAGCTTGCCGACATTTATTCGGGCAGGAAAAAGATACCCGTTATGAAGAGTCGAGGCTGGATGATGGGTCTCCAGCCATTTGGGGGTGATGAAATAGATTATTATCGACCCCATTGGGCGGCAAGGTATCTTTCAAACTATAGATATACAGACACACAGTATGGTTCCAAGGCTGAGTACTTTGGATTTGAGAGTTCAGCACCAACCCCACATAACTTATTCGGTATCTTAAAGCTGGCTAATCCAGACTACTATGCCGAGAAACATTATTACAACAGGCCTTATCCTTTCTCTACAACAGGAGAGAGGATGCACGAGGGTGAGGAGTTTGTACCACCTCCGTCACCAGGCGCCTATTGGGCCCAGGCTCTTGGTTACTCTCCCACACCGGGGACCTATACCACAGGAGTAAACCCCAACTCGAGCTCAGGTCTACTTAGAAGAGGGATGGATCAAATTACCCAGTTGGGTGGCTTCTATAAATTCGCAGCTCAGCAAATTCCTTTCTACGACGATCTATTTGGTGGCAAGGCTGAGTTGATGTACGCTGCGCAAGCAGGCACCATCACAAGCGCATCAAGAGAATTCTATGATGAGTCTGTGGGCGGTTTATTCGGTATGACCGAATTACTCCGCAGATTCATGTCTCCAGATAAAGGCAGACAGGGTATTAACATGCTGCCCAATACCATGCCAACATGGTTGCCAGGTATGCGATCTGAATACCCAAATGATCAAGACTACTTTACAGACTTCACCACAGGAGACCCTTACGCAAGGATATCCAGTGGAGAGTCTCGTCTGCCAGGTCCCGGTTACGAAGCTTTAGCAGAACTCCACTCCAAGACCCCCGGTGTCTACGACGCCTACGATAGGTATAAGATCCTAGCGGACGTGGCTCCTTACTCTGAGGCCTTTAAAAACTATAGGACAATTGTTCAATCATGGGCTCTTGCCGGTGTGCTAGATAAAACATCAATGCAAGATTTCCTACAAACAGAAGGAGAAGTTCGAAGCATTCTTGATGGACCAGAGTTTACACCCAGAAGATTCTCTGGGGTGCGCTCTGGTACACCAGAACAGCTAGCTGAAGTTAACAAGTTCAGCATACCAGAACAATATGTCGGAGCTGCCTGGGAACATCTTACACATGACATAGTGCCCAACATAGGAAGAACAGTCCCTGTACTGGGTACTATATTTGATCGTAAGCTTATGGGCCAAAGATCTGCTTATGAAAGTTACCTTGAAGACCAGGTCTATGGTACAGATTTCCATGATTGGAGAAAGCCATATGAGAGTATGGTGGAACCTAGACTGCAGAATCTTGCTGCATCCAACCCCATCACCGCTACAGCCGGTGGTCTTGGGTTAGGCTTGGCATTTGGTGCCACCCCACTGGGCGCCGCTGTTGGAGCAGTAGGAGGACTAACCCTTGGTATAAGCAGCACCGCTAGAATGATTAGCACTGGTCAAGTAAGGGGTGGTTGGAAACCAGACTCTTTTGATCAGCAGAATGAACTTGAATCTTATTTTGATTCACTAGAATACAAAAGAGCAGAAATTAACATGAGACGTTCTGAGGAAATAGGAAGGGAAGATCTTGCAAATAGATTCAAATTCCAGATGGGTAGAACAAGTGTTGGTACAAACTACCAGGCAGACGATATAGCGTTTATGAATGCTGCTAAGTTTAGACTTGGTTCACCTATGAAGAAGTATGCTTGGCAGTTTCTTCAGGCTCCGGAAAGTAGCAGAGCAGCCTTGATGTCGGTGTCTCCAGATATGGCGCAGCCATTACTAAGTAGTGCGTGGTCAAGACAGGGTGATAAAAGATTCCAAAGATACCCATCCAATAATGTCGAACAAAGATCAGCAGACATTATTGCCAATTACGGTATGCCGCCTTCCGATTGGGCAGGATGGAGTCCTGATATACCAATGAAGTCCATTAAAATAAAAACACTAGATAGTTATTTTAATGAGGCCTATGATATGCACCGCTACAATCTATGGGAAGCTGACCGTAGAACATTTGATAGGAATAGTCCAGGACTAGCAAGTGCATTCTAATGATACATAGCGCACAAGAATACCTAAGACAGTTCCAGGCAGGCAACGTCCCCAGGGCAATGTCTGGCTTAGCTAGTTCGTTGGTATCAATGCACATGGGAGAAATCCAGCTAAGAACCGGTTCATCCTTTGGGATAGGTTTTGGCAGAGGCAATCCCTGGGCAGATCTTCCCACCCCCATGGCTGGGAGAATGGTCAGATTTGGTACTCAGCCACAAGTCTTTATGGGTGGCCTTGTCAATCTTGCGACAAAGCCAGAAGAGAATCTTAGGTTCTCACCTATGGATCCCTGGGGTAATCTCCAGGATATAGTTACCTCAACTCTCGGTAAAGGAGTTGACTCTAGTAGAGTTGGACTTAGTCTTCGTCCTCAGCTTGGGCTCTGGGCAGCTCGTCACCTGCAGGATCTTAATGCCTCTGGAGGAGGCATTAATATAGGAATGGTGCCTACGGCATCAAGACGTAGAAAACTCTTCTTCAATGATAGTGGATTCAGAGCAAGAGCCCTAGCGGACGCCAGTAGGAATTTCATGAATGCCGTTCTTGGCAATCATGAGAATACACACAGAAACTATTTAACAGACTCGCTTAATACATACAGAAGATTCTACCTGGATGAGGTCTCTAAAGTACTACGTCAGGTATCTCCCGATTCGGGTGCTCATCTTAATATCCATGGTATTAAGGATGCCTCGTTCCAGCTCATAAGAAGATTCCAGGGTGGTAACTGGATTCAAGATACTGAGATGTTGGTTAACACGGGTAGCCCACATCAATATCGTCCCTTTGGCAATATAAGTGATCAGGTATCCGGTGACCAGCATATAAATCAATTTATAGCCATCTCATCTAATAAAGGCATTAAAGGCAGAAGACACTTCAGTGAGGGCAAATTCCACCCACTTGTCACTGGCTCATCATATGGTGACGATCTTACCTTAATGGCCAAGGGTCTGGGCAAAAAGATGGGGACCTTTGGTACCCAGGTAAGCGCGGATGTCGGATATCTATATGGAGGAATGGCGGAACTATTCGCATCCAGAGCTTTCGGAGATTCAGGATCTCTTATAACAAGTACCAGGATGATGCATGCCTCTGGCTTATCCAGTCTTGATTACAAACTAAAGGTCTCTGGTCCCGTGGGTATGTTTGGTCTACCCTCACCAACTACCACTCTTGATCCTACTGTTATGTCGCTACCTGGGGTAAGTGACTTCCTTGCTTCTAATGAGCAAAGGTATCTACAGTTTGATAATCCAATGGATATCAACAGAAGGATATTGGCCACATACAAGAGTGGTAAAAAGATAACGGCTATCAATAAGGCAGACAAGATCCTTGGTATTCAAAAGACAGCCGAGGGCATTAGACTTCTAATGCAAAGAGATAGGCCTGTTCATAAGACTGGAAGACCAGTATTAATAGGGGGTGTTAGAGCGACTCTTGGTGTTGGCCCAGGAATGGGTATTGATATTCTTACGCAAGGAATGAAGTCATCCGACCCCGCAGTTGTCCGTGAACGATGGGCTGCCCATTACGCATCAAAGGTATTCGGGCTACGTGGGTTGAGTAGAAACCAGAGATCACAGGCTCTCCTGGAATTTGGTTCCTTCTCCGGTCTTGGTTCTGGAACCTACGGTAAAGGCAGAATATATCTCCATACAAATTCAAATTGGATGCAGGGAAGCTTTGCAAATCCAACTGAGTTTATGTCCCATGGCTTTAGAGAAAAGCTAGCTACCCATCTAAACACTAAACTTGGTCTAACTGGAGGTACTAGTTTTACAGCAGATCTTCTTTCACCTGTCAGCAGAAAACTAGGTAGAAGAAAGCTCATTAACATTCTCATGCATGGCGGCAGAATGAGTGAGGCCTCAGCCTCATCCGCTTATTCTTCTATCAGAACCCAGGCTAGAAAGAGAGCAATTAAGGAAGCCACTTCACAAGGTCTAACGGGGAAGGATCTGAGGGACTATGTCAATAACTCTGTTTCACTCTCTTACCAGATCATGGAAGGACAAGGAGTTAAGTTCCGTGCAACCAACGTTGATGCCGAGAAGTTCCGTGTCAGAGTACTCGAGGCCAAGACCCTAAGATCTAAGCTTATTGATTACTCTGGAGCAGGAGATGACTTTGCCAAGAAAGCTGCCGGCATCATAGGTGGCAACATAGAAGATATACAGAGATACGTTAAGTTCGCACAGGGGGCCCAGGTTGCTCCTCTTATGGGAACTGAGGCCGTAGAACTTATTGCAAGAGAATCAAAGGGCAAGATCAATATCCTTAAGCTATCTGATATAGCTAACCAAGGTTTATTCGATGAGATAAATACCAGTCTGCAGAACACAGGGAGTATGTCTCCAGAACTAGCAGACAGGCTATACAAAAACTTCGGCATGGAGAAAGGAACCTTCGGATCCTTTATTGATCTCAGGGGTAGTCATCTCCAGGGTATGGAAATATTCTCTGGCGCCAGGGATCTTTCTTCTAAGGATGCTGCCACAGCTGCCTCAGACTTCCTATTCTTACACAACATAAGGAGAGTCGCACCCGGTATAGATAAGAGCTCAACCACCGGCAACATTGCCGACATGTCAATCATACCAAGAAGACCTGTCGTAGCAGGACTGGATCCACACAAGAATAAAGCTCTGGGTTCCATAGCCAATACATTCAATGTTTACTTTGATCTCTTAAATCCATACGCCGGTAGAGGCGCCATGGAAGAGCGCATGTGGCTTATGAATGCTTCTGTCAGAGAGATGATGACAGGAAGCAAAGGATTAATATCACACAAGGCAATGACAGGATTCGTTGGAGGTCGCTATACAGCACAGGCACTTGGAACAGTAACAGATGACCTTGCCGTTGGCCTAACCGAGAAGGGTATTAAGAGAGCATTCGGTAGAAAACAAGGCAGCCTTGGTCAACAAATGATTGATCAATTGAGGACCGGTAAGGATGTATTTGCTTTCTACAAGAGAGATCCTGTTCAATCTGCGCAGCAGATTGTGCCCGTTCGTCTACATCTTATTGAGAAACAAAAGATGGAAGCAGAAACCATGTGGGTTTCTAGACTCCTAGCTGGTGTTTCCCAGGCAGACTTTGACTCTGACAAGATGAACCTCTTCCTAATGTCACAGGGGAAGAATGCCGCTGGCCAACACACTATGCCATTCCTAGAGCAACAGACACTTGTCCGTGGCATGTATGAACAAACTCTGGAACAAGCCAAGCCATTTGCAAGCATGCTTGATCAGCAAATGTTAGCCGGAGATGAGACCGCCCGAAGACTAATGAGGCTTGCCGGTGGCTCACCTTTAACCGCAATAGGGATAGCTCAAAGCATGGCTGGTGGCAGTGAACCAGGTTCTAAGTGGGATGATGTTGTAAGACCACTTGAGGCTACAAGGAAGACTTTGTTGAGTATAGGATATAAAGAGAGTGAAATAGACACTGCTCTAATGTCAGCCTACGGAGGATTCCAGCGCCGGATCCAAGGAGGGGGCGGGGTAGGTACAATGCACTCCTTTGCGACCAGGCAACAGGCTGTCCTAAATGCGCTAACCGATGACTCCACAAACCCCTTCTCTATGCCAAGAGACAAGATATTATCCAAAGCAAGGGAACTTGGTATTGATAATTTAACAGCATCCAAGAACGCAGACTATATTCGTTTCATCTATGGGTTCCTAAAGAAGGGAACCAAAGCCACAGAAGCTACTCTCAGAAGCATCTCTGCTCTTAGCATAGCCCCTCAACTATCTCCGGATAGCCAGGCGTACAGGTTATTAACAACAGAACTGGCCAGCAATATTAAAGAGATGAGCTCTGGTGTGTCTGGTTCTAAGCGTGCTTTCTATACATTCGCTGAACAGGGTGCTCTTCAAGCAGCCAAGAATGCGGCTGGCCTTGGCCTAAGTGAAATTGAGGACGATCGTTTCTACCAGGACATGGCTCATAAGCTTATGAACGTGTCCAGACTAGAGCGCTATGCAAGTAAGCACGGATTGAATGCGGCCTCCAGGATGGGCACAACAAGAAATCCAAAGGACTTCTTGCATCAACTATTCTCTGAGTTCATGGGTAACGCGGGTGAGTCTGTGTTGCCAGGTACATCTAGTGCCGGTTCTGTCCTTAATGCTTCTATGATGGAGAAGGGCTACGTTGCTGGTTCTATAAACCCCGGCAATATCAACCAAACCATAGCAGATGCCGCACATGGAGTAGGTCAATCAATAGATAAAGCAACGGACCTTGCCGGGGACTTTGGTAAGACCAAGGCGTGGGGCGCGATGAAGTTGGCTGGTCTAACCATAGGAGCTTTTGCTCTTATTGATGCCATTACATCAAAGAATAAAGCTACACCACCCGCTCCATATATTGAATCAGGAAGCTCTCAGTCCCCTATGCCACCCTCGCCACAAGTGGCATTTCCTAGTGATGGAGCAAGACCAAGCGCTCTTGCGCCAAGAGTTAATACGGCTAGAATAAATAGAGTACAGGGTCAGCGTCGTCATTTTGGCGGCGAGGATCAGGTATTTATGCCAGCCCCATATGATGTAATGGATGGATTTAGGAGTCAATCTCTTGGTGGATCCAGACTAGGAGACCTCCCTAATCTTATGCCAACACTTGGATCAGCAGAAGACAGTGAGTTTTAATGCCACAAAAAGACGCTCTAACATTACTCAAGAAACTTAAGGTACCTACTTTTCTTGATCCTCCCGCTTCTCCAACGAAGTTTGTAGATAGCTTTGCAGACTTCTTTGTGTCTATTGAATATACTGATAGTGAGTATTCTTCTTTTGTTACTACTCTTCTGCAATCGGTGAATGATGCAGACGTTTCGGAATACCCGACAGATGAGGAAAAGGAAGACGCCTTAGAGGGGATAAGCGACTCTCTACACGACATGTTGATCACTCTACAAGAGAAGAGAAGCAGAAAGAATCGCTTCTTCAATCTCCCATCTCGTAGAGATATCATAAAAGAAGCCAGTGTTAGTCAAAGGTCAACAGACATAGCTGTGGACGAATCGTTAGAGAGACGATTCAAAGATGCCCACACTATGATAGGCCCAATAGCTCTTGACCCAGAGATACCTGTTGTTGAGGTTGAGATAACAGAAAACTACTCAGCACAGACAACGCGTACTCTGAGAAGTAATACCGATCCGGTATTCAAATCTCACAAGAGCGATATCATGATGGCTATCACTATTGAGGTGCCATCTAATAGAATTAACGACAGAGGACCTGGCAAACCAGGTTTGTTGACCCTACTCGCCACACTCAAGGCCTTCCCTGTGTGTGAGATTGTTAGCTCTGCTATTACTCCTGTCTTCCTTAATTCTATTCTTGCGCCAGAACTATTCGAGAATCTACGTCAACAAGTTGCAGAAGAGATAAAGCTCAAGACAGGAGCAAGTCAGAAAAGACAATCTGAGCAGATCCAAACACTAAAGAGCGATAGCTTCGGAACCAACCTAGATAACTTTAAAAAGTTTATAGGCAATCTAAATCCCGTTATTGATTACATGATCCGAGACGAGGAAAACTCTAAAGAGAACCTGGAGAAACAGGACCCGGTATTTTCTTCTGTATCAAAACTTAGGAATGTAAAAGGATCGCTAACCGTACCCTGCGCCTACACAGGATGTATAGTCAAGACATCTCCCGGTAAGACAAACCAGCTTTCTGTAAAACTATTCTTTAGAAGATTTAACGATAAGATCTGGAACCCCTACGGCAAGATTATCTATCGAGATGTCAATGGTAAACCAACACCCAACGTAACAGAGTGTCCGTGGATTGAGCGCATAGCGCTCATGATGTTTACCAATAACGTAGATAATCCAACCAACTTCATGGAGCCATATAGACACAGACTATCGGAAGAAGAGTCTGGAATGACTTTCGAGTGGGTGCAACCCACACAAGAAAGCAACTCCAAGTTTACCCCGCATGGTAAAGACTGGGTTATACAAGATATAGAAGCCCGCTCTTTCATGAAGACAGCACAGCTTCCTCTCCTTGGTTCACCTTATCCCACTGTTCAATACATGGGTATTGACAATGTGCACGCTAGAGTTTCTGTTGTTGTTAAGAGTGGTGTTGAGCTTGCACGCTTTCATGAAATGAAAGCGTCTCTCGATAGACTGAACTATGAAGCAGGACCCAATTCATTAAGACATCACTACGTTAGAATAAAAAACAATCTCTTAAACTTCCTGGGCGCCAGAGACTTCGTCATCACCGGTATCACAACACATAGACAATCAGAAGAAGAAGTCTGGAACGTTGAGTTTGAATTACTGGAGTCAAGTGTTTCGGCCAATGAGGCGGAAGCTATTGTTATTAAGGATAATGCATTTAAAGAAAAGGCAGATATCAAAAAGATTTGGGACCATATCTTTAACCTTCTTTCCGAACAGACTACATTCCCATGGGAAGCTGTGTCTAACCAGGAGAAAGAAGATCTCACCTCTCCCACCTCAGCCTTTGTGTCAAGATTCTTTACAGGTTATAAGGACTTCCCCAAAGACGCCAACAACATCAAGCCATATGAACTAGACTCAGAAGCTCAGATGGCATGGAGACTTGTATTTGAGAGAGCGGGAGACAGAGGATCAGGATCTATCCTGCAGCCCAATATCATGGCTGCCGCTTGGTATTCGTTGGCAATGAAGTCCAGAGCAAAGGAAGATAGTAAGAGTGGATTCTTCCCGTGGAACACGGGGTTCAGAAATGAACCTCGCATAGCGGCTGTGATGGAAGGTAGACAGTTCGAGCAATCAACCTCAGATAATCTATTGTCTTTATTCAGCTCTGGTAGACAGACAGACATTAATAGAGGCGACAAGGGTTTCTTTACCAGCTGGGCCATGGTTGCCAATGCTGGTATGGGTCATAGAACCGAACACTTCTTTATCACCGGTAAGTATAATCCCGCAAGTATCTTTGAATTCTCTCCACTTTCAGGAGCTCCAGGAAACAGGATAAGAGAAACATCAGAAGATCAGATATATGAAACCTGGCCCAATCTTACTAACGCAGAGCGCAGAGCGCAGAAACAGGCTGCTGACTGGTTAAGTAAAGGTCAATATGACTCAGACTCAGATACCTTTGCAGAAACTCTGGATTGGTTTGGAAACGAATCCCAGTTCAACATATTTGAGCAAGGTAAAGAACTTCTCGAGTGGATGGCCATGGGAGAAGGAAGACACACAGTATTCTTCAGCAAAGAATTCTGGGACGAATACTTTAATATACTCTTCGAACAAAAAGTAAGACCTGACGCAGACCAGAACCCAGCGTGGAATAACACCGACATTGTTGACGCAAGATGGAAGTTAACCTCACTTCTAAGAGAAGGAGGCTATTTAGATTTCCCAAGCCTTACCAGAACACAGAAATTAGATACACTTCAGGAAGAATCAAGATTCGTAAGAACCAACCTAGACGACAGCGATATAGACAAGAGGGAACAGACTAGGGGTAAATACGAAGCGTATAGATCTAATTACGCAGACATGAGATTGCCATCCTATGGCAAGGTCTTCAGAAATGACAAGACCAATGAACTTCTTACCAATAGTGATGGTAAGTTAACATGGAGAGAGTTTGCCCCAACCTTCTCGGATCTTGGTATCAAGCCCGCTTATCATAGACAGGTAGTCTTTGAAAGCACAGAGCAGGCTATTAATAAAATTGCGCGCAAAGAGAATGATCCAATTGAGCCTGACGCAGTGTATTTCCACTTTAGGCTTAAGGGTCAGTCACTGGCCAAACACTTGGCAAGTGAAGAGAATATCAACAATCACCTAACTGAAATCAATAAGCCAAGAAAAATTGTTGTGCCCAATAAAACAGCCAGGGGTGGTTCATTTACTGTTGATCAGTATCTAAAGGAGGTGTGGAAGGTCCCCAATGAAAGATACCTGATGGAGGCCTTTGATAAACAAACGGATCATGATTCTCTTAGAGCACTGCAGTCTGATGGTAAGATTAAATCTATAGTTGTCATTGACGAAGAGGGTAATCCCCTGGGAAATGTTCTGGCAGACTCTCAGTCAAAATCTGGCATTAGATTTAATCCCATGAAAGGTATTAAGTTCCAGGTCTTCTCTGGAGACGCTTCTACCCCTGTAGACCCATACTCTTCTGAGCAGATAACAGCAGCAGCAAAAGATATCATTATCAGATCAGAAGACAGGACCGGGAGTATGTCTAGAATATTCCCGGCGTATAGGCTTTACTTTATTGAGCAAGATCGTGGTTACAGATTCCTTGCCGATGATCTATATGGTGTGAACTGTCTCATAAGCGTTTCAATCCGTAAGGATAAGAATGATGCCGATGTGATGGTCGCAACACTCTCAAACACAACAGACAACCTTTCCAATGAGCTAGTGCTATCTTCACAACAAGCAGACTCTCTTGGCCTAAGTGCAGATGATCAGGGAGAACCATACTTCTCATCTCTTAAGCTTCAGTCTGGTATTAATGTGCAGCTTAGACTTGGATATGGATCTAATCCAGATGAGTTACCCATTGTCTTCACTGGTATGATTACTGAAATTGAACCCGGTAAGATAGTCGAGATAACAGCACAAGGACACAAGAGAGAGTTGTTAAACGAAGTTCAATTCGACATGGAGTCTATTAATCACTTTGACATTATAAGGAAGATACTCGAGAAGACAGAACACCCCAATCTCGGGGAAGCAATGACAGCCAGTCGCTACTCAAGCGGTGCTCTTGCTACAAGATTCGCGGAGGGTCAGAATCCAAATGACTTTATTGGCCTAACCGATACATGGTACAACAAGAAGGTTGTTGACATGTCAAACATATATCTAGTTTCCAATGCCCCATTGGAAACTAGCAGGAAGGTATATTTCGACAAAGATAAGCCGATAGTGTCTACTGATCCACGCGTTAACTTTAATTCCGTAGGTGTGGTAGCTGAGAGGATTTATGACTTCTTTGATCCCGCAAGAAAAGCCATCTCAGAGATACGACCAGATCACTACTGGATAGAGACAGCGTATAGCAATGGTAAGTGGGCTAAGTGGGTTATACCTCCTCAGAGCGCGTGGGATGCTATTCAGGAGATCACGAGACATAGGCCCGGCACAATAGCCCAAGTCGTGCCATACGACTCGAGAGGTACTTTGTTCGTGGGCCAGCCAGAACAGGCCTATCAGGCAACAGATCCTAACCACGCAGAGCTTCTAACATACTCTATGTTGCAGGGGTCTATAGGTAAAAAGATAAATATAGATTTTGGTAATGATGTCATTAGGCCCTTTATGGACAGTATATGGGGCAAGATGTATCTTACCCACTACAAGGGTAATAGTTTAAACTTTACCGGCCTTGCCCCTCGTATAGGCACCACGGCACTGGCTCAGCCAATAGACCCCAGGTCTTTGCTTAGACCTTTGAGTGAGCTGTATACAGACAGCACTATTTTCATTAGACCAACAGACATTATGGAGTTGGACGAGCTCCCAGATTCAGACGACAAGAGCAGGATAAACGAATATCTATATTCAAATAGCTCACTTCAACTTCATGACAAAGATGATTTTACTAAAGAAGCAGAAGAGGCAATTCGTAAAGCCCTTGGAGAAGAACTACCTCCGGGTTTCAACATCCCTGGAATGTGGTGGATATACGCCGACGATCTCACCACACAAGTAAGAGAGCTGAACCGCATAGAACCTAGACTGGTCGAATCCCTGTTTATGTGGTATTACGATCTCGACCCCTCTGCTACCGCACTACAGATACCAAACATAAATAACTCCATTAAACCATTATTCTTCTCTTCAGATAGTATGGGTAATTTTATAGAAGAGCTCTTAAAGAACACAGGTACGGAACTTTCCGCTAACTATAAGAGATTAAAGAATGGGTCTGCTTCTCTTAATGCTGTTCAGTTAAGGACAGGGGGAGAGGAAGATCAAATCAACTTCCTTATAACACAAAGTCTTATCACCGAAGAAGAGGCAAACGCATTAAGGAAAAGACTATTCTCTGGCCAGAATAACCCCATGACCAGACAACAGCTTCACGACCCTGTTCTTGATATCATAGATAGTGCCGATGACGATCTTACACTAGCTCATCTGCTTGCAAAGACAGGTGGTGGATTCAGGCTATTCATTTTCAATGTGTATAGGTTTATGGTTCAGTCGGCTTTCTCTGGCTCTAACCTTAAGATCAACGAGGCTATAGTAAGAAACTCTGCATCCAAAGTACACTCCGTTGATCTACCACCGGGCAAGAAAATCTTCCGTGGCTATCACTACATAGGGATGGCAGATATTATTGAGAACAACATAGAAGCATCCATGGAAGAAATGTCGAACTGTTGCCTGGTTCGTGCGCCAGCCTCAGAGGTTGCCTACGAGGTAATTGAATCTGACGTAGAAGATGACAATGGAGATAACGAAAAGGATATCGTTGTTGAATTCGAAGAGACAGACTGGAGATCCTACCCAACAACAGACGGTGCTCCCTATACATGGAAGATAGGAAAAGAGAATCGTAAGCTAGGTGTTGTCTATGAGTTAAACGCCATCCACCCAAACCAAAAGGCCAAAACACTAATGTCCAACATGGGCCTTATGATTTCCCCCATGTATAGAGGCAGCCTCTTGGTTGTCGGAAGAGATATCAAGCCTCATGATGTTGTTTATATCTGTGACACAGAAAACGATCTGAGAGGTCACTTCGAAGTTGAATCTTGCACCCACCACTTTAGTGTTGGTACCGGTTGGATCACAGACATCAAGCCATGCGCCCTAGTTCGTGTTAATAACCCGACAGCAGAGATCCAGCTGGCCAGTACCCAGTCGTTCCTAAGTGACACTCAGATACTATTGGATGTGTTGGACGTAGGCCTAACCGCCTTTACTATAGCAGGATTCTTTATGACCAGTGGCGCCTCCGGTGTGGTTGCCACATCCATAAGATCTGGAGTTAAGATAGGGGCCAGGGTAGGACAAGAAGCTCTTAAGAAGAATATGATAACAAGAGCTCTCAAGTCTTCTATCACTGGGTTTACTAAGCGAGCCTTCTCTGACAGCGTAGCGGGTATCTCGAGTGGAGTTAAGGCAACTCTTTCCACAGCCAAGCTACAAGGGAATAACAGAGCCCTAGCTTTCGCAAGTTACTTTGGTGGCATCCTTGTCCCAACCAGGGGACTTTTAACGCTGGGGGCCCTCCAGATAGGCCTAGGGGCATCAGACGCTGCCACCTCCCTGTATGTTAAACATCTACTATCTTCCACCGAGCTACCCATTGATGTACATTATCTATTGTATAGAGGACAGGTACTCCAGGCTGGGCTAGAGATAGATGATAGAGATATATATAGTCTCTACGATAAAATTACAGCTGTTACAAAAGAAATGAAGAGAGATGTTGGTGAATTCTTTACTGGTCTCGCCGATGACTTTAGTGGGGTTCAAAAGAATACCAGTGTTCTAGAAAGAGCAAGACAGTCGAGGGATAGATAATGAGAGGCAATAGAAACAATACACAAGCTGAACACAGAGAGCAAAACCAGAACGAAAGACATGGCAAGTTCATAATGTGTGCCTTTTATGATGACCTCTTGCCAACAGGTGTCAAAAGTCCAGGGTATATTGAGACCATAAGTAAAGACAGGCGGCCCGCCGCCTACGTTGTACCGCTCTCGAGTCTTGAAGAACGAAATATCCAAAGGACAGTTGACCCCTTAGAACCCTCTATCTCTGAGGACTTTAAAGTAAAATGGGCAAGAGAACATGTACGTCTCATAAAGCTTATGAGTAATCTTGGTCTGTCCTCAAAAGAAATTATGGATGATTATCTTGTTAGAGTGCCATACCCAATGTCTTCGGCTTCAACAGGAGAGCTCATAAGAAAACCAGGTAGAGCAGTCTCCCAGGCATCTGTCCCAGATGGGATAACGGGAGATGATATAGAAACAAATAAGATGCTTGATAGAAGTGTTAATATATCCGAAAAAAGAAAGATAGCCAAAGCTCGCTATGGCTCTTCCGGAGATAGAACAATAGGAGTGCCATTCGTGGGCACACAAGAACAGTTCCCCAACACTGGGGACATCTGGTTAGGAAGTGGGTAATGGGTCAATTCCAAGTCAAGGTATCTGGTAAAGATGTATCTCTTTTTGACAGACAGGGTCGAGTCAGAGCCAGCTTTGCTGATACACATACCAAATTTAACTCCTCATCAATAGATCTTGGAGTAACAGATCCTGCTAGAATAACAGCCACAAACGAACAAATGAATCCAATGGGGAGACATATAGCCTCAACTATAGTGTCTCCGCAACCCACATGGACACCCGTTATACCAGCTGTCAACATTGCAATGACAATGATTCTTGCTATCGTAGCTATAGCAAATCAATTAGAAGATGAAACAAATAGTAAAGCAAGCCGCAACAGTTTGTTGGGTAAGCCAGTATACAGAGAGAATTATCAGATAATAAACTTCGAGGACTTTCTCCCAGAGAGTGTGACAAATGGGTAGTTATTTTCAACAGGACATCAAAACATTTGATGATGGAGAGATAGATATAAGCAGTGGCGATATACCCGTCGCGACCGTCCAACAGTCTCAAAGACAGTTACTTATAAATATCTTAAACACCACCAGAGGTGGATTTAGATTTAATGACTTTATTGGTTGGGGTGCTGAAAGATATATGGGTAAAAAGAATGTGCCCATAGTCCACGAGATCATGAAGGAAGACCTCCGCACAGGCCTTCAGGCGGCAGACGATCTAATACTAGAAGATATAGACTACACCGTCTCTTTTCTTAGTGAAGAGGTTGCTGCGATAATCGTACGCCATAGTGGTTTATTCTACGAAGAAGATGGAACACTAAACAATACCCCACTTGTTCTTGGCTGGAGATTAAGCTTTCTAACAGGACAGATTGAGCCGGAGACCGAATAATGATACGCAAGAAAAGCAAAGAAGAGCTCCTCAACCAAGTTCTAAAGGGCATTGTCCAAGAGACAAGTATCACTATGGTGGGAACAGGCTCTGTAACCAGGGGTCTAGCATCAGTCTTCTCGTCAACCATAGAGGAAACTTATCAAATTCTTGATGATGCTGTAACAAATAGTTTTCTTCCAACAGCCAGTGGATTCTATCTAGATCTATTCGGCGAGACCTTTGGCCTAGCCAGGAAGCCACCAACACAGGCAAGACTGTCTGCCTCGGATAGAACTATTAAATTCTATGTTAATAGTGGTACCTTGGCCACAAGGCTTCCTCATCCTTCGGACTTAAACAAGGGTAGAGTTCCTGTGGGAACAGAGATCACAACAGATTCTGGCATAGCATTTAGCGTTGATGCCAACTACGATTTTCCTGCTGCCTCTAAAGAAGTATTCGTAGGGGCAATCTCTTCGGAATCCGGAACGACACAGAACGTTCCCGCAAGCTCACTAACAAATACCAACCTGAGCAATGGCGTTTTGGTAACCAACGTTGCGCAGGTTACCACGGGAAGAGATCTGGAATCAGACGAAGAGTATAGATTTAGGATATCCAAGTGGGTAAGGACCTCTGCGGGTCGAAATGAGATTGCTGTAAGACTAGCCGTCCTCTCTGCGCCAAATGTGGCAGACATGATAAAGGAGCCATACTTTGCTGGCGCAGGATCGTTTAGGATCATCGTTATCCCTTCGGGGAACAGGATCTCGTCCGATAGCATTAGAGCGATCAATGTTAACCTATCCTCAATAGTCTCAGATGGTACATTCTTTATTGTAGAGGGACCAAGATATGTACCGGTTAGTATCTCGATAAGACTGGTTCCCGCTGAGAACAAGTCGATATCAGAGACCGACAGGTCTCTGGTAAAAGAATCGGTTCTTAAATATCTTGGTGATATTAGACCTGGAGAAAGTTTAATAGTAAATCGACTAAGAGCAAACGCTCTCAATGCATCAAGAAACGTAAGAGATATTGCTATCCAAGGAATCGCTATTAACAAGAGACCCCAAGCTTTGGTAAACTTCACACTTGAAAAGGACGAACTGTTCGTCCCAGACACAGATATCGATAACCCTATATTGGTGGCCTAATGGGACTCAACGTAAAGTTTTATAATCCCGCAAATATCCTTACAGGAGGTGCGAAGGGTGCCTTGATGGGCAGCATCTTGGCCACCAGTGATCAGACTGTTTCCGCGGCAAACTTTTTCTCTGCCACAAGTGAGCAGGAACCAGGCACAACAAACTATTATTTTAGGAAGATCTTCCTTAATAATGCCGAGGCAGTCAGTATCCTGGACCCAGAGATCTACTTTGACGATCTCGAATACCCAAGCAATGTAACATTTGCTCGCGGCAAATCTGCCTCTGACACTACAGTCCAGCCCTATGCCATGCCAACAGGCTACGAAACATCTGACTTCTTCACTGCAGTGGCAGTGGAAGACAGGATACCTCTCTTTGTAGACTCTAGTGATCTTGCGGCGGCAGCGGACGCAGCTATCTGGATGAGAACTAAAGTAACACCTGGACAGCTTGCAGACTCAAACGCTGTTGGAAGATTAAGGCTTCGTGGTCGTAGAAGTCCATAATGCCAGATCTTCTCCCCTGTGTACCAGACAATGAGGCCGTACTATCTTTTGGCTATATCATTGTTGGCGACGAGAGCTCAACTCTCAGCTTCGGCTATGAAATAGTAGAAAGCACAGAGGAGTACTCTACCCTATCCTTTGGTTACGAAATAACCATTGCTGGTCTAACCTCTTGGGAACCAACCTTTACTCCAGTTGGGTACATGACTCAGTACATGGGGAACTTCTATCCTTATTGGCATGCTGCTAATGTCAAGAATGGTGGCAGAACTCAAAGAGTAATGAACAGTCTAGCTGGCTTTCAGATTACACAATTGTTAACAAAGATAAGAAGACTTAGAGCAAACCTTTTCCTTTCAACCACAGACTTGTCGGAACCACATAAGGTGTGGGTTGCTCCCAGGCCTGTGGCCAGTATTGAACAAGATAAGACCATTAATCTTTTAAGTAACCCATCTCTTAGCAGAGTTCAACCACAGAGACTTGGTCCATGGTCATGGAGCTCTGGGTTTGTAGGCTCAACAGGAGACTGGGAACTCAAAAGAGGACTTGGCCTATACGGATATCATGCCGTGCGTCTCACCGCACAAAATGGAGAGTCAATCTCTCTTAAACAATCCAATGATCTTATATTTAGAGAGGGTAATATATACACCGCCACAGTCTGGTACGCTGGAATGAGACCAGAGCGCGGGACACCAATCTCAAGTAGATCTTCTGGACCGCAGCTTCAGATTAATACTCAATACAGCGATGGATCAACAGAGATTGATTCTGTCTTTTTAGAAGATGACACCAACGGTGCATGGAAACGAGCCTCGTTAAGTTTCAGCCCAAGTAAAGACACCCACAACATCGAGGTATCTATAGTTGTTAAGGATTACGAAGGAGAGACTGTTGTCCTGGAAGTCGGGGCTGTCCAACTAGAGGCAGGCAGAGACTCTTCTGTTTTCACAGATAACGTTTTTAGTTCCAATACTCTCTACGCTATTTACCCAAGAGAAACAATATCAGAAGATACAGGATGGGGTACCTTTAGCTACGAAAGACAAAAGAGAATACGTATAGACGATTTCCTTTCATACGAGAACCTGCTAGAACAACTACCAGATAGATGTACTGTCACAACGGCTACCAGTGAGGTTGCTGTTTCCAATAATGTTCTTGATGCCATTATCGAATCAACAGGACAACAATTTTCCATTGGCTGGAGGATAGCAAACAACCTAATAGAAAGATACAACGTAGATATTAGGCAAAATGAGATATGGGGTTACTACAAGATTGCCGATCTCTATGGGAATGGAGACACTGATCTTCTATTCTTTAGGCCTGCAGATCTTGGTGTGACTTCAACATACGAAGCATTAACCGTAGCTGGGGAATGGCTCTATGTAATGGTAAAGGAAACTTATCTTGGCAAGACCACAAGAGTCCTTAAGATTTGTAGTCCATACATAAGATGGGATGACACAAATCATCTCGAGAGTTTTGCCGATATCTACGTTGACGATGGAACAGGTACCTGCACTTTCCTTGGTGTAATAAACGGCAGATCGGATCAGCTTCTTATGACGGTTAGTTCTGTGGACAAGGTTATAGATCTAATCTGGGACTCTGCTGCCAGAAATACCGATGGTACCTTAATATTTAGAAGTGATCTTGGAGAGGCTACGGTGGTGGGATAATGGGATCGGGAACACACAGGATCAAGGGGCTACGCCCACTGGGTAGCACAATAGAGTTTGAGGAAGGTTTAGTTATTATAAACTACCCGTCTCCCACCACGTGGGAGGCGGATATTGTTATTGAGCCAGATGTTACGGAATATAACTACAGATTTATTTCCATATCAGATGTTCAGTCTCCTTGGATTACCGTTACTGTTACGGTAAAGAGTTCTTCCCCACAGGAAACCCAGGCTTCTAATACGCTTGATTTCTGGGGCATGAGACTAGACACAGAAAGACTTTCGGGAGAAGGCAATGTTGCATACCGCAATCGTCTGTTGGATGTATTTGTCCACCGCGGTGGGCCGCATCATACAGGTCTTCTGAATGCTATTGGTCGTGATCTATCCTTAAGCTACGAAGACCAAGCGCTTATCATTCAGGCCAAGACAAGCCCAATTAGCGGGTTAAGATTCAATAGGATTATTTTTGGTATATCAAGTCAGAAGATAAGGGTCTTCCATCCTGATCTTGTCATTCATGGCGAACTAGCACTCGTTGATCCTGTAACAAGAGAAGTCTCACCAACAAGGACCGTTGCCACTTTCTTAAATGTTAGTTTAGAAGACGGCACTGTTTTAGATTATGACTATGACGAAGAATTAAACAAAGTTTACATCCATGGGAATTACGCAAGCCAGGTAGTTAGACTTAGTTATGTTTACATGCATGTAGTGTCTAGACTTAACAAGACCTTAAGTCAACTATCTACCGAACTCGAGGCTTTGGTTACCCCGGCTGGTGATCAAATCATCGACGTAACAGTTCACTCGGATTACGCAACAGCCACAGCGGAGAAACTGCAAAACCTCCCCGAGACCGTTATTGAAGAGTTCCACTTAGATGCAAGTGGTACAGAGGTGGAGGGTATACCCGTTAGATGGATTGATTGTAAATTAGAAGTTGTTTGGGATCCGGAACTTCAAAACAACCTGCGCGCATGGACGGGAAGTCTTGTTAATACCAAAATAGATTCTGCATTTCAGGCACTTGTCGAGACAGCTAAGCAAACCTGGGGGACAGCGGTTGCCGATGACTCGGTCTGGGGCAGTACAAAATTCCCTCTGCACGGTGGCCAACACTTCGATAGTATCTTCGATGCACCACTTGGATACTGGGAGAATCCCATAACAGGAGAACGCTTTAACAAGTGGCAGGCCGATATGGGAGTGGATCCCAAAACCCTCGATACTCTTACCTACAAAGGAATTCTACAGTCTGAATTCCAGTCTGGTGTTGGGGGAAAGAATGATCTAAGGGTTTCTCTTAAGAGACACAGTTTCCAAAGATCGGGAACTGAGGCTGAACACAACGTTACTGATGGATCAGAGGGTGAAATCCCAGACGATGATCCGATGTTGGGCGTTGTGGATCTTGAGTAATTCTTTCTCTAGGTTAACATAGTAACCTTACCAGGAGTAAACCTTGGCTGGCGCAGGCACCTACACAGTTGGTCTAACAGGAACATATCCAACGCTTCAAGCAGCGTTGGATCAGTTGTTTATTGACCAAAGCACTACAGCTTTCACAGCAACCCAGACTATCCTGATCTACCCAAGAGAGACAACTCAAGGCCTTGTATATACTTACAAAGGAGCCAGGGTTCCATCTGGCTTAAATCCAACAGATCAATTCAGACTGGTTATCAGATCCGCCATACCTATTTATCAGACAAGCTCTTCTGGAGGAGGGGTCCCTAAACTTTATGGTAAGTCTGGTGTATCCACCTTTGATTGGGCCGGGATCTATGTTGATCAGGTTGACTATGTTGATATCTTAGATCTTCGAATAGAAGAGTTCTCTTCAGGTATTATCTTTTATAGATCAAACTATGGTCGTGTAATAAGCTGCGATACAAATAAGAACTCTCTTTTTGGTGTTCAATTCTTCGAATCAGATCGTGGCGCCATAGTAAATACTGTGCTACAGAATAGCTCGATGCTTTGTAGCATCATGAGATCTAGGGAAATTGTTCTGATTCACAACACCTTTAATACGGGCGATCCGGGTTATAGACACTGTCTGGGTCCACAGTGGGAAGAAGGACAGATCGGTTCTTCCACTCCTCTTGACCAGAGCATCCCTATATACTACGCCTACAACAATACATTCCACTGTAGTTCCGGCGGTGGTGTTCCTCTCATAATGCCACTCGATATTCAAAAGACCCTTAATCGCATGGATGGTAATACATACTTCTCTGTGGCCGGAGCCATTGCAGATATTTATTACACAGTAGAAGGAAACAGAGTAGATACATTTATAACAAGTCTTGTTGAATGGAGACGCATAACAGGAGCAGAAGATAATTCTATTTGGGATCCAGCTGGTTATTTTTCGGGAGACAGAGAACAGACACACCTTGCCGGTGTGATCCATGAAGACAGCAGTGGTATATTTAATCGTGGTTTATCCCTGGGTGTTGTAAAGAGTAATCTGCCCAGCTGGTTTGATGATTCAATCTTAAACGATGACGCCGGAGGCAATCCTCGAGATGATACGGCCACCCCTACTCCAGGTCCTACAGAGATCACAACGGGTGATGACTATGATATCTTTGCGGACTTTCTTGGTGCCACATCCGATCCAACAGTAGAAGACGATAGCAAGATTTATGGTGTTGATCGTGCGGTAAGCCAGCTCCAACTAGGTTTAGAGTGCTGGAGTCCGCAGGTGGCAGCTGGTTACTTTTATGTAGGAGACGCTGCTTATTATCTATATGCCGACAAATTTGCCACATATCTTCACGATGTAACCTGGTCAAAGGTCGAGCTACCTAATCATATGACCGTACGATCTGTGGGTATCTTAAATACATCAGAGTGTGATGATGCCACCCCCGTGGCATGGATGCAAAGAGGTAATACTGTTTGGGCAAACCACAGTGGCGCTACGATATCCAAACCCATAGCAGAAAGCGTACGCGTATATGGCGTTGAACAAAGTTGGGATTCATCTGAGCAAGCCTTTAATGCCACACCTCTAACAAGAGAATTCTCTGTTAAAGACTCTCCATTTGTCTTCCTCCTAACAACAGTTCCCCAGGGTGGAGCACCCCTAGTCATAACAGACGATACGATCGGCACAGACACATCAAACAGAAACGATCAAGAACTATTGCCACTTGAATATAGATACGAATGGGATGCAAGTCTAGAAATACCAAAGCTTAAACTGCAGGGGGCATCAAACCTCTTTGAGAATCCACACTTCCACAACTATGAATCGCACACTCCTTCTGGTGGGTACGCTCCTATTGGATGGGATTTTGGTTTAGTCAAGCCAACCGTTGCTCATGACCATCAGGTAATTGGTAACACGAGAGTCTCTCTTTTTGCCACCTCCGAGTACAACACAGAGCTATCTTATGCCTTTAGGCAAACTGTTGTAAGAAGAGATGAAGACGCAGATCTAATCATAAGCTGGTTTATGCGTAGCGATTCTGGTATAGATATCAAGCCCATTATTACAACCTATTACGAGAACGGCGAGGTATTCCAGCAACAAGTTCTGGACACAATCGATGTCTCAGCAGAGACTTCCGGTGACTTTACCTGGAATAGATACGCTGTTCACTGCAAAGCTGACAACGATTCAACACTAAAAGAGTTTGGCCTTTCATGCGAACAGATACTTGAGGCAGATCTAACCACTGTCAACAACGAGACAAGCCCCAAGGTAAGATTTGAACTACGAGCAGTAAGCCCTGGCACCTCGGAGTTCGATGCCTTCATGGCCTTCGAGGGTGACTATGTCCCCCGTTATGCTGGTTTACCTTATGGAGACGAGGCAACATTAGAGTATGACAGTTCTGATTTTGGTGTGCACGAGATACCAGATCTTTCCATAAGCCCCATTCTCAATCCACAACACACAGGTTTTCTTGTCATAGGTCCAGTGCCCATAGAAGATCTCGATACAAGCGTACTCGAGACAGGACACACAACCCTAACGGATACCTATACACCACTAAGACTAACCTGTATCCCCTGGGCCAGAATAGATGGTCCAGATAAGCTAAGACACGTATCATCGGACATTTTCGGTCTAGTAGGCCAAGGCCTACCAAGAGAAGTTGGATTCGAACCATCTGTGCCCGAGATAAATAAGATTGAGGTATTCCCCAACCCAATTGAGATAGGACAGGGACTTAGAAAGTCTTTCCATGTATTAGCCACAGACAACAATAATAATCCCTACGCACATAAAGATGTCACGGTGTCTATGGCGGAAGATAACGATCGCTACACAGGTAGTCTTGGAATGAAGGAGATGGGATCTCTTTCAAGACTAGGCGTGGAGGTTGTTACCAAGTCTGATCCCTCTGGTTCTATAGTGTCCACACTAATAGCACCAGAGAAAAGACTTATGGCCACATCTTTTGATACATCCGATCTCTATCCGTCCAGTAAGGTAGTGACATACTATAAGCCCAATCTCGATAACCACGCAAACGTTACTCTCTATAGAGCCAACACAGACGAAGAGATAGCTGTCTATGGACAATATACTTCCGAGACTCTAACCCCGGTCCTGGTTGACTCAGAGTTAAAGATTCAACTTAGTGAGCTCCCTGTGTTTGCGTCAACCAATCTCCAGGTTAATGGCACATCTGAATTCGATATTGACCTATTTGAATCTCTTAATACAGATTATGCAGATAATGAGTTCCATGTAGATTATGCAACAGGAGCCATATTCTATAGGAATAATCGTACGGGTAATGCTAAGGTCTCTTACACCCCTCTCTTTGTTTGGGTTGACACATCCGATCCATATGCTTTACAATTCCACGGGGACCTTGTAGATATTATTACTAGTGAGATGTACTTACAGTATGACGCTATGTCAAATATCCAGGTGTCAACAGGGTCCCTCTCTATCGATGTCCCAGTAGTCCTACTTAATCCGGACGCATAATAAATGTCATTTGAACCACTCAACAATTCTATATCCAAAGAGACATTTAAAAGTGCCTCTGGGTTTAGTCTATCTACCCAGCAAGTAATTGAGAACGGTGTTCTTAAGCTTAGGGGTACCCCCGTTGTAAGTCCTAATCCCGATCTCAATTGGCAAGAGGCCACCTGGTCAGAGACATCTAACTTTAGGCTCCAGCCAAGCAGAGCAGCCCCTGGCAACAACTGGGATCATGAGACAACCGTACCATCTCTTACATCAGACCTAGCAGCAGGGCTCTTCCCGTTTACAGATATCCCTCTGCGTCAGGTGTCCAAAGTCTCCAAGGAAAGAATAGGACCATTCCATGGAGGGCCGGAAGCTAGACGCTCTATGAGAATTAGAGACCCATATATTCTTGACCCGGGTAATACAGAGGACTCAGCTCTGCGTACGGGACAAGTGGGTAGACAGCTTTTGGGTAGACGTAGGATCGATCGTAATGGAGCCGCAGTACTTAAGCTCACAGCAGAGGTTGGTGAAACAAACTTCATTAGACAAAACACATCAGAAGATCAGTCGTTCTGGCCAGATAATGTAAACAATTCTGTTGGGTGGACAGCCGAGTTTAGAGCCTTTGTCCCAAGTGGAACATCAGAATTAATATTTGATGATGGTGATGTAAGGGTTGGTATTTATATAGATAGGAGAGGATTACTATTAGAGACATCCTCTCTTGGTCCCAGTATGACTCGAGTTCTCTCTGTTCCCTGGAACGATACATTCCACAAAGTAAGAGTCGGCGCTCAGGGTAATAACGTGTTCTTGCTATCTGACAGAGGTCAGTCCTTCGTGGGAACCTCAGTCCTCACGGCAACACCAAGTGTTGCGAAAGATCTCCAGATGGGATTCCTTGGTACAACCACGGGTACCATCCTTATTGATTATTTCCACCAGTCTCATTTTGGAGTCTTCATGGATGTTGAGGATGATATCTACTACACAGTAGATACCTCTGAGTCATTCTCTCTTACCCCATCTCTCAAACATGCACAGAGAGTGGGTCAGTTCAGAACGGCCATAATCAAAACAGAAGGTCCTTATACTGGCGGAACAGCAAAGGTACTTCCACAGTTTAAGAATACATCTAATCCATCTTGGACTGATTTTGGCGCCGCAGTAACCATGGTTAATCCCATCCAAGAGATATCTCTAACAGCTTTGGGTGTTGACACAGATGGCAGTGATGAGCTCAGATTCAAGTTGCTACAGCAACCTTTGTTCACATCATCTAGGCCAGCATCGTTTGATGAAATAACTGTTCTTACGGATTTTGATGGCCAGCCAGAATTTAGATGCATACCAGATCACGGAGATTCTTCCGGTGGAAATACGGTTAGAATACTAGCCCTAAATGGCTCGGACCTTTCTCTGCCATTAACCATCTATATTTCTGGCGTGGCCATATCGGCAGACAAAGTAACTGCCATAAGTTCTTCAGAGCTATCTGTTTCCGACTGGCCAGCAGGCACGCCTGGACCAGTAACGGTCTCTATTGATACACTAGCTCCAGGTCTTTTCTTTGCAGAAAAGCCCTATAGATATGTAGAGTCTTACACCAAGGTTGTGGACAGGGCCGAGCAACTAGCACGGGTCTGTGGTACACGCTCTGCATTTAGAATTAAAAACGAGGTGCCCAATGGCGAAGTCAACCTGGCTTACGTATCTACTCCAGGTATTGAGACCAACTCGCACGTTGGCCTCATCGACCTCTCGTACCTCGAAAGCGGTAACGTCGTTGGAGGCTCTGCGCAACCGACATTGCTTGACGGATCTGCGCTTGTTGTGCCTGGAAGTACCTTCACTTACTCTGAACCTCCCAGCACAGATGACCTGGTTATCGCCATCGGTGCAGCCGGATGGCGTGATCTGGGTGCTCCTGCTCCGCTCTACTACTACCACCTCATTGGCAAAGGCCGCTACTACATCCACAAAGAACAAGACGACCTAAGCCTCAAAGAGCTAAGGGACTCTATCACTGTTCACTATCAGGATGGTTCACCAGTAGCGATCCAAGACTTCCCTTGGGATATAGTTGTTGTCCAGAAAGATATCCGTGGTAATGATCTGCCAATAAATACTTATCTTGCCTTGCTATTAACGAATAAAAAGTTCATACCAGGCAAGACTGTCTTCATAACAGCCACCGTAGCGGACCCATCTAACGAGATGAGATTGATCCAGGGTTATACGGAGGTGGTTAATGCCTACCCAATCTTCACCAAAGATACCCAGGGCAATCTAACATACGATGTAGACATTACAACCCACGGTATCTTTACTCTTAACATTCGAGCAAAATAATGCCCAGAAAACTACTTGATCTGGACTTGCTTCCAAGGACAGGCTCACACGGTACCAATCTAGAATGGGGAGACCCTCTTTCTTTATTTACAGCCGTAGGCTTTCCAGAGATTCTAGATGATACATCGCAAAGAACAGGTGTCCCCTTACTGTCTATTTATTACACAGGTGACACATCCGTGATATCCATCACGGGATCTAATATCCATCTTACGCATGATTCAGTTACAGTTCATGTCCCACTAAGTGGAAAAACAACCTCACAGGTTGCCTCATTTATAAATAGATTGGGTATGCCCTATACCGCAACGGTGCTCTATGAAACAGAAGACGTTCTTGCCATAAGCCCATTCATATCCAGCATCTTAGATAAAACTATTGACGATGGTTCCATTATTAGAGGCCGAGGACATGTCGTTAAGGCATTAGAAGAAGCACAGATTAGGATTCTCCCGCCGTATAATAGTTCGAGGTTCGAACCATGGAATATAGTTATCAACAGAGGGTGGGTCACTCGCCGATATAAAGGTGGTGACTGGATATTCGCGGTCCCAGAATACGAGAACCAAACCTGGTCGATTAAATACGGCCGAGGGTTTATAGATCTTAAAGATGTAATCGGTGAGCGACTTGGTCCCCGAGCGCTCGGTGTGCCAAGAGCCCCGATCCATTGGGACCGCGGAAATCTCCAGCTTAGGGTTAGGGACACTATCCAGCCTGCCAATTCAATTCAGGACGTGGATATCCATAACGGTATTGTCTATCTCAATAGAGATTATGACGATAACCAAACCATCTTAATAGACTATACCTACAAAGAAGACGGATATGTTTATCCTGTTGCAGATATAAATCCCACAGAGTTCCACAACCCAGGTGTGTTAGATAGATATGTTCTCTTCTATCTTCTGCCACACATAGGCCCCAACGGGGCTATAAGGGACTCCTGCGTGCGCTACAGTGAGTCTTCTACTCTCGCGGGTGCCATCTATAGTATCCCCAACACAAGCGAGCCTATCATGCTCCTAGGGGCTACGCAGGTACGCCAGGTACATGACTACACTGAAGTGCAAATTACAGACACCAGGACAAGGGGTGGGGGTGTCAAGTGGGATAAGTTTAGGCAAGCTGTAACAAGAAATAGAGAAATTCTTAATACTGCAGACCGTGGGTTCTATGACGGCAGACCATATCCTGGTAACATGGCACTCTTTGTAACGCTACCAGAAGAAGTTAAGGATGCTTTATCTAAGGCGGAGATAGACGGAGTCATTAAGAGATTCATGGCGTACGGAACTTATTGTTTTATTGAATATGATTAGGAGTAATCATGCATAAGATTAGAGCAATACACAAGATTCCTGGCACTGTTGGTGGATTTGAGGGCTTTGATGCTGGAGATCATCTCACCCTAACGAGCACGATTCACGCAGAGCTTCAGAAACTAGCCCCAGATACATATCACAATCTAACAAAAGAACAGATAGAAGAGACAGCACTTAGGGTGGCTAAAGAGTTGTGTGAAGATGAGATCAAGATATATTGGAACAAGTGGTCTGAGGATAGAGTTTCCTTTACTCTTTATCCGGCAGCCACTTCCTATGCACCTATCTTCGCACCAGGTTGTACTATAACTATAGTCTAATGCCCGACTTAATCCAAAATATACCTCTGGATTTTGCTCAGCTACGTAGCAACGCTGCGGAAGCAGCGGTGCTTTCTCGTCAACTAACAGGAGAGATTAGAGATGAGACAGAGGCAAGAGCAATACTGCAGGATCTTTTGGCACGCACCCAAAGCTTTGCCGGACCCATAGTCCAGCATCCAGACTTCCAGGAGTACACGAGGATATCGTCTGAGGCATGGAACTCATTCCAAGAATCCATCCTCATTGACATGAGGACCATCTATGATTCTATAACAACACTAGAGTCCGCTTCCAAGGCTATGGAAGTCATAGCTAGATCTGATCTTACACAAACCAAGGCCGCAATTCTAAAAGCTATAAGTCAGCTTCAAGTCTATCAGTTCCTTAGACAGCATCCAGAGTTCCAGGATCTAAAGATCATCGACTTTGTCAGATCGATAAATGATTCGAAGAGACGTCCTCTCGCTGTGGTTGATCAAGATATCCGCATGCTTGAACTACCAGCGAAAGCAAGACAGGTGGTTTCGAGCTCTAGATTAAAAGGAAGAAGGACTCGAGTCTACACCAAGATGTATGGAGGAGGAAAGCTAACAGGATTTAACGAGGCGTTCTCCCCTAGCAACATCATTGATTCAAACCCCAACAACTTTTGGGTTGAGGTTATGTCAACCAATGCCCCGGTTGAATTCGATCATGAGACAAGCTGGGGAGACTATCACGCAACAGGGGTTGTTGCAGAAGTCACACTGGAGTTCTCTCATGTTGAGAGAGTTAACAATCTTAAGCTCCTTCCATTCTCCGAGTTCCCCTATAACATCATTGACATATCCTACAAGGAAGCTTCGTCTGCCACCAGGTGGACCACCATTCCTAACTTTACAATCTCCTATGCGGTAGAAGATTGGGTGGAGTACGACTTTACCTATATCGCCGTTGATCAACTGCGCATAACCATTGAACAACCCAACTACACAAGAAACGTAAGTCTAGTTCCAGAATCTGTCGTGCGCAAGAATAACCTTTGGGCCCAGCTTCAAGCCTCAGAGTACGATCGTTCAGTTCACGAGCTTGATCTCACCACCAGAGAATCTGGTAGGATAGCCGTACAACCAGAGCAACTTCATCATCTCGTTGCTCTAGAAAGACTTGATAAAGAGCTTGAGGGTCTCCAGCTCGTTGGAGAGCGCTACTCTGAGTACAAAGATCTTACAAGTTATATCGATGCCATAAGTAATATAGTTGACGAGATCTCCCCGGGATCAGGTAATAGTGTTCGCGAGCCAACCAAAGGTGAGAGACTACTAGAGGAAGATAAGACAAGACAACTAAGATCGTATGATTATCTGGTTGGTCTTAGGAATATAACTCTCAGTGCTATTACTTATGAGCCCATCTCGTATTATGAATCTCCAGAATTCATAACCAATGGGACAGTGGTCCAGGTCCAATTGGATAGCACAGAGATACAACCAGTGTTCAAAGAGGACGACGGAGTCGTCCAGTACAGGAAAACATCTATTGAGTATGAGATAGAAACATCTCCGGACACCAGGTTCCCCATTGTTCCCCTTTCCGATATAGACGGTGACAACTATATCGTTAGGGATGAGTGGATTAGACTTGTAAGAAATAGAGGAAGGTTAAGATTCAATCCTATAAGCACATCCATTAGCGTAAGAAGAAACGGTACACGTATACCGATGAACGATATCACTCTTGACGGTAGGGATATTGTCATAGCGGACTCAGACAAGAATGCGGTTTACACGGCCACTTATCACGTAAGCGAAGAAGAGACTAAGGTTGATATAGATACGATCCTTAATCCAACCAAACTTTTAAAACCAGAAGAGTTTGATGGTACAGATTTCGAAAACAAAATAATCCTAAAGTACTATCCGTATATTGTTTACGAGATTATCCGGGACAAAGAGCTCTGGACAAAAGATCCCAACAACGCCATCTACTCATGGACACCAGACTTCTACCCTCTAAGTACAGGCTCGGTATCCTTAACTACAGGCAGCACGGCTGTTGTATTAACAAAAGACAATGTTGGAGATCCAGACTTCCTAACCATACCCTTTGGCACAAGCAATACAGAGATCAAGATTTGGATACAAGAGACCAATGAGATCATTGAAATGGATCCCAATCCCGCTGTCCCAGTCACCGCAACCCAAGCATATCTAAAGGATATCTATACCGGTGACTCTGTTGCCTCAAGTAGGTTCATCATAGGACGCACCACGTCTCATGGCAACGTAACGTATGGTCTCAATATCGATAACTATGAACCCATTAAGGTCCTCGTTAACGGTATAAGAGCTCTTAACAAGACAGACTACTACTCAAGACAACACCCCGCCTTCGTCTCAACAGAGGGTAGTGAGACTCAGTTGGAGTATATCCAGGCTGGCAAAGCTATATTCTTTAACGGCCCTGTAGACGGGAAGATCACAGTTGTGTATGATTGGCTCACACAGTACTTAAAGTTAGTGGCCACTCTACGTTGCAATGTTCCCATAGCCACTATATTCAGTCCTAAGATTGATCAGATTAAGATAAGAGTAAAGACAACAGAACTGTAGGTGACACGTGACATATGGTCCAGAGAGAATCCTTTTAATTGAGCGAGAAGAGGTCGAACTAGACTTTGATGTCTGTGTATCAAAAACAATAAGTCCAGAACTGATGAATTGGATTAAGGAGATAGACAATGGAAATTATTGGCCTAGATATCCAGAAGAAAGACAACAGAATCGTAGCGTGCATTAGGCACAAGGGTGGTGCAACGGTCACACTGAGTGAAGATACCGAACCGTGCTTTCTTACCTGGTTCTGGAACACCATCCAAACAGAAGGACTCAAAGGTTCCTTCGAAGGTAAAGGGGAATGGAGATAAAGAAAACAGAACTGTATCGTTGTCAAAAGTGTAAGAAAGAATGGGCTGATAAACCAGGACCTGTAACCTGCCCAGCATGCGGCAATGTTTGGATAGACTGGCTTACATATAAAAAGAACTTTGGAGACAGGATCATAAAGACAGAACACAATGCGTAGATTCCTGCTACCCAATAACAGTGTGATTACAGAGAAAGCCCTGCGTGACTTCTACGCTAGGGTTCGTGGCATTATTTCTCGCCGTGATAGCGCCGATGGTCTTTCTGTTATGGAGAAGACACTGAGTGCTCTCGAGAACTTCTTTACCAATCTTGGTAAACCACAGTTCTCTCACACAGAGATACAGCCAGAAGATCCTGTTATAAGCCAAGATGTAAACGAAACCATCTCACTTATTGTTGGAGATGTCGGAACAGGATATCAAGAAGTGGCAAGCCTCAGAGAAGCAGCCATCTCTACCCATAACTATTCTTCCATGCACATAGGTGAGATACAAAGAAGAGCAGATGAGATCGCCGGTCTAGTCACAGACCTGAGACTATTATCAGATCAAAACGGAGAAGAGGTAATAGTCTTCTCGGATAACTTCGTAGACGAATCTAAGATTGATATCACCTTCCCTATTGAGCATCCTCCTGCGCAAACAATGCCGGGGCAGGGATCTCTTACTCTGTTTAGAACAGCCGCAAGATCTCTTGTGGGAGAGAATCTAGAATGCTCAGTTGCAAACATAGGCTCAGCTTCCAGAGAAGCCACACCAGATAATGTTGGTCGATTCTATGAAGGACACTTCTATTCTTATCTAGGCGAAGCCGAACCAGAAGGTGGAATATTCCATTTAGAGGAGAAGCTAAATTCAGCATCTCTAGACGGTCTTGATCAGGCCTCATTCTCTTTACCAGAAGAGATAAGGGGCAATAGCCTAAGAAAGCAAAGAGCTAGAGCCAGAGAGCACCATGCTTTCGTTGTACCTGGAGGGGCAGAAGCTAAGTTCCTAGAAGAAGTTAAGACCGGTCTTTTCAATGATAGGTTCACGGGGAAAGATGGTAATAAGAAGTTTAAGAAGTTTATAAGAGTAAACAGAAGGTCTGCTCATAGAAAAGATAAGAAAGCTAGAAAACAATTCCTTCACTTTGCAAGGAATCCAGACGAGGCAGAGCAGGCTGGGTTTGATATCAATTCAACTGAAATACCATTAACAGCAGAAAACTTCTTTGTCGTTGACAAGGGAGCCTCAGAAGAGGAACTACAAAAACAACGCATCAAAATGTTAGACGGTAACCCTGGTTCATATTGGCAATGCGAGTTAGTAAGATCAACAAACGTAATTCAAGACTACGTTAACTCTCTTGTTGCTGAAACAGAGAACGTAGAAGTATCAGCCTCAGAACTTAGAGATCTGGCTAGTTCAAACGCAGTTGATCGTGAAGACTTCGAAATAGAGATAGTAATTTCTTATCAGCAACCAGTATCTATGAACTGGATCACAATGGTCCCAATGACATTTGATGACGGTGCCTATCTAGAGGTTTCGGATGTCTCAACCTCTCCCGACCTTGAAAGCGAATTCGTCCAGATAGAATCCTTTGCCTCAAATCAGTTCGCCAACATCCTTACAGAAGAAGCGAATGAAGAACTTCCAAAAGACATAGCTACCTATCTTTTGGCTCCATCCAGATTCTCATACAGAGGAACCGGAGTATGGCCTTTTGCGCAGAGAACTGTCCAAAAGGTTAGATTCAGGCTCAAACAAAGAACACCAACACCTAATCCTTATGAGAAGTTTGTCCTTGAGGCAGAAAGAACACTTACTACTCAGGGCAGGAGGAGAAGGTAATGTCAAAACGTAAAGAGGTTACAAGAGATCTTACAAGAAGAATCGAACTAACCTATCTCCAGTCTGTACAACTACTAGAGGGAGATAGACCACCAGAAGATTTCTTCGAAATAGGAACAGACTTTTCTCCTATAAGTCGCCTAAAGTTCAGGGGTAATAAACTAATAGGCAGACGTCGAGAGCAAAAGTATGACGAGATATTAAGGACCAAGTTTCCTTATAGTCCCGATCCTCAACAGAACAGAAGTCAGGACACAGGGTGGATCTTAACGGATCAATACAAAGAAGTTGATTGGTCAAAGGTTTGTTATCGCATAGGCATAAGAGAGATAGGACTTAATTCGTTTGAGTTTGCACCAGTATCAACTGCGGTAAGTCTTCCTATTTCATCTCCCAAGCCTATTTGGAAGATAGTGTTAAGGGCAAAAGAAGAGATACCAAAAGAGTTTAATCCATCCAGAGGATGGATTTGGTATTTCGTAAGTGTTGATGATGGAGCAAATTGGATAAGAATTAATCCTCTCGACAAGCCTACAAGATTCTCAGACACTGGAACCGTTGTCCCAAGGGTTATAACAATCAATTCAGAGATAGTCTCCGCAGATCCAGAAGAACACAACGTAGTATCCACCGAGGATATCAAGAGAGTAAGACTCAAGTACACTCTTTTCGCAGATAAAACAACAGACGATCCAACAGGAGTTTCGCCTGTTCTAAAATCAGTTCAACTCTTGATGTATCCAAAGGGTGGTCTTTCCGGGGCAGATACGGAACAGGTGATCTAATGAGCTTTAGCTTTGAGTTCATCATGTCTAATCCAACCAAGCCCAGCATTGATGAAATTGTCAAGCAACAAGGCATGGGAGATTATGTATTGCACTTTCACATTGAACCAGATCCAAGTGGTAAAGGAACAAGGATAGGCAAGATTATATTAATCAAAAATGGAGAGATAGTTGATAACCTAATCTCCATAAACATCCTGGCCGTATCGGACACAGCTAAACCTATCACAGTAGATACAAGATTTATATTCGGGTAATTGGAGAATCATGGGACTAATAGATATTCAGTTTAGAGAAGCTCTTCGTGAGGCTTCTATAAAGATTCTAAAAGAGGGTAAGGTCCCCTCTTTGTCTAGGACCGTCAAGGAAATCCAAAAGAGATTATCTGGTGAAGTTGCCACGCCTACAGGCAAATTCAGGAACCAAAATAGAAGAGCTCAATGGGATCTTGCTGGCATGAACTCTTTCATGACAGAATTAGACTTTGATCTAAAGGTAATGTATAAGTCACTCTTAGAACTTTCCAATAGAGTCCTGAAAAGACTCAATCTTGTTGAGACATCCACCAGGGCACAACATGCCCAGATGGACAACATCGAAGGCACAGCGAGAAACCTACTCTTTGTTATTCAGAACGGGGATGGTCACTTCAACGCTTTCTATGATGACTTTCATGACTACTCCAAGATTAACCTGGAAAGAACAACCAGAGACGCTGTCGATCTTAAATCTCAAACCCTAGAGCTTCCCGATGCATCTCCTAATACCAGGAAGATTAGTCTCGAGCATCTCCACAATACCAATGCGTGGGCCTATGATGTAAACGCAAACTCTGAAATCATAAGATCAGAAACTCCAGACGATGCGTTGTTCAAAAACATATTCTTAGATACTGTTAGCATGTGGCGCCACGACGTAATAACAAGAGAAGCCGGACCAACCTCTCTGTCGTTTGAGATACCGGTGCATCGTATAACGGGAGGGGAGATATCCATAAGCCGTATACAAGTCACAGGTGTCTCTGAGCACACACAGCAAATAGAGGTAACCTACTCTATAGATGGTATTAACTTTTTGGTATTCCCAAACACCCCAACAATAGTTGAGCTAGACAAGTCTAGTAGAGCAGTAAATATAGACTTCCCCTTGACCAGGGTAGAGTTCTTGAGATTTAAACTCTATCGTAGTAACCACGACAAGATAATTGAGGCAGGTTATCTAACCAGTTTTGGCTTGCGCAATATTTCACTCTATTCTATTGGCAGGTCTTTCGGAGCAGAGCTCACCTCAAAAGTCTTCACTATCCCAGAAGGAGAAAGACTGGACAAACTTGCTCTGTCTGTCTTCGAAGAAATCCCACAGGGAACAGATATAAAATACTATCTCGCCACAATAGACAACGAGACCATTGACGATGACCAGGCCTTGACAGATGGTCAATGGATACCCATCACCCCCACAAATAGACTTAGAAAGAAAGATGAGCCAACAAGACTAATAAGAATCAGCACACTCTCTGAAAAGACTTTAGACTATATCCCTAAGAGTCCAGTGACATATCAGATAGAGCATAAGGGTCAGAAGTTTTATCCGCTCAATATGGCTACCGATACTGCTACACCAGAGAAAATCACAGACGATATAGTCTTTAAGACAGCATCTTTACAACGTGGTAAGAATGCCTGGTTAAGAAAAAAGACAGGAGAAGAGCTCTTGTTTAATGTGGTAGGGAACTTTATTTCATTCTCCACAGGGACCAGGCAGAAACTCTACACTATATCCCAAGAGACTGTTGGGTTTGGTACACCACTAACCTTCAATAATATAGAACGTTCAACCCTTGAAGTAACCAGACCGATAGACTACAGGTATGGCGCAGGTATGTCTGTTGTTCCTCCTGTCAACGTAGATCCTTACAGCGTACCAGATCCACTGCATTCTATTTATGAAGTGTCTCTCACAACTCCATCACAAGAATATGAAGAGATTGTTATTATGCCAACCACCTCTGGTGGCAGATACAAACTAACTAAGGCACCTATAGAGATTGAAGAGTCTCAGACAGAAATAGAATACCTTTCCGCTTTCAGACCAAACCTGGGCGTTCATGATGATGAACTAATTGCCGCCCTGGAAGCAAGAACAGGTCTGTCAGACTTCCATGGCAATACAATTAAGTCCATGGTCTCATTAAGCACTCCCGCAGATGTTGCCGCAGGCAAACCTCAGCTTACTAGGTTCGTTATTGGCAACGATGACTCTTCGTCTGTTGTGCAAAATCGCACACTAGATGGGGAAGTTATTGAAACCATAGCTATGCCAGCTCCATCAAGAAGAGCTTACGGTGAGCTTTCAGATGATCAGATCCTTGCGCTATTTGGTAGAGTAAAGTTCAGAACAAAGTTCATACGTGGTATACGCGCTGAGGGTGTAGTAGACCCAACCAGGATGTATCTACCGGGAGAACATTTCGAGATCACTCTCATTAAAGATCCCACAACAGGCATAGAAGACCTGTACGTATCCATAGCACCAGCTAACCCCGCAAGGGCAATAAGTATTGCCCCAGGAGAATCTGTTAGATTTAAGTTTAAGTATAAGAAGAATCTCATACAGCACGTAATAGCAATAGATGGGAACAGAGTTTATCTAGATAGAAAGTTTGATGACTTTACAAATGCCAATTCTGGTTTTAGAGTTAAGATTGGTTATAGATTCACGCCAGTTGGCACAAACGAAGTTCTTGGTAATACGCTGGTAGTCTCATCTGTCATAGGTGGAACACCCTACATCCAAGGCAAGGACTACCACTTTAATCCCAGAGACGGAACCATTACACAGATACCTTCTGGAAAGATAACAACTTCGAATGGTAAGACGGTAGCTTATGCCTCGTTTACCCACAAGGGAGCCCTTAATTCTCTTGAAACATTCTCAGCCTGGGTGTTTGTCTCTAGTAGAGACCCCATTAAAATACATTATCCAATCATAGAAATAGATTCCGAGTTTGGGGAAAAGATCCTAATATCCACGGGGAATGGATCACTAGTAGACATATCTGGTACAACAGAGACGCCTGAGCTCGAGTACGGTTGGCACCAGGTACTGGTACACTCCAGAGATCCAGACGTCTTCTCTGGAACAGCCATACGTAAGGTAGCAGAGCTTCTAGACCTTTCTGGCCAACCAGTCTTTATGGCGGGTGGCAACAATTTCTCTGCGCTTGTAGGCACAAGGGTACCGTTAACACAAGTACCAATAGATTTTATGTTAAACTCTATTGTCCCAACAGATCATAGTAAATTTGCAATAGACGCCACGGGCCATCTAATAGTCAACTTCCAACCAAATACACAGCAAGACTTTTATACATATGGACTTAGGTTAACGGGATCAGGGTCCCAGTTAGAAAACGAAGCACAGTATTATGATGAGGAATTCCGTCTAAAATATTCCTATCATAGAGATGAAGCCAGAACAATTTATGGGGTACTATTTAAAACAGTATTAAGTAGAGGTAGGGATACGAACGATAGTATTACGCCAAAACTTAATGGATATCAAATCAGATTGGCCTAACCATGAAGATGGATGCTAGCGTATGCTATCTATATATGATAGGTTCTAAGAAGACTAAGAAAAAATACATTGGTATTACCAATAATCCCTGTGCACGATGGGGGTCTCACAAAGAACTAGCAAGGAGTGGAGATGATAAACCGCTCTATAAAGCTATGAAGACTTATGGTATAAAGTCTTTTAACTTTGCTATATTGTGCACGGGCCCAAGGTGGGCCCTGTCTAATTTGGAAAGAGCTCTTATCACCTACTGGAAAACACAACACCCCGATGGGTTTAATCTAGCACCGGGTGGAGAATAAAGCATGAGTACTTTTAAACCAACAGTCAGAAGGATTTCTATTCGCCGTGGAGGAAGGATAGATTCCGAGAAGCTATCCACATTTTTCGACCAGGTTGTAGATGACATGCTTGTCACTGCGGAGAACACCACGGACCTTTCTCTGCAGATTACAGATCAGGCAAAGGCCTCTCACGATTCTGATAGAGATCTAAGACAAAGGATAGAACAACTCAGACAAGAGATAGAAGCCATGCGTACAAGAGACGCTGAAGACAATCTTAATCTTGTGTACCATATCAGTATGCATGACTCTACCAAGTTCCAGTTCCTTTCCAATAGTACCTATGCCACAAGGGTGGCAGTTGACACCTTACTAGGAGAAGCAACTGTACCTATCAATGCAGCAGAACCGCGATTCTTTCAGATGTCTATTAATACCGGAGATGTTATACCCATAGAAGATCTATCCATTACTGTTACTGGTACTTTTGACGCAGGTGATGAACAGGGTCTTATTAACCACGAATCCGGAGGCACAGTAAAAGCAGGCTCACCAGCAAGAGCGTTTAATGGGAACAATATCAGTAGATGGATAAGAGAAGTATCCTATGATCTTTATAGCGATGTTACAGAAGTTATGTGTGAGCTGACAGTTGATCTTCCCGCAGGATCTGGTGGTGAGTCCAACGTGGTTTATATCGTACCGGCACCAGCCGGGGACGTAGATATCACTGGTGTATATATCTCACCAGATCTTGGTAATTCCTTTACGCTAGTCCCCAACTTCACAGCGGTATATGGGTCAGGTCCAAAGAGATGGATCTTCCCTGTTAAACAAGTGCAAAGATTAAAGATTAGATTAAGACAGAAGAACTGGATTGAGGAAGATGGGAAGAAGGTATTCAGATACGGGGCTCAAGAGATTGGATTACAGCTATTAGAGTGGGACAAGGTTTACAGTTCTTCCAATCCCATAAACCAGAACCATACGGTTGTATTAAAGCAAGATGCACCAGACGGGTATGGTTTTAACAAGCTCTCGAGCCTAAGCACATTCCCGATGTATACTCTTGAGGATGTCGGTGCCAGACACATACACATCAAGGCATCGACCGATGAGGACGGCACAGATATAATTTGGGACTCAGACCTTGACGCCAGACCTCAAGACACCTCAGGGTTCGATCCAAGCGAACCTATTGAAACAATATATTTCATTGTGACCCTAAACTATGTCCAAACATCAGGTGGGTCATCAAGCCCATTCTTTGTTGGAACAACCCCCGTGTTTACTGGACTATCTTTCCAGGCTAATGTAGAGGCTCTCTAGTATGGCTATTCAAGATGAAGTTGATACTCTTAAGAAACAAGTTGTACACTTTCTTACCAGTGTGCAAATTCAAGCTCTCATTACCGCGCTGGGTACAACACACACAACACTAACCACAAACGTGGCAGCCAACACAGCAGATATTCTTGCCATCCTAACCACACTCCAGAGCATAGCTGACCAGGTGGAAGATCACGAGACTAGGATAACGGCGCTAGAGGCATAGAATGTCCAATGTTGAAACCTTCTCAACCATCATTAAAGATGGAGAAGAACTTACCAAGATAAACACCTGGCTGAATAAATTCAGAAAGGGTGAGTTGGTAAGGTTTCAATCACAAAGAGTTACTAGCGATTCCACTAAGCTTGTTCTAGAGGCACAGGACCACAAGAGACTTAGGATTCTCTCGTCTTGGCCACCTCACCAAAGTTATCTTGCCACAGGCAAGACCGTACCCTATATAGATATTTACTTCACAGAGCCAGTGGATATCGATAGTCTCTATGGAGAGGTAACTCTCAATGAGACCGCCATAGCGGATGACAAGCTTGAATTGCTTGACAACGACTACACCCTGAGGATAGATACCTCTGGGTTTACTATGACGACAGCGGGTCAATACGAGCTTATCCTAGGGGACGGTGTCCTTCACGCGAATGGACTTTGGAAACTTCATGGTGAGAGAAAGGTTCTTTGGTCCACATCGGAACATGGAGGATCACGAGGAGGGGAAGATATAGTTGATATGGAGAAATCTATTCTTCATATCGCCAAGATTATTGTTGAAGGGCAGCACGATGAACAGAAGATGATTAAGGAGTTTTACAATATCTACTCAGTAGATCCCGACTGTATTGAGTACATGAATCTTACTTCTGGCTATCCAGAATATGACAAGACTATATTGTGGGTAGTATATTCTCATGGAAGTATCCCGTATGTAAAGTGTGTTAATCCAGAATATAAGAGTTGTTTCTTTCAGGATGGGGCGCCAGGGGAAGTAATAGTGGAGATAGGTTTAACAGAATCTATAGATGAAGATTCTCTTGAGGATCAGATAACAGTAGATGGAACAATTGTTTCAGACTGGGATCTCACACAAGACAATAAACTGCTAACAGTTAGATTTACACCATCACAATATAAACATCATGTAGTTAAGATTGCACAAATGAAGTCAGGAGACTTCCTTAGAACATGGCCATTTGCATTTTCATTTGTTATACATAAGATAACCGGCTCAGGCAATGCCGACACTGTAACAACAGAAGCAATAAGTGATGATACTCTTGCGCATGTACTTTTAGCTCATGAGGTTTCCGGTAACCAAGTACCTTCCACAGATCCCGGTATTACATATAACTCAGTCACCAATACGCTTACAACCACACTTAATGGCAATGCAACTAACGTAACCGGTGTTGTGGCCGTAGCTAATGGAGGTACCGGATCTGCCACGGTGGCCGGAGCAAAGGACGCTCTCAATATACCTTTTATAAGTACCGTACCATTAACTAATTCTGGATCACCGTACACACTTACATCTGCTGATGCATGCAAGTTCTATAAAGTGGACACCTCGTCTGGCAGCGTAACCATCAATCTCCCAGCTGGAAGCACAATGGTGGATGGAGATGTGATAGGTTTTATAAAAGTATCAGCCGCAAACTCTCTTATTATTGCCAGGGCGGGCTCGGACACCATCGACGGAGCCACCTCTCTAACCTACACCAATGAATACTCATCATGTATAATAGAATCTGGTGCAAATACACTGTGGTCTGTTGTATCCGAGTCCGCCGGTGCAGTAAAACCTCCTCTTAAGTTTGTTGCCGTAAATACAACAGCAGTACCAAACGAAGTTATAGTGGTTAATACTGGTGGCGGAGCCATAACAATAGATCTACCGGCATCGCCGGCAAACAGTGATACTGTTGAAATAAAAAGAAGTGGAGCTAACACAGTAACAGTGGGTCGTAACGGAAAGAATATTGAAAACGTTGCCGCTGACGATTCAATAGGTTCAGATCTTGTCTCGTACCTTTACCGTTATGATTCGGAAAATGGTACATGGTGGAAATTCTAATGAGTCATCATCCTCCTACAGCTATCCCATATCTCTTAACCATGTGTTCTCAAACCACAACGGGAGATACAACAACGCTCCTTCATGGACTCTGCCCTAAGCTTTCAGGAGAAGTCACCGAGTACCTAGATGGCACAGGTGACTTCTCGGTCCCTTCTCATCCACCTGTAAGCGGAAGCGAGTTAACGGGATCTATTCTGGCACCGGGCCTAATCGGCATCGCATCTGACCAAGCCTGTTCGGGAAACGACACAAGACTATCTGATGCCCGTTCCCCTGTCTCACACGCTGCTTCTCATAAAACAGGGGGCTCAGATCCTCTTAAGCTTAATGAACTTACTACACCTACAGCATCTGTTGATTTTGGCAATCAAGAGGCTTTGGGTTTTAGATTAGAAAATAGAGTCACAGATCCATTAACACCTAGTGTTGGTCAAATCTGGTTAAGGACCGATCTATAATGACCCTCCCAAATGATGGTATTCTTGTAACCCCAGGTTCTGGTGCGACAGTAGCTACACATCTTGTTGGTACCAAAGAGTACCAAACAATGATGCAAGCAGATAGCAGTGGTCACATAATGGGATCACTTGAGACATATTTCTACTCAACTCCAGCCGCAGCAGTAGGAGCAGATAAACTATATCTAGATCTATTCAATGGTGTTGGTTCAGGTAAGGTTATTGGTATTAGAGGTATTTGGGCTATACCAAAGACAGACGTAGCTGTAACAGGAGCACTAGCTATTCGTGTTGATCTATATAGGACATCGGCTGTAGGTACGGGGGGTACAGCAGCGGCTTATAAGAGTGCGACCCGTGACGTTGCCGGAGGATGCATTACGCCCTCGGACACAGCCAATTCAACCTTACCATCACAAATAACAGCCAGACATCTCCCATCCGGAGGAGCAACAATATCAGAATGGATCTTCCCCGCTTTCTTGATAGGGGAAGAAACAGCCACATCAATGGCCTATTTGACACAATATCAAAATCTTATGCCTTGTCTAATGTCTGTACAAAAATGGACCATCAGAGAGGGGCAAGGCCTACTCTTAAAACAGGGGTCTGTGGCTTCCGTCGGAAACGTAATGTTCTTAATAGCTTTTACACTAGAGTAAAATATGAGTTTACTTTTACTTCTTAAAAGTAGCGGCCCTAGTTTTCCCGTACAGTACTCTGGTTTAAGAGCCTATTTTCAAGGTTCAGTTAAAGAACTGTGTTTAGTAATTGAGGATGATGCGCCACCAGGAATAGGCGGGGTGCCAATAATAAATAAGAATGGTATACTCTACGCTATCTATCTGGTGGAAGCTGACGATCCCAACGCCAGCCCCATTAGAATTAGAACAACCTTAGGTACTAAGGCTATACGACTTAAGACATGATATAATCTAGCTTACTTTATCTCCGGAGAAAAATAGCATGGCCAATGGCAATCCTCTGTCTGTAACCATTTTAGCCTCAGGTATTGAGGCTGAAATTGAATTTGAGTCCGATGGAGCCATGGGGCTCAATGGTACCTATCTTTTTGATACAGCGGGTGGTGTATCAACATTTGATGCTAAGCCCGTTCTCACAAGCTGGGCTTCTGCCAAAATAGTATTTACTGTCACATCTGAATCCTATGATGATCTCGGAGCTCTTACCACAGCAGTCAGGACAGTAAGAGGCACCAGGGCCAGGATGAAGGCTTACCCCAATAATGCCACAGCTGAAGAGAGGCTAAACGGAACCAATGTTATTGTTACGATAACCCTAGACGAGCCTATTTATAATGATGATAAGAATGGTGGAGCAGGAACATCCGGGGTCAATCCTACGGTAACACTTCTTTCTGGTGTTTATACCCAAAACTCTATAGCATCTACATCGGTCTCTGGTTTCGCGGTAACCAATAACTCAACCCTTGATTATCCAAAGACCTTTGGTCGCTTTGCAAGCATCCCATTCGAGAATATCACGGGTCCATTTAACGTAGAAGCCCTGTGTGTAAACTTCTTTGCACGTGAAGGTAGACCATGTAGGGTTGTTAAGTTTGTTGCAAGTGACGGAACAAACACCGAGACCGTTCTTGTTACAGCTATGACAAAATCATCCTATGATGATACACCGCTTTACGTAGCAACTTTTAACACAGGAGACTTCACGGCAGCCAGTGTACTTACCGTTGATATCACTGCCTACCCATGGTTTGGTGATGCCGACTCTGTGTTTGACACCACAGGCATCCCAATGCCAAGCCTAAGTCCCACCTCCCTAACACTACTGTGTGAATATCCTATAACCTACGCATCAGTTGACTGGAATAGCGATATTCTAGGTAGCTTGACAAGTGGTGTTTTCGTAGACCGCGAGTCTCTTACACAAGCCGGTTCAAGTGCCACGGCCATAGCCGTGGGCTCAGGAGTGATTGGTTCAGGAGGGGTGCTACAGGTCTGTGAGGTTTCTACCTCACCAGCTCCTACGAGCACAGGTGTTTGGACAGGCGTAACAAGCGGAGCCACATTTACACCTACAAGTGTACCAACCGCAAAGGGCAGTGACACAACAGGTGCCGCTGCATCTACAGAGGCAGCTGCACTTCTTACACCATGTCGTTCTACAAGAGCCGCCATTAACAAGATAAAGACTTATAACAACACCAACTACGCTAGAAACAACGCAGACGGAGGTCATGTTGTAATCAAAGCGGGAGATGGCCCATGCGGCGCAGATGTTACAACCACCGCTGGAACCACAACAAGTGGTGCAGTAACCATACTTCCAGCTACGGGAGTTCTGAAATCAGAAGTTAGGTTTAAGAGAGTTGGAACAGCAGATAATAGCAATGGTGTAAACCATATTATCTTTAAGAGCGTAATTGCAAAGTCAAGCAGCGCCAACCTAACCGTACTAAGAGGCGCCTTGTATGGTCTCTTTGATGATGTAGAGATGCAGGGTCACTCGAGAAGTGCCTCTAACCATATGTTAAGAGCCTTCCAGTATTACTGGTTCAAGGGCTGCAGTATAACCACGTCTCCACATGGATATGGCCTTCACGGAGGAGCCTCACCGAACCACGCCATATTGGTTCGTAATTGCACAGGCACAGATCTAGATACAGCTTTCCTAAGAGAGTCTCTCTGGAATATCAATGTGACCTTTACCGATACAGCAACAGGTTCACCACCAGACTATGTTGATTTCGTTACAGAGAGAGAAGATACCTGTGTCTATAGAGCATATGGTTGGAAGTGCCGCGGTACATTCTGGTCTGGTCAAAGCAATCGCCGTCTTATTGCCAATGTCATGTGGGAGTATGTAGGGGATTCCACAACAAAAGCCTTTGGTCAGTTCAGTGATGCGAATATTACAGATGCTCTCTTCTGGCATAATACAGGCGCTGGACAGCGCTGGAACGTGCTACAAAACACAGCTCCAAACAATACTATCACAGGATTCTCTTCGAAGTTCTCTGCGCATTACTACAATGCTCATAAACACGACGTGTTCGCCTCCGACGGTACCTTGATAGGTTGGTGGTGGACAATGTATGGAGTTGGTTGCATGGGCGTTGTGTCTATTAAAGACACATTCCCACCAGCCTATGGTGGTATTAACTTCGATGATAATGTGAGTTATGCCAGCATCTGGGAGGATGCTCAGTTCAACTCTGGAGACACACCGGATCCCAACGGAGCCGGAGACGGTGATTACACACCTGTGGAGGATGGACCTCTAGCCGATAAGATCCCAGCGGGCTTTGCGGTGCTACCATATGATATTAATGGAGTGGTAATTCCAAACGATGGTACTGGATATGCCGGAGCTATAGCATTTGGCACAGCAATAATACTTCCTCCAGATATATCTTATACATCACCACAAGTTCTTATTCAAAACGTATTTGCATCCATTACACCAACCAATCTTGGTGATGCCATCCCTCCGGGTGGCTGGGTTGTAACAACAGGCACTTTGCCAACAGGACTTACGATCAACGCAGACACAGGGGTGATATCTGGAACTCCTACCGTTCAGGGTACCTCTCAGGTAACAATTACTGCAACTAATACAGCGGGATTTGATACGGCTGTTATTGATTTTGATATTGATCCACCCGCGATACCAGCGCCAAATATCAGCTATACAACACCACAGAATCTCACCGAAGACACACCTGTATCTCCAATCAACCCAACCAACACGGGTGGTGCTGTGCCCGTAGGTGGCTATACCATTAACGCAGGATCTCTTCCAACGGGTCTAGCTCTAGATGCAGACACAGGTTCTATTACAGGAACACCTACACTAAATGGCACATACCAAGCAACCATTAGGGCCACAAACTCTGGTGGTTCAGACGACTTCGTAATAGACTTCAACGTAGCCCTTGCTCTACCAAATATCACATACTCAACACCACAAGTAATAACTGTAAACTCAGCCTATTCTACGGATCCAACAAATATAGGCGGAGACATTCCCAATGCTGGTTGGTCTGTGTTATCCGGAAGCTTACCTACAGGGTTAATACTCAACGTAGACACAGGTACCATTTCGGGTACACCAACAGTACAAGGAGACTTTACTCCAACCATTCGAGCAACCAATGCCACAGGATCAGATGACTTCGCAATAGAATTCACAGTCTCTGCCACCTATACACCTCCAGTCCTTGTTGAGGGCACTGGTTGGCTTGGTTCAACTACAAACCCAGGACAAATAGGCTCGGGACCAGGAGCAACATCTATAGCAATAGCTAGATGGAACGTTGTTCAATGGCTAACCATAGACTCATCTCTACGTATTGGTTTAATGGCATTCCATAGAAATAAAATTGAGAGAGTGGAGTTCTCAATAGACGATGGTCCATGGGCCACGGTTTATGAGCCCACCATTAATCCAGTAACTAATGTACCGGAATATGAAGTTGTTATTGATCCAGCAACTATGTCAGACGCCTTCCGTGAGATCAGAGCTATTGTTTATCCTGTGATAGGCACCACACGTACCCTTCAGGGAGCCGTACCTGTTCAGAACGGAGCCCATGATGAAACGGGATTGTGGATTACCACAAACAACTCTGGCACGTTTGATAACGTAATAATCTACTGTGATATAGTAAATGGCAATGACACTACAGGCACAGGCAGTAGTGGCAATCCTTATAAAACCATTCAAAAGGCGCAGCAATCTGTTCCACAGATTGCTAATGCTTCTACACCAACAGGTGCAGCGGACAATTCAACAATAAGACTTAGAGCTGGTACTTATGCTGGTGGCTACAGTGGTACGACAAAGCCCAACACTCTTAATGGATGGATGACCATCGAAGCAGATGCAGCATCCGGTGCCACAAAGGCCAATGTCATTATTGATACAGTAGTCAACGCAACTAGAACAAGATTGACTAGATGGCGTGATGTCCACTTCAAGCTTGGTCAGCCAAACAACTGGTCAATAGCATCTATATCTGCTAGTAATCAATCACTATGGTTGGATGATTGCAAGATTGAAGGAGCTTTTGAGCCTTCGGCCCAGGCAGTCCCAGGAAACTCGGTTATCTCTTCGTCGGGTAACTGGAGACAGGTATATGTAACGGACTCAGAGATATTCAACTGCAGCGAGGGATATAACGGATACCATCTCGTAAGAGATTCATCTGCGCACCACCTGGTTTCAGATGCCTTCAGTAATTGCAGAATGGTAGTTAAGAGTGACGCGTTCTCTAATAGAGGATTTGGCTCAGGGGTCCATCCTGACGTATACCAGATCTCAGGCCCCTCAACTCACATACGCAGAAACTGTATCCTATACGGCGTAAGATCATGGGATATTCCACACCAGGGTCTCTTCCACGATGACATTCAGAAGGTGGAAGATTTTGCTGCCGTGAATTGTCAATTCGCTAGACCTTGGGGAGACGCACTTCCTTCGGGTGGCGAAAGGTGTCAGTTCCTAATACCAGCAGAACACTACGTGATATGGTATTGCACCTTTGCGCACTATGAGTTTACCTTTGGACAATTGTTCTGGGGCAACGCAACAAATATATCCATGCGTCGTTGCCATGCTGGGTACCCAGTAATAGGTGGCACCTGGGCCACAGCCCTAACTGCCCTTAATGCCCTAGATATAGGAGACCTAACCTGGGAGATCACCAATCCAAGCGGAGCCAATCCCGGTTCACCAAGTGACACCATAGGTGATCCTCTCTTCCTTGATCCGGTTATGTATAATTTCCATCCAGACCCCACCTCTGAATTGGTTGGAAGAGTAATTGGAACAGGAACCCCACTCTGGCCATACGATTACGATAATGTAATTAGAGGAGTTCCTGATACTATAGGTGCATATTATGTTGCCAGCGCTACTTCTGGAACACAACTATCTATAGTTCTAGTAGCAGTTAATGGCACAGCTGTGTTTCTAACAACTGGTGGTTAATGGCAATAACTGAAAGATATGTAACAACAGGAGCAGCCGGAGGAGGAGACGGTAGCTCAGGATCACCCTGGACTCTTTCAGAGGCGATATCCAATGCAGCCGCTGGGGATCGTATTAATATAGGTCCAGGCACCTACACCAGGACAGCTACGGATACTTTAACGGCAGATGGCACTGATACCTCTCCTATAGTTTGGAGAGGTTACACTACAACCATAGGAGATGGTTACCTAGGAAGATCCTCTGGCGGGGCACTCAATGAAACCAATATGCCCATCCTGTCCTATAACTCCACATTTCGTCTTAATGCCAGCGGTGCAACGCACAACGTATTCGAAAGTCTTGTTATCTCAACAACTAACTCTGCCTCGGCAGTGTTCGTAACAGATGACTCAGGTCTAATAAATTGTGTAGTAAGACAATTAAGCACCAACGCCGCAGCAGCCGGGGTAGACGGTTCCACAAACATAGAAACATACTTAATAAACTGTGACGTATCTACAGCTGCGTCTGGAGGAACTTACGCAGTAAGAATGCAAGGTACAGGCTCAACAATAGTTGGCTCTAGAATTAAATGTCCAGGAGGAGCAGGCGTAATAGTAAGATCGCAAAGTACGGTTGCGCACTGCACCATTTTTGACTGTGGCACAGACGGTATTCAGGTAGACTCATCTACCGCATTACCTTGCATTATCTACAATACCATTTACGATTGCACCGCTGATGGTATCAACGTTATTAGCACCACACCAGACCCACAAAGGATAATAGGCAACCATATTACAGACTGCGGGGGTTATGGAATTGATTTCACAACAGCTGTTTGCCCAGCCTTCTTAGCGTTCAATAGATTTAGGGACAACGCAAGCGGTAATACAAATGGCGCTGCTGACTGGGTAACAGGTATGAACCAAGCTGTTGTAACCACAGACACAGGAGATGCTACTACAGATTTTACCTCTCCAGGCTCAAACTTTGAGTTGATAGCAGCTGCCCCAGGTGTAAACGTAGGACCAGGCTATAAAAATAATATAGGTGCCAATGGTGAAGCCGATGCGGCAGGAGCCGCTGGTATAATAACCCATCCCGGTATGGTGGGCGGGATGAGAGGATAAAATGAAGTTTATTTTTAAGAATGGTTCAACAAGTAATATATTAAGAGTATTAATTCTTGATAGTACTAGTACCACAGGAGCAGGTAAAACTGGCCTCACAGAGGCCAGTTCAGGGCTCATTATAGCCACCATAGCCAACAATGAGGCTACAGCTACAGTTTACACACAGGCCGCAGGCAACGTAGAAACTATAACCACCCTAGGTACCTTCTCGGCACCCTCTGCAAACAAAGCTAGATTTAAAGAAGTTGATGCCACAAATCTTCCCGGTGTATACGAAATCCAAATAGCAGACGCCAGATTCGCTGTAGCCAGTGCCAAAGCTCTAGTTGTTATGGTACTAGGAGTATCGGGCATAGTGCCATGTACTCTTGAGATTGAGCTTATAACAGCAGATCTCTTCGATTCAGTACGTCTGGGCCTAACAGCACTTCCTAACGCAGCAGCGGAGGCCGCAGGTGGTCTCTACACCCGTGGAACAGGCGCGGGACAGATTAACCAGCCAGCAAACGGTATGGTTGATGTTAATGCCATCAGACACCTAGGTACAGCCTATGCCACCCCAACTTTTGCCGGTGTACCAGAGGTAGACGTCACACACTGGAGAAACGAAGCTGTCCCTGCCACATTAGTTACAGGCACACCAAAAGTAGACTCTTCTCATTGGCAAGGCGTAGCCGTCGCCACCCCTTCTATACCAGGTGTTCCAGAAGTGGACGTAACCTACTCAGCAGGATCTCTTGTTACCGGTGGCACACCAGATGTCAACGTTATAAGTCTAAGTGCAGGAGCCCTTACTTCAATAGCGGCCGGGGTTTGGAACGCCCTTACCTCTGGTATGTCAACTGTTGGTTCTATAGGTAAGAGAATAGTTGATTACCTAACAGGAGATATCTACGCGAGAGTAGGCGCACCTGTGGGAGCCAGCATATCTGCAGATATAGCTACGGTTCTGGCTAAGTTGAATAACGGAACAGATGGCCTCGGGGCCATTATGACATCCGTTACCAACCTTACCGGTAACGTAACAGCCTCACTTATGACACCTAAGGTTTACGAGAGACCAGACACGGGGTCTAAGACATACAGAATACTTCTACATCTATTCGACGATATAGGAAACTACGAAGATCCAGATACCAACCTGGTTACCTTTACCGCTCAAAACGATCAAGGCACCGATCGTAGCTCTAACCTATCTTCGGTAACCAGAGACGCAGCAGGACAATACCGTGTTGACTACACAGTTGCATCCACCCACGCCATTGAAGGTGTAACATTCCTGGCTGCTTGGACAGAAGCCGCTGTCGCACAGGGAATAGGTGGCTCTACACACGTTGTTGAGCTTACAGCACAAACCTTTACTTCCGCAGACCGCACCAAGCTTGATACCTTGCACGACACTCGTATACCGGGAGTCATCCAGCCTCAGACAGGAGACTCATTCGCGCGTCTAGGCACACCGGTTGGGGCAAGTATATCATCAGACATTGCGGGAATTCAATCAGACACAGACAACATTCAGACACGTATCCCAGCGGCTCTTGTTTCAGGAAGAATGGCTTCCAATGCAGAAGTGGTGGGAGATAAGACAGGTTATGCCCTTAGTTCGGCGGGTGTCCAAGCCATCTGGGATGCACTAACAAGTGCCCTAACCACAGTTGGTTCTATTGGCAAGAAACTAGCTGATTGGGTTGTAGGTACCATAGACACCTATACAGGTAACACCAAGCAGACAGGAGATGCCTTCGCCCGTCTAGGAGCCCCTGCAGGCGCCTCTATCGCAGCAGACATAGCAGACACAGCCACAGCGGCAGAAGTCGCAGTGGAAGTGGCCGATGCTCTTCGTACAGACTCTGGGGCAGAGGTAGCCACCCCACCAGCCAAGGATGCACCTATAGCTGCCCAATTACAGTGGCTATTCCAGGCCATGAGAAACGGTGGTATAGAAACTCTTACATCACGCAAGACCCTTAATGATGCAGGAACCGTCACAGGAACCCAGTCGGTAAGTGATGCCAATGATCAGCTAACCGTTGGTAAGGCAACCTAATGGCCCTGTCTACTGCCAATAAGAGACGCTCCGCTTATGGGCTAGGGCTACCTTGGATGAGACTAGGACCCGTTCCAGACGGGTCCATAGCCAATTATCAGGATAGAAGGCATATATTTGGTTGGTTTGCCTGGGGAACCCTGGTAACAAAGGTCTTCAAGATTCCCCGTAGATCAGAGAACTTACTGGTAGCAGAGAAGAAATCTACAGCACCAGCACCAACAAGGCTAAGAGACAGGATAACTATAGATTACATTGATCTATAGTCTTTAGACTCCAGAACCCTTCTCAAACTCCTCCTGTGCCTTCTTTTTCTCGGCCTCAGTTTGGGCTGCTCTCCTAGCATGATGCAAACAACTTTCACCATCTTCGATGGCGGCTAAGAAGTTCTCAAGATAGTTAATCATTTTGCGAACTTTAGATTCAATCTCTCGAATCTCCACTTCGTCACCATAATTCGCAACGACAATCTTTTGATTGCCATCACTTAGGACAAGCGTAAGATCAAGATCAAACTGTATACCATTATGACCACTATCCCATCTGCTTAATACAATCGAAGAGGAAATAAAGCTGTCATCTTCCTTCTTCTTATCGCTCAGCCAAGCTCTCTCCTTAATGATAATCTTAGGATACCCGCTCTTCTTTTTAGCCACATTATCTCCTATTCATCTAACCTTGGACGATGATACACAGCAAACTTAGGGATACCATCTTTGGTACGATCCCAATATTTAAACGTGATCTTCTGACCAACTTCAAAGATCACAGGCGTAATCCATTCAGGTAGAGCCTCACCAGGATGATCCCAGGCATATTGCACAGCCTTGTTCTTCTGGTCGCCACCCTTCTTCTCTGCTTCTAGTCCACGCTCAGAATCATTAAGACCAGCTACCTCAAATCTGTGGCCGGTTCCAACCTCTTCTACAATAAGAGCCCCAAGCTTCCCACGAAGCCTAGAATTCTTCTTAGTAATCTTTCCAGAAGTAAAACCAACTATCACAGCTTCTGCGTCATAGAACTTCTTAACCTTAAGGAGGTCTTCTCTGGCTCTTCTAGGATTCCAGACGCTCTCTGCCCTGCGCAACATAACACCCTCACCATCACCCATGATTACATTATCTAAGAATTTGTATACATCCTGGGTATCTTTAGCAAGGGTCTGTCTATGAACACTCCAGTAATTTCCGTACCACTCTTTTTCCACAAAGTTCTTAACAAACACACTAAATGGTCTTTCTATAAAGACCAGATCTTTGCACCTGTTCTGCGCCCACTCAGCCATATTTGGAAGCTGAGCTTCCCAGTCTAAGATATGAACTCTACCTGCACGTAAGAACTGATTTGGGCTAGGATTATCGAACACCTTATAATAAAGCTTAGCCCACTCCTCGTCCTTACTATGAGCTCTGGTAATAGAAACTATATCTTGCAGGCTAGTACCCTGATTCCAGAGCTCACCATCAAGGAATAGATTTCTGGGCAGATCTTCTGTAAACCACGCAGGGGCGTGGATAACCTTACCACCCCTGCTCCACAATCCCGTGCTGATATGCTCACCACCGCTGACGGCAGTATTAGCATAAGGCACCACACCAGCGGGTAACCCTATACTAATACCACCATCCCAGAAACAACGCATACCATCGAGTTTCTCAGACATGTACCAGCCAGTGGGATCATTAACTTCGGGATCAAAAGTCCCCGCTAGCATGAGAAACTCTCTCTTATTTAGATCTCTGGCTGCCATTTTATCTACACCTCAAAAAGATCTGATCACAAAAGCTGTAAGTCTATTTTTGTGGGTTCTAAGCTTTCTAATTCTGGCGGCAACAGCAAAAGCCTTCTTGCGCGTAGAGAACCCGAAAACGAGATCTCTCTCACCGCTTGTTAGACTAGTTCCCGTACCCAGAAGATTGCTCTCGCCACCCACTTTCTCAATACGATCATCAAGAGAGCCAGACCATCCATCGTAGCCCACAAGAATCTCATAGTTAATAGTCACTATCTTCTTACTCTTACTCTTGCTCTTAGTCTTCTTACTCATAACAACTCCTAGAATAGAGCAATGATAACCATAGCGAAATCATCAACCAGCTCCATGGCTAGATTGATATCAATTCTCTGTGTTACCATAAACGCTCTCTGACCAACACAAAAAAGCACGCCGTGCACCATGCACGGCGTGTGTCTAATCAAAAGTTCCAATTTGCTCATACACCATTCTCTCACACGGGAGGGACATAGATTAAGAGTTTATGGTGCAGAACCTCCTTCTGCCTCGGCAGAGGACTTAGCAATAACTACACCATCGGGTACCTTAATAAAAGGAGAACTGGCCTCTAGTACGGTACTTGCTCTGGGGATATTCTCGCCATCAATGTGCTCTATCCCCTCAAGAGTCCAGCCGGGGATGGTTAGATCCATACCCCATCTTTTAGTACCGCATTTTGCCGTTATCTGTATACCAACTTCAGACTCTTTACCATCCTTAGAGACACAACAAGCTAAATAGCTAGCTATATTGGGTATGATATTAAAGAACTCTTGAACATCTACCTCTGTTGTATCTGATGTAAGCTTCCTCTCAGGAAGTTTCATAATCTAGACCTCCTTTTCAGGGATTACGGCAAGAAGACTACCAGTCGCAATAAACAGCCAGTTCTCCCTAGTCTTCTCATCTGCGAAAACATTGGCAGAAGTCCGAGGGAAAAGGACCCTATCACCTACGGAAACATTAGGCCTAATAAGGGTACCATTATCATAGTAACCCTCACCAACAGCCATGATCCTACCCGTACTCAGGAACTGAGTCTCCTTAGAAATATTGGGAAGATACAGACCACCGGCAGTCTTCTCTGCAGCACTGTCCTCCTTAATAAGGACAAGAGTGCCAAGAGGCTTTGGTAACTGACTTCTGCTTTCCATTTTTGCAAAACTCTTATCGTTCATAACAACTCCTAAAATGCACAATTTATAATTGTGCTAACCTATTTCGCACACTTCTTTATCCCGCCCAAGATAATACTCTTTACAAGCCCTGCAACTAGTTCTACTGTAATAATATTCATACCACGGATCACGCCAACAATATTTTCCGATAGTTACTGTTTGACACACAACTGGCCATATGTGTTTGCTCTTGCGATTGGCAAGCTTATAAGGAACAAAAGATACACTAATACCATTACCTTGTGAATCGCTCACTAACCTATTCCCCACACAACTTCACAAGCAGGACCCTCGCATGCAGATACCGACTGGGGACTTGTCGTATCAGAGTTCTCTTTCATCTCACGATAATCTACGGGAGTGTAATTCTCCAGTATCTCATTCCACCTTGCTTCATCTGCCTTGGTGGTGACTTCCTCTCTGGGAGCCTGGGGATAAATCTTATCTCCTGACCACGGCAGGAAACTCATAGACACCATACGGTGTCTGTTTTCCCATACATAGTTCTCTACCAGATCCCACTCTTCTGGACGTACACTTAAAGTGCAAGACACATTGTGTGTTAAACCATAGCTAGATGTCCAATTGGCCGTACCAGGGAGAATCCAATTCTCATAAGTACTAAACACCTTATCCAGCATCTGGATAGCCGTAAGATCATTTCTAATAACAGCTACATCAGGAGCCTGAATAGGAAACTCTATAACCCAATCCACATCGTTATAGACAGACTTAACACACATATGTGGATTGATAGACTTAAAGTACTGGAACACAGGTTCTGTGTGATTAGCTGTCACTCTTCTTAGATATCTACGAGCATGATGAGGATGAATACCACTGCCAACACAACCAAGAACAAGACTTGCTGTCCCAGAAGGCTTAACCGTAGTGACCCTATAGGCGGGATTAATCCCAAGTAATGCAGCCACTCTAATATTCTCAGCAACAGCTGCCTTAGCCGCTCTTGTCTGGAACACAGGATCCTGGGTAATAGGACTATCCATTATTCCAGTGATGGACACACCCAACAGAGCTTCTCTTCTTGCTATAGCCTCAGTAATAGCGCCAAGATATGCAAAGTCGGTGTACGCAGCCTGGTATGTGCCTATTCTAGCTGCCATAATAGCGGCCTTAATAAACTCACTCTCAGAGTGAATCTCAGATCCATTGATCTCTGTCAAATTACAGAATGCCCAGCCAGTTTTACCTGTCTTGGGCTCAACAGGATTGAGTCCAATCTCTGAACACGGATTGTATCCGTGATCGGGATGTACCAAAAAGATAAATCCAGGCTCGCCAAATTCCTTAACACATCGGAAGATATTGGTAAATATTCTCTTGTTTTGCTCGTGGTTCCCACGGATAAGAACAGCGCTATTGTTAGCCAATCTGCGCTGACCATTGCTGGTAATCCAGTCTCCCGTCTTACACTGCATCATCTCAGCATCTTCTGGGCTAAACAGAGCAATCAAACTACTACGTCTGATACCACCAGCTAGAACGCCACTGGCCACATGGCAATTAATATCATGACACTCAATGGGCTTAAGTTTTCTACCCAAGGCACCATTGAGAATCTTTCTAACATTCTCAAGCAGCTCCTTTAGTGGCACATGGCCTGGGGCTAGACCTCCAGAGGTCTTTAAAGGCACACCTTGTAATCTTATTTTAGAATAGTCATAGTCAACATAAATGCCGGCCCCATTGCTACCTTCAAAATAAGAACCGACAAGGACACCAAGGGCATTCGCCCAACCCTCAATACTGTCTTCGACAGTATGCCAAGACACAAAAGTACGATCTATTGAATCAACTAGCGGTGGCAACTTATCAACATGGCAATACTGCACACTGTAGCCAGTGCCACAGCCAGCCAGAAGCAAGTAGAACATCTCCTGGAAGAATCTCGGGCGATCTACCAAGCTAAAGGAACAGTTATACCCTCTGGCGTTTAAGCTCTCAATAGCTTTCCCGCCAAACTGTAAGCTACGCATAGAAGGAAGAATCTTCTTATCATATACCAGTTGGAATGCTTCTACTATCTCGCTCTCTAAGTGTGGCCATCTCTTGGTATGCATCAACATATTTCTAGCAGAACTCTCTTTCCATGTTTCTCTTCTACCAGAAACAGGATTAAAGCGAGAGTATTTTGCAGCATGAATATAATCAGACATCATGCTTTTACTAGGCTTCCTACGAGCTTCTCTAAGCTTCCTTCTCTCCTCACGATAAAGGATGTATTTCTTAGCTATCTCTGGATAGCCCTGAGACATAAGAGACTTCTCTACGACATCCTGGATCTCTTCTACAGAAGCAACATTTCTGTCGAGTTCTCTAACAGCAGCCTCGGCAACAACATCTATCGCAGTTGAGCTAAGACCAGCCTTGGCAACAGCACTCTTAATCTTATCTATTGTAAAATCTTCCAGTGACTCATCTCTCTTAACAACATGCTTAAGCATCAATTACCTCAATTGTAATCTTACACAGATACCAATTCTGTTGTCTTTCAATCTCCTCTTCCTCTAAATAGTTTATAGCTTCTTTAGGAGACTCAAACAACTGATCCAATGGATACTCATATTCAAAACCAGACCATGGAAGCACTAGACGAATCATACCCTGATCATCAACAACAAGAGCCTCCATCCACCTATACCAAACCTCGTTATCTGGCTTAACCATTACACAGCAACCTTAAAAGAAATTGCGGGATGAGGATGATAATCCTCTAGCTTAAATAGGTCAAGTATTTCCTCTGTAGAAGCATTGCTTTTCACAAGATCATCTATGTCTTGTAAAGACTGGATCTTGTCACTTATCTTAAGTGACGGTAATGGACGTGGATTTCTACTCAATTGCTCAGCAAGACCAGGGAAGTGATCATACTCCTTTTTACTACCATCTTCACAAGCAGTATAGACATGCATATCCACAATGGAGTGGGCAAAGACACCTGGCTCATAGCCCACAAATCTAGCGTAAAGTGGCAATAGAAATCCACCATAACCAGCCATGTTAAAAGGTAAACCAAGAGCAACATCGCAGGATCTTTGTGTAAGATGCAAATTTAGACGAGGAAGATCACCCCTCTTGGCGTGAATATTCAATACATGAAACACATGACACGGAGGTATCGAAGAGCCAACAACATTTCTAGGATCCCAACTCGTAATACAAGCCTGTCTCGTAGCGGGATTAGATTTAAGTAAATCTATAGCCCACTTAACCTGATCAATATAAAAGGGAAGACCCTCTTGGTGTTCAAAATACGTAACGGGTCTACTAAACCTACGCCAGAAGTTTCCATATGCACTCGGTACAACCTTACGAGTTGTGATCCTGGGCTCGGAGATAGGTAAATCAAGAGCATCAGCCTCTCCATTAAAAACAGGAGGACTCTCGCTTAACATAACTGGTTCATTTATGATCCAAGGATCCCAGAAATGAACATCATGCTTATGCAAGAAATCTACAGTTGGCTCACCGCTTAAGAACCAAAGATTCTCTATTACTATATTCTTCCAGGAAATCTTTTTCGTAGTAAGAAGAGGAATACCATTCTTTCCTACGTCATGAGTATAGTTATAGTTAAACACGCCCAGGGTGTCAACACCTCCTCTTGTGCTTATCTTTCTTTCCCCATGCTCCATGATATGCTCTAATATATCAAGATACTGAAACATCGATACCTATCTCCTTTAGATCTTCTACTAGATCATCTTTCTTTTCAGTAATAACTCTCTTACGTCTCTTCTTCTTGATCGGCTTGAGTTCTAATGGCTCGTCTACTCGAGACCGTATAACGTGCTCCTTAAGGACAACCCTTATAATAAGATCATCAGGAGACACATAGACAACAAAGATCTCCTGATCCTGTAGAAGCATTTTCATAATCCACAGGGACTCTCCAGAGTCATTTCCCTCATCTCTGTGAACAATTTGTTCCACCCTAAAATGACGAGCGTCACTACAAAGTGTGTCGTAATCTTTTCTAGAGAAGGTCTTAATCTTATAAATACTCTTAAGACCACTCTTTATCTGCGGATAATAATCTTCTCTTCTTTTCATGCCACCAAAGCTCCACGTCTTACGAATCTCTTTCTCTTCATCCCTTCTCTACAAGAAAGATCATTAATGACTAGTTTATTGAAAGCTTTATCCGCCAAACTAAACTTATCTATAATGGTAAGACCATTCAAATGATCTATCTCATGTTGCACGATACGCGCATTCCAATCATAGAACTCGGTACGGTTCTCAAATCCATCTCTATCAAACCACGTAACACTTACCCAGTCTCTTCTTCTTATCGTACCAACGCAATCATCGCAACTCAGGCAAGCTTCTTTCATAGAAACCCACTCTCTACCATGGGTTTCAATAGAGGGATTTATCATGGGCACAAGATCTTTATCTTCTCGCGCACCAAACCAACACACACAGACTCTGTTATTAAAGCCTAGCTGATTAGAAGCTATACCAACCCCATTCAAAAGCTTGACAACCTTACACATCTTCTCAATTTGATCTTGTATTACCCCAAGATCACAAGTGGTAAGATCAACCTTCTTGGTCCAGGTCTTGAGAATCTTAGACGGCCATTTAACAACAGACTGATAAGCCTCTCTCTGCTCAGCTACCAAGACAAGATCCTCTTTTATCTTTTCTTCACTCTGGGTCTCCGAGATTTCTTTAAGGAGCCCGCTAAGGTCTTCTTTGAAATCAATTTTCTCTCCGGCCTTGTCTTCCATGGGCAATGTCCCTCTTCACGAAACTTGTTTAAAATAATCCTAGACCAATTCTCAAGATTTAAAGTAAGCAACACATCCTCGGTAAGATGCCAACGCAATGACATATGCTCTTCATTAGGTCTAATGTCTAACCCCTTAGCATCAAACAAATACACTAAGCCAAAATGAACAGCACCAACAGGATCACTCCAGTCTTTCAATATCCCAAGAGGTTCTAATCTTGTGTCTAACATCTCACCAGAGACATCCTCACCATTAAACAAAAGCTCCTCAGAGAGTTCTCTCCTAATAGCGCCATCTATATTATCGTGTTCATCCCATGTCATATGCCCACCAAAGCCAATAGAGAATCTATTCTGAAGCCGCTCTTCACCAGGTCTTAATCTCTCATAAGACAATAATTTATTATCCTGATGGATAATTACATATGGAATGGGTTGCTGATAAGAGGCATTGTATTCCAATATGCCTCTGGGCAAAACGACCATTGCTTCGCTTTCCCACAATCTATTTTTACAATGGGTTACATCACTAGGAGAAACATTAAATCCCTGAAGTAGAAAATTTCGAGGATGTAATAAGCTCTCGGTTCTATAAGCAACAATATACTCTTCCATATTAATATCTAAGCCTTTCGCATATTCTCACGACAGTCTGAGCCACAGAACTTACGACGCTTATCAACAGAAGAAACCTCCACTCCACAGAACATACAGTGTATTACACCTAGTCTTCTGTGCTTATCCCTATCCCTAGACTGCCCATTCTTACATTTCTTTCCACAATAACGTGAGTTGACAAAGGTGGTCTCAAAGAATGTATGGCAAAAAAGACACTCTTTAGTCTCTACCTTGTGATACCTTCCTCTTAATAACTTTGTTTTAACAGGCTTAAATCTATCGAGAGCTATGGCTTCTCTAGCTTCCTCTGGAGTTGTGCAAACCTTTACCAGACTATTACACAACCTACATCTACCTTTTGAATCAACTCCATCAATCTCAAGCTCATGCTTTTGCTCGCAAACCCAGGGAGTATAAATACTATACCACCTTTCTAATAGCATCATGTTCCGACTTAGACCTAATGTAAATATCTCTACAGGTCTTATCTACATGATCAACAAGCTCATCTGTCAGACTGCCATTCTCATTGAGTAAAGTTCCCTGATGAGTCATCATTATGGCATTAAAAACATTAGGCATAAAAGCCATGATCAAGACAGACTCAGAGGGAGAAGGTACCCATGGTCTGATTTTATGAACTTCTAGTACCAAATCTGGCCCTTGATCCACTAACAGGGCAAGAGCGTAGGTAATACTAAGACTCTTACTAGCCTCAACAAGACAAGCCCATACCTCTTCATACTCGTCAACATTACGACTAAGGTCTGGAAGAGCTCTATCTATTATTTGCTTGGCTTCTGTATCTGTAATACCCGTACGATAGGAGTTAATCATTATGCACCTAAGAAACCTTTTCTACAGGAGCAATATAGCCCCAGCCCCACTTCTCTTTCTGCTTCTTATTAATTCTAGCTATCTCTTCCTCATCCATAAGACCATTGGGGAAGGGTAAAAACTCTATAACATTATCAGGATCACTACCAGCGAGAGACAAAGCCATAGCATTACCCTCATCTATATCAAAGTGCTTCCGCACTATCATATTTAAACCCTTAAGCCACTTAGGCCAAGAGTTCTTAGAGAATGGTTTCAGAAAACCAGAATCCGCTTCTGAAACATACAGTAAGACTATAGCGTCCTCACCATCCTTAACATGTTGCTTATTAGCTTGATCAAGAAGGTCCAGCATGAACCCAGATTCCTCATAGGTATCCACACCTAAACCCCTGTTATTAAACGGAACATACAAAATCTTCACCTAACACTCCTCCTTTTCAAGCGTATATCTAAAGTTATCTCGAAGTACAGCATTTAACAATTTGATAAGTGGACCATTTGTAATCAAGTGTAAACCAGTTCTCAAATAAAAAGAATTTATATAGATAGCCTGCGGCAAATAAACAATAAGATAAGATCCCTTGGATCGACCACTTGGTTGTCTCTCTGTAACCATATTTCCAAACGCAGCAGGCCTACTCACGTACTCCCTGCATGACATTAAATGATTCTTTAACCCAAGCTCCACAGTGCCTATTTCTCCACTACAGAAAGGACACTTAACCTTACCTGCACTCTTCCTTTTCTTGCGCTGGACACTAGAAGATGTCATCAGTGGTAAGGCCGACTTTGATTCCCTGTATCCCATTACCTTAAGGACACTTAAAAGTTCGTCCAGATCCCTAAAGTATCTAATATTCGTTCCACATATACCAACTGAACCTATAATAAAAATCTTATTAAAGGGGTGGCTCTCTACTATATCGTCAAGAGAATCACTAGAGAAAGAAAGGAGAAGAAGAGGCGTATCAGAACGACATACCTCTCCCCTATCCATCTCCGAGAGAGCTATACCAGAATCGCATATAGCTTTTCTATACACACGAGACATCTGCTCGTCATCACAGTAGAACTTAAACAACAAATTTATAGTACCTTAAATCCTCTGCATATTTACGCAGAGGTCACCTCAATATCTCTTTGTAGAGTATGAAATCTATACAAGAACTGGACACATGCCGTATCAGGCCCCACAGATACAATGTGTAAGTCATCATACGCTTTTTCTTGCATCTGCCAGACCTTCTTATGCTTAATAAGATCTCTTACTTCAGATGACATTACCGCTTTATCTACCTTGTGCATCAAATTACTTATGGACTCGTTATCCCACAAATCGAGGATACCGAATTTAGCCATAATAATCCTCTGCACCTTGTCTTCCATCTTCTTATAGTCAGGCAAGTAAGCCTTAACGGGACTGGGCATATCCTTTAGATATGCCTCTGAAGCATCATGAAGAAGACCCATCAAAGCTATTCTAGAAAGTTCGTATTGACTATACTCTTTTGTGCACCTAGCCAATAACTCCATTCTTTCGCTTACATACACAGAATGCTGAGCTACAGGATAAAAGTTCCAGCAGTGGCCAGCAAATCTTCCTTCTCGAGAAGTAGCAACAGCAATATCCATTATGTCAATCTCGTCAAGAGATGGATCGACAAAGTGGAAATGATGACCAGTAAAGGTCATAATCCATGGGCCTCTGTTATCACCAAGGACCAGGTCCTTGTCACCATTATTCCATTCAGGAGCCGTGCTCATTCTATTCTCCTCTCTCCTCGAAGAGGAGAATCTCAATCTGGCGTATTGCATCATCAAGTATCCCCTCAATCTCCGCGTAGCTTATAGAGGGATTGATGCAACCAACATTTGCTCTTACTGTTTCCACTATATTAAGTATCTCTTCCAATGATTTAATACTAGAGTCATTCATATAAACCTCACTTATCAAACACACCTTCAAACGGATCATCTAACTTTGGGGGATTGGCAAGCCCTATAATGGTCCTCTGTTTTCTCTCAACAGTGGGCGAAGAAGGATTCTTAGCCTCAGAGTTTCTGAGCATCAGAATATCACCATACTCTGGGTACTCTTTAACGATAGACCAACCACTCAAAGCTTCCTTACCCTTGTTGCCTTTCTCTTTATGTTTAGCATCAACAAGAAAATCAGAAGCAACCTGAGCCCCTCCAAGAGAGTGACCCGCACTAGTAATATGGGTCTGCTCTTTAACCTTTGTGGTACCCGCACGTCTAAATTCATCTGTCTTAGCGCCTATCCCATCAGTGCCCAAAGATGAAATAAGATCACCCTTTTCATCAGTTGTGCCAAGAAGTCTTGTGTACCAAGCATACCCCTTACTCTCGCATGTCGTGCAGATATGCCCCAGGGCCTCAATGGTATTAATTTCCTCTCTATTCATAACGGGTTCGAGGTGTCTATTGGGACACCTCTCACCCTCTTCGACAACAGCACAACGGAATTCCAAATAACGTATGCCATTCACAATACTAAGTCTTCTGGGATCAATCATTATTTCCTCGGTATGACTATGGCTTCACTTCTAGATAGTTCTGCTACGGGTGCTTTAGTTCTCTTCTGACTATCCCACTCCTCCGCAGTAAGTTCAGGTGTGGAAGGTGTGCCTAAAGAACTCCAACACGTCTTCTTAAAGTCACAGTACGTACAGGCAAAAGAACCCTTTTCAACATACGGCTCATGTTGAGCGGGATCTTTATTCTTTGTTTTAGTAAGCTGAGATCTAAATCTAGTTTGAACAAGCTTAGAATCAGTTGCATTCATATCCACAAACTGGCTACCCTTACCTGTATTTGTAGCCAGAGTTAGCAATTCTTTATTAGAGTACTGAATTTCAAAGTCCCTTGGAGGAATGGTCCCTGCCTTAAGATGTTTCTTTAACTCAGTATACCTTTCACGTATCTGTCCCCAGGTAAGCCAATCTAAGTCCCAAGTTCTCTCAGAGCTATAGCAGCGTAGATAGGCACTATCCGGTGGTCTACTAGCTCCAACGGGCAAGTTGGCCCACTCAAACATAAACATATTGGTATTCATCTCTCTACTACAATAGAAGAGAGCACCATACTTAACACCAAACTGAAGCCACCACTGCATGTAGGACATTAGCTGGGGTAGATCTTTAAACCGAGGCTCAAGAAGCTCAAAGCCTCTTTGACCAGACTTGACCCATGGTATATCCGTATAACTACCAACAGACTTAACCTCAACAATGACCTTTTCTAAACTACCTGGTAGATAGGCCATTAGGTCCAGTCTTCCAGACAACATGTTCTCTGGGTCAAAGAAAGACATCTCTTCCCCTGCCCAAAGACCCGCCTTTTTTGCAGGCTCATACACGAAGTTCTTAGATATCAGATCCCCTGTCTCACAAATTCTAATAAATCTTGCATCAACATACCCAGGATCAGGTGCTTGTCCCATTACCTTATACCAGGATTGCCTTAGGCAACTACCAAGTATAAAGTTATCTCCCGTTACAGGGTCCTTTACAAGGGCACTGGCGCTTGAAGGACTGAGACCTGCACTTCTCCTACTAGAGACCAGTGCTGGGTCATCTGAGGGCTTCGTAGCCTGTTCTAGGGCCTCGTACAGGGCTAGCTTACCATTTATATCTCTAAGACTAATGTCGGCCATTTTACTCCTACAGAATGTCAGAGAAATCCATCCCAAAAACACTCTTTGGCAGTTCTCTCTTACCACCTTCTTGTAATACGTTATCCTTACCATGCTCTCGCCACAAGGCTCTCTGAACATCCATGTACGCTCTAATGTTATCGATCTGTTCAAATGAACCAATATGATCATTGAACTGAAAGATACCCTGTTCCTTAAAGTCTGTGATCTTATTCTTATTAAAATCCAACTCTAAAACAGCAGACTTTTTCCAGCCCTTCTCTTCATCTTTTCTAACATGAAAATAATTAGCCCTCTCACGTTCTTCATGCAAAGGGTTGTAAACAATGGAACAGACATTGGCATTGTGAGATATCTTCTTGGTATCTGCCATGTCTGTCATCTTTGGTTTTCTACCTTGTGCAGACTTAACAATTTCCGAAGTACAAATAATAGTCTTACCATCATGCATTAGTTGATGGAGCTCATCTGCATTACGAGAATACTTTTCATGACCCTCAATACCATCAACACCATGTAGTTTATTAAAGGAGTCAACAACTATTATGCAATGACGCCCACCAAGAGATTCATTTACATCACGTATGGCTTTCTTAACCTGTTCTATATTCATGCCAATGTCACCACCAAAGATTCTGATGGTTTCACCAACTCTTTTTCTAAAGAACTCCTGTGTCTCACGATACTTAACGGTTAACTCTCTATCGTGATAGATATATTTCTGTGGTCTGGCAACCCACTTAATAGGAAGACCACTATGGATAGCTAGCTGCTTTGCCCAAGCCCATTGTGTGGTATCATCAAAAGAGAAGAATAGGATAACCATATCCTTATTCTCCTTATAATGTTTAACCATACCACTCACGACTTGATGCACCCATGCCGACTTACCAGCATTGGGACCACCTGCCAGGACCCAAAACATTCCCTTCTGGATACCGCCCATTTCATTATCTAATACAGGAATGCCAGTCCTATAACCAGCAATTACACCTCTATCGTTATCAAAGAAATCCATAGCCTCAAAGTAAGTCTTCTCAGCTGCCTTACCTGTGATATTTTGCGCACTACCACCAAAGAGAGGAGATAACTTAGACTCTGCTCTTTTAATAATAGTACTTAACTCTTGAGGGGTATTACTTCCTTCTAGCTTTTGTATATCGCGTAGTAAATCTCTTGCAATATTTCTGGCCTTACCAGAAAGAATCTGATCCACAGATGATCGTATATCTATCTCGGATACATTTGTCTTCTCGGATAGCTCCTTGATCATCCTTCCTCTTAACAGAGGATCTGGTTCACCAGCAATATGCGGTATCTGACTCCTTGCTAAATCAACTCCCTGAGTACCCTTGTCTATCTCGAGTTGCAAAGCAACCCTAAAGGAAGAGAAGACAGGGGTCTCATCATAAGCCTTGAGATCCTTACCGCAATAAAGTCTAAAGAACGTATCGGGATCTCTATCCTTTTCTGCTATGTTGGTATCTGGCCAGTTAAGAAACTTAAACTTAAGTCTAAATTCTCTCTTGCCACCAAATTCTTTTAGATACCTTTCCATGGCCTTCTGACCCGCAGGATCAGAATCAAAAACAATACAGATATCCTCGAACCCAAGCTGGACGAGAAGATCCATCTGCTCACTGTTCAAACCATTTGTCCCACAACACGCCACAATGGTCTCATGCCCAGCCTGCATGCCTGCCAGAGCATCAAAGTATCCTTCCACTATATCCAATTGCCTATAAGACTTCTGCTTGGCAAGATGAAGACCATAGAGGAAAGTCCGTGGCTCAAAGATATCACTCTTACGAGGTAAGAACCACTTCTTTGGATACTCAGTAGACTTACCAAGCCTACGCATATTGGCTTCATCCTCTTTATTATAAAGAGCGAAGCGTCTATCAAAACCAACACACACCCCTCTATGATCACGCAGTGTGATAGTAATAAACTCTCTACCAAATGTCATACGGGTAATACCGTGGGCCTCCATAAACTCAAGATCCCAGCCGCCATACTGGCGCATGGTTTTAACAAACTCATCCCAGTCAACGGTACCCACTCCCATCTTCTTACAGATCTCTTCCCCTATACCGCGATTCTTTGTGTGCTGAAACCCATTACAGATTTTAGATGTAATGATAAGACCAGTAAGACAGTCCGAGGCATCAGCCAGCATCTCTAATATCCTGGCACGAGCTAGCTCTTCTGTCGAAGGCTCATACTCCTTAAAGTCTAACTCAAAGTCTCGAGCTAAACCATAGACAGTCTCCGTGACCCACTCCTTACCGGAGTCTGGTAATCCCTCAATCCACGTCGCTGCTCTAAAGATATCTACCTTAGCCTGGCAACTCCAGCACCTAGCTATCTTAAAATCAGTCCTTGGGATAAATCCCATAGACGGAGTCTTGTCTTCGTGATCAGGATTGATGCATTTAAAAAGCGGATTAGTCTCTCTAGACCAGTTTTCCGGAAGCACACTATGCTTTATTAAATACTCGGGTAGCTTGGGACGTAGCTCTTCAATAATATCGTTAAGTTCCTTATTACCATAATCTACTCGCACTAGTTTCTCCTCAACTTGTCTTGGATTACCCGAAGGGTTCTCCTATATGTCCTTGTCGGAATACCGTGGTCATCGCCATGGTAGAGAAGAAAAAGGAGCCACCTTTCTTGAAAGGTGAGCTCCTCAAACTTCTCCGAACAAGTTACACCAACTACCCATGCCATGTCAATTTCGACGTCATTAGAAACTCTAATTTTAGGTTCCACGGGCTCAAAAGGTAGGAGGCTTAATGCATGAAGTTCTTTAAGCTCCATCTTATAAATCTGTTTCTTAAGATTCTTTCCCCTTAATCCCTGTAGTCTAAGCAGTCTGGCATAACAGAGCTTATCATCAGACCATCGCGGTCTCTTCACAAAGTGTCCTAACATGTGTAACAAAGTTTTCAACAAATATCTCAGACCCAGCTTTCCTCATAACTCTCTCTTTTACTTCCGTGGATCTTAATGACCACTGCTCGAATGAACTTGTATCACCCGCTTTTGCTCTTTGTTTCAAGCTAGCAAGTTTCTTTAGTTCATCTATGGCAGCCTTCTCATCAATGTTGTACCAAAACTGGTTACTATCATAGGTTGACATACCAAGACATGGAGAAAAGGAACCAGGAAGAAGATAGTTGTTACCCAAAAATTCTATGTGACCACCATACTCACCGGCTATAACAGGTACACCAGCAGCAGCTGCCATAGCTGCTGGCACATTAAAGCCCTCTCCCCGACTAGGACAGAAGTAAATATCTATGGTGTTAAAGAACTTCTGCACCTCAATATCCGTAAGCTTCTCTGTAATAAGAAAGATATCCGGAGGAGAAGATAAACGACAACTATCACGTACAACCTTAGCTGCTTTTATAACCTGAGAATCGTCGTTAAATTTTGAGCTACTATAAGTCTTGAGCAAACCAACAACATTCTTATTGCCATTAAACGCAATAGAGACATCTCTAATAAATGCCTCAACGTTCTTTCTCGGAGTCCACTGGGCCATATAACCTATAACGACAGGTCTTGAAGAAACATCTAGAAAGTTACCACTCTTCTCGCTCTTTACAAGACCACCTACATTCAACTCACCCAGTGATTCCTCACAAGGGAAAACCGGTCCAGTTATAACCCTTACCGGGATACTCACACCGGAATCTTTGAATGCATACATTGCAAAAGGACTTCCGGTCATTACGAGATCACACTTATTGAGCACCTTTACCCAATTAGAAGACTCATCACCATTAACAGCATAATCTCTTATCCTAGTTGTCTCCCACTGGACAAAGGCAACTGTTTTAATACCAGGAGTAGGAGCAATGAAATGGGCTGGTTCAAAGAATACCCTAACATCAATATCACCTATGTTTCTGTTAAGATATGTCTCATACATCTCCCTGTCAGAATCATTAAACAGTACAACAGATTCTTCTTTTCTACGAGACACTACTCTTAGCTTAATACCCTGTTCCTCTAAGCCGTGCAAGTGGAATGCTTTGACCATTGATCTGGCATGTGCTGCGTAACCCGCAGCGCTCTCCAAATCGCACACAAATTCTAAATTGATCATCCCTACTTCCTTAATAGCTCAATAATATCCCTAAGCTCTTTTATTGACCTATCTATATCTGCCATAGCACGATGCACTTTTGGATTATTCGGGAAAGGTAAACCCAACATCGTTAACACAGGATAAAGAGAGGACACATCCATAACCCTATAGTGCAATCGCTCGGATATCAGAGGGGCGAACCACTCTAGCCACTTCTTGTCAAAGTGTATAGAAGATCCGGCAAGCACCAACTCTTCACTCTTAATATTAAATTTGGGTAACTTCTTATCAAAGAAAGCCACTACATCATTTTCCACTTGATCACAAGTAACGTAACTGCGAGCACTCTCTTCAAGTAGGCCATTCTCCGTATGCATATCATAGACAAATCTACAACTATGCTTCAGGGCTGCCCACTCCGATCGACTATGATGAACAACTCTTTCATACTCCCACAAAGAATTAAGATCAAATGTGGTTAATCTAAAAGCAAACTCGAGGATCTTATCCCCCTTGTAGGGCTCAAGACCCGTTGTTTCTAAATCACACCAGAGAAAAGCAGATGGATTAAGAGGCATGTAAAGTCTCCAGGGTATTAAATTGATCTGTAATAGAGACTTCCACCTCTATTATTCTAAAGTGTGGTGACTTCAAAGTCTCATCTGGTAAATTAATATCAAACTTATCTCTAAAAAGAGTTGCATTAAAAATATCTTCGGTCCAGTGCCAACAACCGAAAGCATTGCGATCATTGCTAAGATAAACCTGTCTAGAATTTTCTTTTACAAGAGTATTTACTGCAATATATCTTATGGACACCGCATCTATAACCGGAATCGGTCTAACATCATTTACACTTACATGAGCCTCACACACTTGATATCCAAGAAGATCCTTGGATATCTCCATAGCAGCAAACTTATAGTCAAAAAGCGTTGCATCAATTACAAATGGCTGATCATCACTATCCTGACGATAAAATTGACCAGAGATTCTATTCCTAAGAACAAATCTTTGCATTACTTTACCTCTGTTTTATTATCCTGAGTTACATGAGTAATCGAATATTGAGGATTCACAAGAGGACCAGACAATTCATACTTACTCTGAGTATATGAAACCTTAAACTCACGCTCAGAAACACTACGACCAGTGGGCACAACAAAAGATTCAACTTCTATAACGCGACAACGACTAATTACAGATGGATAAATTTCCGTAAGTTTTTTCGCCGTGGACATAGCATGTCCAATGGAGTCGTATTGTTTCGCATATCCAAGGAAAGGTGTCAATAGACGAGGATTATATTTTCTGGACAACGATGGACCAATAAAATAAGATACAGCTCCAGACAGATGCATCACCTCAATAACAACTCTTATCGAGGTTGTAGCCCCTTTGTTTTCAAATGCTATTCTGACAGGATTTCTCATTATATTCTTACCCCAACAGTCTCAACCAAGGGAATCTCATCTACCAATCTCATAACATTCAACCACTGCTCAGCGATTAAATTATGATCAAAGTTCTTCTTAGCTATATCTCTTAAGATAGCACTCTTACCGGCCCAATAATCCCTGGATCTATAAGAGTTATAGAACGCTTCCAGGCCCTCAGATATGTCCGGATACACCCATCTTATGTTATTAACAGGACAGGGTTCCCATCCAGTATAACCAACAGCCACACCGTGGCAGATACGACCTATCTCCCCGCAGCCTGCGTAATCCGTATAAACCGTAGGAATTCCACATGCCGTTGCTTCAATAATGGGAACACCAAATCCCTCTGATCCAGATAGCATACTGAGTATGTCGGAGATTTGGTATATCCTTGCCATTTGATCTGGTGGCAAGCCACGTTGATCAGAATAGCCAACTGTCTTTAATACATGCTCAGCTATATTCCATTGCTTCTCAAGCAGATCAAAGTTCCATCTTGTGCCATCATTACCACTATGTACCCACAATTTAACGGGTATCCTATCAGCATAGACCTCAATACTCTTATCATCTTTATGTCTTCTAGCTACGGGATCCCACTCTAATCTCCGAGGTCTGTTCTCTCTGGTCCAGCCCCAAGCACCAGTGCTAAGATAGTGTATGATCTCAAAGGGAATCCATGGTCTCTTCCTTGCCTGATTCCTGCCGATATAAGAGATAAGATAGTCATCACTAGAGACAGTCCCATTAGTTACTTCTTTACGAAGTGCATCTCTTTCCTGTCTACTCACAGGATGAAAGACATCAAGATCAACTCCATGATAGATTACGGTGTAATCATCCCCTGTAATCTCTTTCCACTTATCGGCTGTGTACTTTGTAATAGCTACTGTCTTATCAGCTCCCTGTATGTAGGGGATATTTTCCCTATCAACAGGTTCCCCTTCCGATAGAGTCCAACGCACTAACTTAAAACCAAATCTACGCTTGTATGCATCTATATATTTCGACATATAGATGTCACCAAGATTCCACACAATCGTTGGCTTAAACTTAGTAAGCACGGCCTCAAAGGTTTCAGCACCCCACTTGTCTTCCTCTAAGAAACCTATCTTACCATCTTTCCTCTGTCCACTTTGGGTTGGCCATAGTTTCCATGTAACATCGTCCATGGATGGAACATTGAGCCAAGCATGCTGCTCCATCTGAAACTCACCAGACTTCAAGAGTCTTGTCCAAAGCTCCCTAATAATAGTTCCATAGGAAGCATGGGTTCTTGGAGAATAACCGGTAACCAAAACACGCATTATTTATCCTTGAGTGTAATTTCACTATCGGCGTCAACTTCACAACCACATCTAGAACACTTGTGACTAACTAACTTATAGTAAAAGGACTCTTTACCATCTGTTTCTTCTGTGGTCTTAGATTCCTTGGTGTTATAAAGAGAACAAGCCTCTCTCAAGAACGCAACTGTTCTACTGAAGAAAGAAACTCTTTCTTGTGCCATGGCACTTCTCCATATCTTGCGTATTTAATCTGACAAGACCGATCATAAGGACAAGTTCTACAGTTAGCCTTAATGGGCTGCGGAACATAAATACCGTGTCTCATGCCCTGTATGGCGGCACCAGCCAGGGTCTCAAATTCATACTTGTCCTCTGGACCAACAGAGTACTCCTCAATCTTACGAGACCAGGGGTCTACGTTAACAATAGATACCGGGGATGTCTTAAGACCTTCTGTTAGCTGTCTAAAAGATCCGTAAGCAAAGCCCTCTCTAATCCTTTCCCATGCAGATCTAGAAGAAGGGCGCTGGGATATTGTCACAACGCCAAAACGAAGCTCTTGTCTTGACTCCACACTAAAAGCAATGAAGCCATCTAAATCACCAACGACCACATCATCTCCAATGGGATAAGAACAAGACACAGGTCCTAAGATTGGTCTATCTACAAGATGATTTATCTTCTCGTGAAATCTTCTTATCATTACCAGACCAAAGTTAAGATGCACAGCCCAGTTAATATCACCAGAGAACAATCCCAATTGATCATATTCAACAAGAGTCTTCTTAAATACTTTTGTGGCTTTGTCCAGTGCCAAACTAGGGCTTGCTATCTTATTGGTACCTTGACTCAGGTAAGCTCGTATAGCATTCTTAGAAGCAATACAAATCGCTTCTCGCGCATCAACAACCTTCTCCTCTGCTCCCCACTTCTTATATCTGAGACGCAAAGGACACTTACAATAAGTAATAATGTCTTCTAAATCAAATACATTAGACATTTGTTCCAGGGCTAAGAGGAGCCGGAGGAGATCCCCTTCTTCTTAAAGGCCTCTGTAGAGCCTTCCATGGATCTTCTTCATGTGAGACAACCTGACCAGCATCAGACTTATTTTTCTCCTCAAAAACCTCGGGGACATTAGGCTGTAGACTAGTAACAACCTGACTAGCTATAGCATCAAGATCTCCTACACTAAGATCCGTAGGATCATCTGACTCATGGATAAGAGTTGTTGGATTCTCTGCTGTGCCACCATCCTGGAGTGGAAAGTTATCTTCATCCAGATATCTCATATTGATGGGCATGGGTAGGTTACTATTATTAGCAATAGGTTCCTCTACCGTATAGAATCCTTTCTTCTTGAAAGCAAGAACAACCTGCCACAAAGTAATATAGCCTCTAAGATCACACCATGGGTCTTCTCCGGCAGCCTCTCCACGGATGATTCTACTAAGCTTGTCGTCTATTCTGGCAAAAATAATGTCAAGAGGATCTCCCTTGCTAGCGATGGCTATTGGGGCAAGAGCCTGACCACCATACGCTGTATTCTTAGCGCAAAGAAAGTCCGCTAATCTTTGACACTCTTGTCTGATCTCTTCATTCTGCTCCGCAAGAGTGGGCACTTTAAGATTTGGTTTCATATTTTCCTATCTACGCCAGCTTAACAAGTGCCTTAGGTGGTACACCAATACACTTTGGTAGTCTGGCATTACTTCCCACACAAACTGCATGGAACCTATATGTAAAAGGAATATCACGGCCAGGTATCATAGCCATTTTGGCCTGCTCAATGGCATCCACAAAGAACATAGACATCTCTTTGTTCTTATGCCGTACCTCTAGCGTATTAACAATAGACAAGTCAGTAAAGAGCGGGTACCGAAGATACTTCTGAAAATTATCAATCTGTACCCAGTGCCAGTTGTCTCTCGTTACAAGTATGGGTAACAGACCCTGACTCTTGACTGCGGGTTCCTTGGAAAGACAAGCCAGTTCTTGCATCATCCAAGAATTAGACGATGCACCATTACTTGTATACTTGCATTCTATAATAAAAGCAAAATCTCTTTTTATAGAACACTCTTTTGTCCCATCCCACTCTGCACCGTCTACAAAGACATCTGTTTGTACCTCACCCTGTACTCTATCGATACCATGTAGAGCACGCCGAGTCCCAAAGAACTCGGCGGTCTCACGTTCATGTCTTTTCCAACTCATATCCATGACTTATTATCTTCCTGGAACTGAACCAAAGGAAGCGAAGGGATCATTATCGCTAGCCTTAGTGTTGGTAGGTGTCGCGCTTATGCTTAAAGCATCATCGAGTCTTGGATCACCTTCCATGTAGACATTGCCCTTGGTATCAGAGAAATATCTCTTACCCGATCTTCTATCTACGCTGGTGGTCCAACCAGCAGGGAGAACACCTGCAACAGCATTAGGCAGCACAGGCGCAGTAGTGGCGGGAGCCATAGCCCCCCTAGCAGAAGGGATACTGGGAGCCAGAGAAGAACCATCGTCATCAGGAGACTCGTTATTCTTACCACCATTCTGTAGCCATGTAGTATACGCAGCTACACATTCGTTCTGGAAAGCCTTAAACTTTTCATCCGTATTGCTAGTTACATTTCTGTTGCTGTCATAGGTTCTTGGCCAGAACTGAACATAGTTCCCATACACAGCCTTACCAGTCTGAGGATTGGTCTTGTTTGTCTTATACTGCGGACCACTGGCGAAGAGACCATTACGCCCATCTCTAATTTGCCACCCACGAGTTCTGACAATACAGGTACTATCTACCCAAAACTCAACAGTCATATTGGCTAAGGCGCCAGCCTGTTTCTCGGAAGCCTGAAAGAACTCAAACTTAAATCTTGCTTGTGCCATTATTAAATTCCTTATTTCTTAATGTTTTCTTCATACATTACAGCACTTAGATCGTTCTCTATCTTTATTCTCTCTACTGGATGGGTCTCGAGCCACTCAATAGCTTTAGCTTGCCCTTGTCCAATACTCTCTCCGTTGTACTTAAACCAAGAGCCAGACTGCTCTATGATCTTAAAGCCAACGGCAGTGTTGAACAGTGACATTAAGGTCTCAAACCCCACACCAATCATAAATGGTAAAGCCACCTTATGTCCATCATATGGACTTCTAGCTTTACGCAGTGTGGCCACAACGAAGTAGCCAGTATGAATCTTGCGAATCTCTCCGTCTTTACATCTAATCTCCTTTTCAAAAGAGGCATCATTCTTTCTATTAAGATTGATAATGTAGTGTGCAAAGTGTCTAAGACCCAGTCCACCCTTCATTACCTGACCGCCATAGCCACCAATGTCCATCATCATGTGGGCAATTAAGAAGCAACAAGTATTAGATTTCAGAATCTCAGGTGCCCAAACCCTTAACATCTGATTAATCTTACGGGCAGAAGTAGCAACGTGATCAGTCCGGATATCTACTTCTGCCTGAGTCTTCTTTTCTTTATCTTTCTTGCCCTCAAACTCTACGGCAGGAGCCATAGCGCCTAGAGAATCCACAAGACACATAGTGATCTTGATACCCTGCTCTCTAGCATGCTTAAGAATGCGTACACCATGCGTAGCCATGTCTTCTAGTGGTAGAGTACCTGGGATCACTATAACCCTGTCCATGGGCACGCCAAAGCGTGCACACCAGTGTTGATCCACGGCATTCTCAGCATCAAGGATAAGAGCATACTCATCTTCATGAGCAGTAAGCCTTCTGGCAATACATTCCATAGCCAGAGTGGTCTTACATGAGCCCTCGCTACCGCAGAGAGCTACAAAGCGTCCATGTGGTGCTCCACCATTCTCGGGAGTACCATCATGACTGAGTAGAGCATTAAGATTAGGTAAACCAAAAGGGCTTCTCTCGTAATTGATATACTTATCAACAATGTCTGTGGTTGCTCTTCCAACAATCAGATTGGAGTTTTTGGACAACTCTCCTAGTAGTTGATCTAGCTTTGCATGGGGATTGTCTGATGCCTCTTCTTTAACGACTTCTTTCTTCTTACCTCTCTTGGCCTTCTCAAGGACTACAACAGCAAGTTCAGGTAGAGCAGCAGCAGTCTCTTCTGCTGTCTCTGCCACAACCTCATCTAATTTCTTACCAAGCTCAGCATCAAGCTCGAGTTCAGGCTCAGCAACCACAGGATAAGTCGTCACAGAAGTATCCAAGGCATCCTTGTTTTCTTTGTCCCTTTTGTAAATACCCTTTGGCATTTGATTTCCTTAATTCAATAACTTCGTTTCTCAAATTAGCAAGATAGTCAAGAGGCACTACAGCCAGTACCTCGTCATTAATAGACTTCCCAAACTGAAGCTCTACCGGTGGTCGATGAATCACAAGCACGGGTGTCTTGTGATATCTCTCCGCCTGTCTTCTTGTCTGACCCCACCAGGCATCAAGAGCTACCCTCTTGTGGCGCTTGGCTTCTAAACACAGTTCCGCGGTCAGCCCGTCTCCGTCGCTCCAAGTCTTCCCAGATCCCGAGGTGACCTTCGCGTCCGGGAACGCTTTGCGGATTTGATTCTCGAACAACTTCCACTCGGGCTCTGTTGCCATTAAGTCTCTCCAGATAAAAGACCCCACCACAAGAGGGGCATGCCACCTCACTCTTTGGATACACAATAGGACTGTAGTACGGACTTGTAGGTTTCACTCTACCCATCCCTTTGTAATTATTTCCATTAACTATATTTCTACCAATGGCTGCGCCTATGGCGCTAACTAAACCAATAGCAAATGTTCTAAGTAAGAGTTGTGGAAAAGGAAACATAACACCTCCAGCCCTCAGGCTTCTATTTAGAATGTAAAGAGGAAAGGAGGAAATAAAGACTATACAATCTTAACTTCTACATCCTTACGACTATTCCTTATGGACTGGAATATCCACTTAATTTGATCAGCTAAATTCACATGTATCTTTGCGGCATGGTCAAGACTCTCAAAATAGATATCCAGCTCATACATTAGATGCTCACCGTTATCTCCGTCTCCACCGGACTTCCATCCAAACGCATCACCACCGTGCACAAAATCTATATGAGCAAGTATTTTGTACAGTTCAATAGACATAGGATGGTGAGGAACATCTTTCTCCCAACGATCATTAATGTCTGTGTTAATCTCCATTACAGCTGAGCTCCTGTGCCTTCGGCACGTCTATTCCTACCCGCGACAAAATTCAAGAGTTCCACAAAGTTCCTAATAGAGTGGAAAGAGTTGTACAGATACTTCTCCACAAACTCAAGATTGGCAGCTCGTTCTGATAGCTCTGCTGTTACTAATTTAGATAGCTCCTCAGCATCCAGATCAGTAACACGCGCGCCCTCTTCTGTAGCTGTTTTCTTCGCCTTAATATATGCCTTATTCCTATACCGTTTCTCTTCTGACCTTGCATGCTGAGCTTGAGACTGATATATGGCTAGCTCTTGAGACAAATCTGTTAAGAAAGCCGCCATCCTAGTTACATCACTGTCAGCAGTTATGTGATCAAAACCCTGCTTGTATTTATCCACTATGGCCTGAAGCTCATCCAGTACAGGACCATAGCTATCATCATTTCTAACCTCAATAAGAGAAGGCGGCTCAGAAAAACACCTCAGGCTCTCATCTGCCATAAGAACCTCAATGACAGCATCGATGCCAGGTACTATACTCACCTTACTCTTAAGAGCTTTCCTCGTACTATTTATGATCTTAGAAGTCTTATCGGCTCTGTCTATAACAGTGCTGGGATTAGCTCCCTGGGGGATCTCAGGAGAGATAAACTCATCCACAATCTCTACCTCAGGAGCAAGATCAAAGAGACTCTTTACAGGCTTATGTTCATCGCTCATAAGTACATCCTAACATAGAGCAGGGACAGTGTTTTTAGTGGCTAGTGTTACTCTTTCTTCCTAGCCTTCGTCTCCTTAAGAAGCTCTGAGGCAATCTCAAGAAGATCATCATCAGTGGCATGTCTTAGGCTTTCAATATACTCCGGTGGATTGATATCAAATCTTCCCCATCCCGTACGATCAATAGCCTCTTTGAAAGGAAAATCATCTTGCACAATCGGAGTTTCTTTCACAACACTAGCAAGCTCCCTAACTGGGAGCATAATTGCCATAGGTCAAGGAACACCACCTTCATTTACAACTTTACCATCTTTACAAATTGGTTTACCCTTTTGAATCCAGTTTATTAGTCTACGATAGGCGGCTCTATTTTTAGCTTGCCCAAGAGCAGCTTTTACTATTATCCACTGATGTTTATCTAACATGAGTTTTGCCCCTCTAAGATATGTGCTAGCTCATGTACATTAAGGCCCGCTCCAAGCAATGCCCTGGCTTCATTAAGACTTTCTTCACTAGGAACACCGCTTGATCTACATGACCAGCAATCAGTATCATCTTCTTCTAAATGACAACAAAGTAAGTCATTCATTTTAAATAATCCCTCATCTTATAACGAGTCAAACCTAAGACCTCTATCTAGATTATTTACCTCACGCATACCAGTCTTCTTGATCCCAAGAGCCTCTGAATAGGCACAACTAATCATAAATACATTATGTGTCTTCTGTTTGCGTAGACAAATCTCAAGACAGTATTCAACAGCAGACTCTACAGTAAAGTCATCGTTGGCAGACTCTCTATAACACAGTGAGTCTGACATAGTATGCATAAGGGTCCATACATACATAATAAGACCACGTACGTTCTGTGGCTTGCCAGGCATTACATAGGTATCAATTCTCTCTGAGCCCGCTTCTCTACCAACACACTCGGATACTTTCTCTGGCACATCCGCCAATGTCCCCAGTGTCTTACAGAGAATAAAATGTCTATCTGCTATTTTCTGATCAATACCATGTAACTCATTGTTGTAGATACGAACTAACTCATCCCTAATCTCATCTTCAGTGGGGTCATTTCTCAGTCTTGCGATAGGGAACTTCTGGATCTCATCTTCAAGAGTCTTCATATCTGTTGACGTTAGACAAGTTTTATACACGGGGAGAGACTGCGAAGCAGTCATGTACCGTATACCAGTATTGAATGTTCGGGGACTTATGGGATAAAGTCCTGCATCCAGTATGGTACAACCTCTTAATGGTGTATGGAAGGGAATAGTGGTATCTCCTGTACCAAAGAGCTTAGCCTTAGACTCAATAGCTCTTTCGTACAGAGTACCAACTATAGGTCCCCACTCAACATGGACATCTTTACTGTCTCCGGTTGCCCTTTGGATCTCAGCTCTCCACAAGACATTTCCAGGACCATTAACGCCCCAATACTTAGGATGCTTAGCTCCTTTACCAAAATAAAAATCACCGTCTACATCAACAAGCATTGTCTTAACGATATCGTATTCAATAATCTCACCAGGGAAAGCTGCCGAGAAGAACTCATCCGGTCTATTCTTAGCAGCAACCTCTGTAGGCAATTCTTGTGCAACACCTAGGAGATTGAAAGACTTATCATCTATCTTAATCTCTTTACCCGTTAAGACCTGAATCACATGCGCCACATCAGCTAAACTAATGTTGTTTACCTTCTTACCAAGGACATTAGCAACGAAGTTAAATATACTTTCCTTGTCCCATACCTTTAACTCAGCTTTAGCTACCGACATAAGATCAAGCTCAAAGGATGTCCCACTGCGGATATACCTACACTTCAATAGAGTTTGCAGGAACGCCTTTAGACCAATATCCTTTGGTTGAAAGTCATTTCTCTCAATAGACTCAACCAACTTTATTGTTCCATAGAGTCTAAGCTCCGCAATAGCTGCATCATGAGCATTAAGATCTATGCTATCGGGAATGATTTCAGATCTATCATCTGGAGATACACCAAACTCTTTCCAGTTTTCGAAGAGAGGTATGGGTATGTTGTCAGGATCAATAGGACCAACATCAACATCTTGACAGCAAGGCATAACGCTGTTCTCGATCACCCAGGTGAAAGGTTTCTCAACAACCTCACACTCCATTGAAAGAAAATTGCTATTTGATCCTATCTTTACAAACTTAAGTTGCAGTATTCTCATCGCAACTCCTTACTTCACCATAATCTCAACCTGAACAGGAACAATTTCAAAATCGGAAGCAATAGTTTGGGTATACCTACCACTAATTGCAAACTGTCCACCGCGTTTCATTTTCCAACTCAATCCAGCCTTAGCGGATGTCACAGTTGTAAATAGAGACGCAGGACCAGGATGAGATCTACCACACTTACCAAACACTTGTCCAGTGGGCTTGTGTCTAAGGAGGAAATACTCTCTGGAATGAAGAACAACAAGATTACTCATAGTTTCTCCGGCTTATCTGTGTGTACTTTAACTTCGATAGTGACAGGAATAAGTTCATAACTACCATGAGAGTAGTAACGAACCGAGTCGATTGCATTACCTCTACGATGAAAACATTTATTAATAGATGTTAGATTACGAGGATCATGCCCACTGTCTCTACCATGTATTACTCCAGTTGTTTTATTCCTTACAAGCCAATAGGTCTTTATACCATCTAGCTTGTGCATTAAGCCACAGCCTTTGCAAGGATCTCCCTGAAATCTATTTGCTTATCCTCAATACGACGCTTCAACCTCTGGAAGTTGCCATCCGGTTCCGCAGAGACAAACTCATGCACAGCTTCAACGGCAATAAGACCCTCAATAGGGTCACGCGCCATCGAAGACTCAATAAGAGTATTGATATCACCAATAGATCCTATCAACTGACCAGGAAGCTTGGGAAGCTCAGGATCAATATGATTCTGTCTCACCTTCCTCTTCATAGAATCCAACACATTCTGAGGAAGAATACCATTCTTGCCGCTGCTACGCAGCTTAGCATCAACATTAATGGCAACGAAAGCAAGAAGATCGGCAGACCTCTCGTTCATTGAACTAATTCTCTGCCAGCCGGTATTAAGAACTTCCTCAGAAGTTATCTTCCCAGAGATAAGAATACGGGCACGTTCAACAGGATCTCTTGAGCAGAATAGATCATACTGCAGTCTCTGCTCAGCAGCACTATGTGTATCTAACGCATGATAGCTTTCGCGGATAGCAGTGTTAACAAACGTACGCATAGTCTGCCAAGGGAAGTCCTCTTCATTAATACCGACAGGAATAGTAGCATTAATGGCTTCCTGCATACTGTTTCTAAGATTAGTCGGATAGACATTAAGCTCCGAGTCAAGAGCCAATTCAATGGCCCTATTTGCAATGATGGTACGACGAATATAAGCTAACCGTCTACCTGACAATCTAACAGGAGCGGGACTCTTATCATCCTTACTCTCAGTCATCCTCTGTAACAGGGAATCAGCAAAGAGAGACAGGAAGTCAGAAAGATTAGGCATATCATTTTCAATTTGCAGCCAGAACTTAGAAGCCTTTAGCATAAGCTTCTCAAACACGATAGAGGCAGCTTTATAATCAGTAGTGTCCTGGGTTCTAACAATATCACCAGCACTAGCACCGGCTTTCTTAAGCCAATCTCCCAAGGCAGGAGCATCGGATCTAGACATAGAGCTTGCAATCTTAGATCTATCCACTGTGTCCATGCTTAAGGCATCAGGAGCCCAAACATACACACTGAAGCGATCTACGATAGCAGGCGTAAGCTTATTGGCTCCAGCATGACCGACAGGGTTCATGTTGGCCCAGCACCAGCGTGTACCCGTGTCAACTCCGCCAATGGTACCAGATCTAAGATGCTCTAGCACCTTGCCCTGAATAGCAGGCTTGCAGCGGTTAATCTCTTCGTATGTCACGAAGGACTTACCCCAGATAGTGCCAGGGGCTTTCATGTAAGCCATCTCACCCTGTTGCATCTTTGGAATGTCTAACACACCAAGGATGTCATCGAAAGACACAGCATTCAAATCGAATGGAGCGAAGCTTACATTCATTACCTTAGCCAACTTCTGCGGCAATAAAGTCTTTGCTGCACCAGGATGACTAATAAGTAGGGCTCTGTCACCAGTTAAGATGGTTGATAGTAAGAGGTTCTCAAGTTGCTGAGGCCACCCGTATACTTGAATTTCGCCGAAGATCCTGGACACAGTAAGTTACTCCTTGGTTTCTGATACTTTAGATAGAAATTCTTCAGTAAGCGTATCGATATGTTGTTTGCCACATGGCAAGCAAAACCACGCATAGAGGACAAGGCCTTTGCGGACTGGGACATCATTCTCTTCAGCCAATGGCTCAACCTGAGCACCACCCAATGGCATCTTAAAGAATGGATAAGTCTGGATTCTCTTGCACCCATAACATACGACTGGCACTAGTCAGTCCTCTCAGCAATATGGATAATTTGCCGATCATCAATATCACTAAACACATAGGCCCATTGATAATCGGATTCTTTTAGATGAAAAACTCTGACAACATATTGAAGTGGCAAAGTTGGATAATCATCACGTATACCCCAAAGACAGACTCCTGTATCAGATTCGTCATGTCTATCTTCCTCTATCCGATTTCTGATCTTCTTCTTGACAAATCTAGTCCAGTTCTTTGGATCATTAGGATCCAGTCCAGAAAAGTGGTAGTCAAGATATTCTTTAGTAAATGTTTTGCCCTTCCACTTACCATTAGCTATCCAAAACTTAATACAAATATCAGAAGTAAGCTTGCCCATTAGATTTCTCTCATAGCTTTGACACCAAGCTTCTGTAGTTCTTCCGTCAATCCCAAAGCACATTCGCCATGGAAGAATCCCTGTCCACCAGGACCAGGATGCATAGAAAGAAAGACAGCTGCCTTATTTTTCTCAACATCTTTCTTGCACCATTTACAGGGAACTGGTTTCTTAGGACTGTCAATCAAAGGTGTAACTCTGCCTCTTCTATCTTTCATTAGGTCTTATCCTTAAATGCATCAGAAAGCATGCACGCACTGTTATAGCGTTGACCAAGCCAGGTCTTAGTAAGGAACATGTCTAATATTTCCTTATTAGCCATGTAAAATGGATCCCCGCTTGTAACACCTGTAACCTCGTTACCTCTTACGTAATGAGAGCCACCGGGTAACTGGGTAACCATAAGAACCAGCACCTTACTAATCTTCTTATCCGCTTCCTCACGAATCTTTGGATTGTTTACATCTGCCCAGCCATCCGTAATGATAAGTACCTTATCATAGTTGTGCTCTATTGCGTGAGCAAGAACACAATCAAAATCGGTACCTCCTGTGCTATTAATTCTTACTTTATTACCCTTGATATCGTTAAATGGAATCTCAGCCACCATATTAGAGAACTGATATATCTTTTCAACCATATCCTCAACACACTGGATTACACCAAGAGTGTAAGGAATAAAGGAATAGAAAGAACCAGACACATCCATATAGATAGCTAGTCCACCGTCTCCATCCTCAACTTCTTTCTCGGTTTCCTGCTCGAAGAAGATAGGTGTCCATCCCATGGCTAGTTTAAACGCATCACGTTTAGTGAGCTTCAGTGGCAGCATACTTTGTTCTGGTTCATCGGGTTCAAAAGTCTTACGGATCTTTTTCTTAATAGTATCAAGAACGAAGTCCTCAACAAGAATGGTCTTGAGACTCTTGTTGGAGTTCATCCTCTCTACAACAAAGTCGCCCATTACATTAGAGTAACCCGCTGATTGACAAGCTTCTTTAACACCATTACTCATATGTTCTACAAGGCTTGGTGGCAAACGATCCGACTTAGTTTTAATAACCTGTTGCTCACCCGCTCCCTCAAAACCATGAGCATAGTTTCCTTTCCCCTTGCTTTGGCCAGGGGTACCTTCTTCACCCTCTTCCCCCTCGCCCTCTCCTTCTCCCGCTTCACCTCCTCCTTGTCCAAACCCGGGAACCTGAATATCATTAGGATCTAATCCCTGAGGGATTAGACTGGTATCAAGGAAGAGAATACGAAGAGCCTGCTCCACGTTACTTATATTAGTAAACCGTGCTTCTCTATCCCAAATACCTCTATAAATACGCTTAAGACGGCTATGATAACCTCTAGCATTAGGTCTCATTAAACATTCAGGGAGATCTTTGGCAGAATACATTGCTCTAGGCAACTCATGGTACCCAAAAGCATGGAATAAATAAGCATTAATAACTGCACCAGCAGCGACTTTACTTATCCAGTCGGGATTATGATACTGTACACCTAGTACGTGCTTCATAATCTCAGCAAAGACAACATGCTTAGCCTTCTCTGGTGTATCTATATTAGCATCCCACCAATCAGGGTCATAATAAAGAACGCCATCCGCACCAAGCATAATGCCGCATGTTATGGAATCCTCTTCCACTCTGGTGCAGAAATTCTGGAGTGTTACAGCTTCTGCACCAATAACTTGTCCCATAATACGATGTAACTTAGCAAGTGTAAGTTTCATATGTTAATTTCCACTAGATATATCAGTTGTCACAATGATCTCTCACAAGATTATACCAATTACGATGAACAGCTTTAAACTCAGGAGCAGCATATACCATATCAAGATATTCTCCCCCACGCTGGGCTGCCTTGTCTCTAGCTAGACGAGCAGCCTCTTCTCTTGTGAGAGCAAGAAAAACATATACCTGATCGTCACTAGGATCAGTTATGTTGTTCATCCAGCAGAACCACTTCTTCTTTCTTTTCCCCTTAGGCATTCTCAGGCTCCACATCCAGATTCTGTACAGCAGTATAACCACCAAGACTTCCCTTAGAGTTTGTCTTTCTGGTTCCCTTTAATGCTTTGTAAGACAAGGGGAAAAGTCTCTTAAGCTGCTCTGTCCCAAGAATGGGATTATCATTAGAACAAATGTTGGGATAGGAAGCATCAAATGTAACTCTAGCTTCTTCAATGGTATGCTCTCTAATGCATACATACGTATCATTAACATACAGATACCACTTCTTCTTCTTGGTCTTCATTTTAATTTCCTTATAGTAAAAACTTAGCCAGGTAAAATAATTTCCATAACAATTGCACCGATCTCAGAGTTCAAATCACTAATATAATCAAGATCGGGATCTCTCTTTAATAGCTCACCCTCAATATCCTGATAAATAGTTAGGATATCATTAAGCTGTGATAATAGTTTCTCCTTATTTTTCTTTTTCATAACCACTCCGCTTTACTACGTTTCCTTGTAGGTAACTTGTAAGGATTAACATATCCAGAATGCTGATCAACTTCTTCTATAAAGTCCTGAACATAAAGTGGAGTCGGTATCTCTACTGTTTCACCAAAAGTATCCACAAAGGCACAACTATTACCATAAGTAGAGCATTCTCTAGATATTGCCTTTGATATTGGACAAGTAGTAATTGACCGTGTCATACCAATAGGTAATTTCTTAAGTGGTTTCAATCCATTATCGGCTCTCACCCTATTTACCCACTTAAGAACTCTATCTAACTTGTTCTTTGTCATGACGATCTAACTCCCTGGAATAATATCTGTAGATATTTGCTTCTTTTAAACTACTTAAGTAACGTGGTGAACTATTACTTAGTACATCAAGTAAGAAAAGTTTTCTATTTATCTTCAGAGAAAGATATTCCTTTCTACTTATATTCATTTGAACAATGTAATACAAAACGTGAAGATAATATAGAACATCCTCTGTGTGTCTTTCCTCTACAACCAGAGGACTCTCAATAACAAGCTTATGTTTAGGGTTAGTAGTCCAAAGGACAGCCCCTCTTTGATAGCCTGGTCTATCCAATCTCATTACTTCCTGAAGAACATCTGCTATATTCTTATCAAACCTGGTCTTAGGCCACCACATAGCTATAGTATGAGAGTTCTTCAGTAGAGCCTGATGGTCAACGGCACCAATAATTACAGGACCTATCTTATCAACAGTACCTCCCATGATACCGTCAGATACAATGTCCCAGTTCCCAATTTCTTGGAGCCATTGCATTAAAAGACTCCTAAGTAATACGGTTATGCAGTTTGCAAACTCTTAGGTTCCTGATCCTTTTCAATAGTGCGCTTAAAGCACATATTACTAGCACTATGAAAGACAACAACACCCTCTGGTTTCATAAACCCAGGAGAGGCAGAGCTTCCTCTTTCCCGAAGTAAGGTAAGACAATCTTCAATATAGCCCATGTCAAATATACCACGATATAATACTGGAACAAGATTACAACATGCAGGAGGATCACCATCTCCTGTTGCAGACCATCTAGTGGTATTAAAGAGACTCCATTTCTTCTCACCCTTCGGTAGCCCATACCCGCGCTGGATACCAGAGCCCCACCACTCACCGAAATGTCGTCCAGGACCAAGCTTAACAAGTTCCTCCGCATGGTCTTTGACCCATGTTGCAAACCCATGATTATCATCACCAGGGACAATATACTTAGTGCGAGAGCCTGCGAGGATTGCATATCCATTTATATAAGCAACAGCAGGCACTGTTGGATCTGACAATAGTCTTGTATCAATAATAAATACCTGCGCATTTGTTCCGTCGATCTTCTCGGTAACAATTATGTCGCGCTGTAAGCGTGCAATTTTTGGGAACTCCATAAAATCTTCGTCGGCCATATCCCCTCGTTTTCAAAACAGAAATAGTACTACGAAACTTCCACCAGAATTTTTTATACCGTTTTCTCACTCCTATAACTCAACATCGTCTATAGTTTTATCTATGTAAGCTTTAAGTGTAAGAACAATATTAATTGCCTCGTCGCAATCGAACGTTCCCTCTTCAATCTCGTGCAATAAGTCTTTCAAAGCCCGGCAATACCCCTCTTCATAATCAGACACTATAGCGCCTCATCTACTAGCATCCAAATAAGTTCTTTACCGGTAGGATCTATACCAAAGATTCTACCCTCGATAAAGACATTATCTTTTGGATTGATATCAATACTTGCTTCGGGACTAAGTACCATTTGGTATACTCTTTCCTTCCACTTACTAGAAGGATCCTTCTCCTTAGGATTAGTATAAGAGTACTTCAGATTCAATCTATTCCCATCTCTCGATACCATCTCACCATCAAAATAGATTTTATTTCTTGCAGGAAAGGGGAGGTCTTGAATCTTTACTTGGCGCCAAGGGGCGTCAACATAGAGAGACGCAGGGAACCTTCCATCGGCACTAGCCTCTCTTGGTTTAACAGAACCCCTCATGAATATATGCTTGTTAGCTACAAGCAGAGTTCTAAAAGTATTAAATCGAGAGTTGGTTATATCTTGAGCAGTGTACTTTACACCAACAAATATAGGATGCTCCTTTATCATACGTGTCCCAATATATTGGACAGGTATGTGAAGTCTAAGTCTAAAAGACCCATAGGGTCTTTCCTGTGTCGGTGGATTATCTTGACAGTAAGTAATCCTACCAGTCAACTGAAAATCACATGTCCCTGGCATTATTGTTCATCCTTCTTCACAACGTTAAAGGGATCATAAGTTAACGGACTCTTGAAAGCCTTCATCTCAGCCAGGACCATCTTCTGTTGTGGTAGATTTAGCTGTCTACAGCGAGAGGCCACACTATACACATGATTGACGTAGATGTCCCTGTAGGCCTCGCCAATGGCTCTAGCGGCCCCATTAGCGAATGCTCTCGCAATTATTGCGGACTTAACAGGATCAAGCATAGCCTTGGGATCAATAAGATCCCAGAACCATTTAAAGCTTATCTCTGTACTCTGACCAAACTTTTCATTCTCAAAGTTACCTTTATTAATATTGCGATTTCCGCTAACCTTAATACTAGTAACTCTTGATGTACTATGTACGAGAGATTCTAACTGTTCCACTGTTAAGCGAACCATCTCTCTCTCGGGCCCGTACAACTGAAGTTCAACACTGTCTTCAACAACATCCTGTTCCTTGTTCAGTTCTTCTGTAGACACTTTATTCTCTCCAACCTTGACCTAGGGAAAAAAGACTTAACAAGAAGTACAACACTACCTTCTTCCAACTTTGCTTTACTACCTCTTACTAGATTGATTTCTTCTACATCGAAAGGCAAACAGTCATCAGCTATTGCTTTTGGAAAGTTAGCCCTTGTAGCAATGACAACATCTCTACCGCCAACAGTATTAATAAACTGATAAGCTAGTGGTTCATCTACCATTTTCTAGGATCCGAATCCGGGGTAAGAGTAAAACCACCGGACCCACTTCCCTTTCCAGAGAAGCCAGTGGGCTCACTCTCCTTTCCAGAGAGATCTGATGAATCTAGATCGGTCAGCTTCAAAGACGGAGTAGGGTCCGAGCGTATCTCTCGTGTTTCTTTTACTTCATCACTAGGATTCTCGGGTACTTTTTCTCTATCACCAAAAGACTCATTCGTGTTCCACTCTTCAAGAACAACCGCTACCCGAGGCTTTATGCCCTTTACAACATTAACAATCAGATATCTAATGTCTTTTACAAGAGCGCCATCGGCATCCTTTAACATCTTACGCAAGTGTTCTTCGGCCTCAACCGAACTTTTGTGTCCCATAGAAAAACAAGTCCAGTTAGCCTCGTTTACTATTTCAAGACCCTGGTACATAACAGCAAAGGTATTGGCGGGTTCCTCATTATCTTTTTGCATTTATCTTTGCTCCTAACTGCGTAAAAGTATTTAGATATTCAACAACCTCTGGTATCTCAGATGGCAAATTACCAGAGCTCTTTACTATTCTCATGATATAAGAAGGATGAAAAGTTGTTAGGACAGGTACATCAACATCCTCAATACCGCTACTGTGCCATCCTTTAACACGATTAATAGAGATATCTCTCATATTAAGTTCAGTGTTCTTCTTAACAGCGGCCATTAATCTCTTGTTTTCAGCTAACTGTACCCAAGAATACTTACCAAGGCAAACGACAGCAACAAGAGGATTACCTGGCCGTTCCGCAAGAGTTCTAATGATATCTATAACCCTAACTCTCTGTTCCAATAGATCAAGAGTGCTTGGTTTACCTATATCATTTGTATTATGTACACGATCAGGGATAGTGCATACGGTGTTAATAAGCATCACATCATTAGCTCTGCTAATGCCGGATGCATTAAGAACACCACTTAATACCTGTCCAGCATCCCCTATGAAATTAATACCAAACTTGTCCTCTTGCCAGCCAGGAGCCTCTCCTATCATGAGTACTTTAGCTGTTGCAGGATTACCAGATCCCCAGACGAAAGTCTTCTTATTAGCATAAGGCGATAGATTATGGAGATTAAGACACAGACTATATACTTGTTCCAAAGGTGGGTTTCTAGATATCTCTGCACTAGTAACCAATTCTTGCGGAGAAATTCCCGCATGAACAGGTAAGACAATTGTATGAGACATTCTATTCATCTCCACTTGGTTAATACCAAGACCAGCAGCACCACCGGTAAAATTAAATAAATCAATAGGCTCACTAAGAGCAATAAGTTCATTGCCCCTAAGAGATTCATTACAATGGGGGCAATTAAGACTAAGCTTAGGGGTAAGTAAAACTAGATCCCTAGTAACCTTACTACTTCTATTGCCGATTTGTACCATGAGAATTCATCCTTCATTTTATAAGCAATAGACTCATAAGGATTTATAGAACAACTAGGGCGAGAAGCCATATGTGCAATAGCTTTTGCTATATCGGAAGAGTCAACCTGATACCAGAAACCTTCTCCATTAAAAAATGGAGGGTCCTTGCCTAACTGAAAATTCCCACCTATACTTATCCTGTTAGAAAACCCAGTCTTGGCTTTAACAAAAGCATCATAGATACCAAAGAAATCACTGCTTCCCGTAAGGCCAGTAGAAAGCGTTGGTATACCAAGACCAATAGATTCTCCTATTGGTAAACCCCAACCCTCACTCTTGGTTGGGAAGACCATTGTTCCAACCCCTTCCCAATCTTGAACCACATCCTCTTGCCATTTACTATGGCCGAGTATTTCTATACTACAACCCTTACCAAAGAAGTATTTCCCACCATGATCTTTCCATTTTAAGGCAAGTAAATGGTTACGAAGACCATGGAGATTCCACCAGTTATGTCCCCAAAACTTAAAGTTAATATAAAGACCTTCAGCGTCAAGACTTTGCAGGGCATCTATTAATTCATAATGTCCTTTACGTCTTTCAAACTTACCCACAGTACCAATGGTAAGATTGGGATAACCATACACAGGGTCTTGTCTCTTGTGATCAAAATTAGCTATACCCTCTGGGACAACTTGCACCTTATAAAGATGATGAGGGAAACAATGATCAATTACCCTCTTGCCCCATATACTTGGAACCCAAATACGGTCAAATCTATCGAGTTTAACAAGCTCATTACGATAACTAAATTCTATGGTCTCATTCCCAGGATAATCTACTGGTATTAATTCAAATACTGTATATGCAATAAGAGAAACACCCGTCTCAACAAAACTATAATTTTCATCAAACCACTGATTACATTTACGTGGTGTATCTAAAACAATAATTGCATTAGGTTTTTCTGTAACATTCTGAGTTAGTAAGAATGAACCAATTCTCCTTGCTATATCTCTTTTGGTACTATAAGAAACAGTACCAATAGGACAGATTTGAAGCTTAAGCAAAGCAGATTCCGACAGTTGTATTAACTCATTAAGAAGATACTGAGCATGAGTACCTATACCGGTAGGATTAATAGGAGCATGGATTCTTACAGTAAGCATTATCTACGCTTTCTTGATATAAGACTTATCTTTACAAATAACCATCGAGGGATTTCTTCCTCTCTATCAAGACAATCTTTAGCCAACAGAATGCTTTGAAGATCAGCATCAGTAAACATGGCAGAATTTCTCTCAAGCTCTAGTACAACAGCTCTGACCTTTTCTGGATCATAACTTGGTTCGCTCATGTTCTATGAAACACTCCTAACATAAGTCTCATGTGAGAATTATCTCTAAGGGGCATAAGATCTGTTGGCTCATACTTCCAATTTTTAGACTGTAATCGCTCAACAGCATATAGATCTCTTGCAAGAGAGCGTTGTTCAGCGCTAGAGAAACGCCACTGTATACCAGTGACATCTTCCATGCCCTTGGTATTTGTTTCTCTTGCTACATACCAAGAGAATGCCATAGGTATCTTACGATACTTTGGGTCAAGTGAATTGGGCAACTTTTCAAATATCTTTGAGTAGGTATCAGAACCAAGGTTCCCCATAAGATCTATCCAACCAGCTCCTACTCTTAATGCTTCGGGATAGTCAAGAAGATCCACAAGATCAGCATTAAATAACTTACACCAATAAGGACAGTTACTTCTTGCTCTATTAAAGATACTCTTTCTTCTTTCTACACCTATACCATACTCAATTGCCCTACAGTTTTCTTTAACAGTATGAAAATCAGCCCAATTGATATTGGGTAACCCTAGGTAAATACGGTTCCCCTGAGGAACATGTCTATTAATCATCCTTGACACAGCTAGTCTAGCTTCTTCCCGTACACCACCATGATTAAAGACAGGCATGGATAATGACGTCATACAAAGATACCCTTCCTTCTTTTATTCTCTATAGCAAGCTCAAACATTGGTTTAATTCTATCGCAACCAGCATAGATAGAAGCAGAGTAACCTTTTACATAAGAAGCAAGATCTTCTGCGGTAACCCAGCCTATTAAATGTATATTTGGCATATGAATAGCTGCCATTACATAATGATCGGCTTTAGCTGACTGTAGTACGCGTGCAGCAACCCTAAACTTTACCTTTGTCCCTGTTTCTTCTAACTTCTCATTTACCCTACCCGAAGTTAAACTTATTCTCTTGTTACCATGAGTGAAATCAAAGTCCTTCTGATAAGAGAATGACTTGATCTCCATTTTCATGAACTGATCTTCCTTGTCATAAATATCAGCGAAGGCCATTGAAACAAGGGCTCTTTCAAATACCGATCTTATCTTATTGTCAGGAAAATCAGGATTATTTAACTTAAGTTGTGCTATCTGTCTCTGAATATAAAATATATGTTGCGGACCAACTTTAAAATCGACATAAGGTAATGGATAAATTCTTAGGCTCTTTTGTTGAAAAGAAAAGTTCATGTTTTTCTCTTACGTAGATGCTGGTGTAAGTCTAAATTCACCTACGCTATCTTGTATATGTAATTGAAGAATCTCAGTACCTTTCTTATTGAGCGTACTCATTTTCTTAATATTCTCATCTTTATCATTTACTATCTTGTACTTGAGTTTCACTTCTAATCTTCTGTCTTGCGCAATAATTCTTGTAGCATGCTCTGTTATAAACAGAACTTCAGAAGACATACCCTGATGTGCCAAGGCATCTAATACAAACTCATAAAGATTCTTGGCCCCAGTGCGACCACCATACTTAAGATTAAACTCCTCGTTCTTCTTGCTCGAGTTCTCTTGTACGGAAGCTATACGCTGTTCAGCTGCAACCACAGCCTCAGGACTATCGATATCTTCCCTAGCAACCATGGGTACAAACTTCCATGTGGGTTGCATTCTACCGGTAATGCTATTCCTAATGTACTTTTGTCTACGAACATAGTGGAAGTAATATGCCCAGGCTATTCTTCTCCAAGTGTCGTGATCAAATTCATTAGCTGGTACACAGTGACTATAGGAATTTCTAAAGGCGTCCATGTCAAGATTAACAGATAGAGTACCGTCTCTTAACATCTCTTCCACAAAGCAATTTTGCAGATAGTCTTTTAATAGTCTCAGGCAATCTATTCTATCTCTATCAAGAGGTATACCCTCTGTGTTAGAGAATCTAGTGGAGTATATAAGAATTGCCTGTACATCTATGAGTTCCGCTTCACTAAGCGTAACATCGTTAGTACCTTCCTTCTCCATTAACTGAGATATGAGCTTACGCTTAGCGCGGATCTTGGTCTTACGTTGCTTCTTAACCCTAGCAGTCTTAGGCTGATTATCGTTTATCAAACTCAGGGACCAGTCTTTAACTAATGCCCCGTATCTTCCTATCTCATCCATAACGGAGACTAAGTTAAATCTATCTTTTGTAACCTCTCCAGTTGTCGGATCTCTAATGATCCGAGCACCTCTACCAACCATTTGCATCCATAAAGACTCACTCTTGGTTGGCCTAGTCAGGAAGATGGTATTAATAGTGGGCTCATCATAACCCTCTACGAAGATCTGGCAGTTTATGGCAACCTTAGGGGTATGCCTATCGCCTTCTTCTAACCAAGACTTAAAATCATGTCGTTCAACATCATTGGTTCCACCTGTTATGACTTTAACATCAATATCAGGATTAAGAAGCTTGAACTCTTCAGCCAAATGATAACAATGGGAAACGTTAACGGCAAAGATTAGTGTCTTACCCCAACCGTGTATCTTGTTTCCCTTGTCATCTGTCTTAAAGGAACCATCTGCCTCAGTTCTCCACACAGCATGGCGTATATACTCTTGTGCTATCTTCTTGTTACGTATTGGATTATCAAGCTGACGTAAATCTGCATCAGTGTAATCTCTCTTGCCATTAGCTTTCTCTACAGTATCTAGATGGAACTCTTGTCTTGTTCTCATCTCGTAAAGCATAGGGCTAGCGAGAAATCCTTCTCTAACACCATCAGTAAACTTCATTTGGTAGACAATAGTCTTAAACCCAAGAGGTTTACCATCTAATCTTTCTATTGTTGCGGTAAGACCATAACAGAAAGAAAGCATGCCACCATTCTTCATAGAAGTGAATAGATCGGCATACATATTAGAGTAACCAGTGGACTCATCTGGGGCACTAAAATGGTGACACTCATCAATTGCCAAAACAAACTTATTAATATTCGTGCCATACAGTGCCTCAAGAGTTTCTACAAGTCCTCTTGTTGACTGAATGCTAGTAAAGATTACATCGCCTGTGGCATCCTTCTTGTTAGCAATCCACTGTGTATATCTTAGAGAAGGCTCGGCTTTTAAATGAGACTCAATTGCTTGCTTAATTAACTCATCACGATGAGCCACCCAGATTATCTTTAAGCCAAGCTGTCTAATTACTTCAGTATTAAAATAAGAAGCAATAAATGTTTTACCCGCCCCAGTTGGTAGAACAATAATGCCAGCATCAGTTGATCGTTTCGTAATGAACTGATCAGCCATAGCAATCAAAGCGTTCTTCTGATACGGTCTTGGCTTATCTTTAATAACAGACATATGACCCCAACTAGTTAATTGAAATTACTCTTCCATCTACATTCCTAACAAGAGAAAAGATGTCAGAGTGATTGAATTTACCTATACTTATAACTACTTCATTCTTACTATCCTGAAGTAGTAACGATAGCTCAGTCTCCCCACTGGGTAATATAGAGAGCTTGCCCAGAAAGAACTCTGTCTTATCCTGTCCAAAACCACACAGGATTTTCTTTGGAGGAGGTGTGTCTACAGTAGGAAGAACCAAATAAAGATACTCTTGCGCAGCGTCAGATCGTTCCTTAGCTGTTGCAGGAACAATATCCTTTGGTAATTCAATATCAGTAAGACCAAAGAATTTCTGCATTCTTGCCTTACCCTTCTTAGACCGAAGGTCAGACATCTCTTCTACCATAGCAAGGACAAGATTACGCTCTCCCAGTCTATCAAATGCACCAGCATGAACAAGTCCAAGTACTACTGCTTTATTAACACCAGTAGCAAATACGGTTCTAATAGCAGAGGTAAGACTATTCAGTCCATAACGAATCTCTGGCACAGGACCAAGCTCTTTAATCTCTTTTACAATACTCTTACCTTCCTCTTTAAAGAAAGGTAACCTAAAAGGATCATCTTTCTTTGCAGCTTCCACGGCAAGTGTATTTGAGTGTAGACTCTTCTCGAGATCACTTAGTTTTCTTTCGTGTTCAAGGATCTCTTCTGGTTCTCTATCTATTATCTCTTTGATCTTCTCGAGTTTAAGACCTGCGGAGGCAACTCCACGGCATGCACCAAACCCAAGTCGAATAGAAGACGGTCCTTCAGGTACCGCATACGCCTTCGAAAACTCAATGTCTGGTGCAAGGATCGAGATTCCTTTTCTATTAGCTTCTGAAACGAAGTCATGTAGTAATCCTATACGCCTAGTCTTATCTCCCTTGTCACAAGCAATAGTTATTGCGGCGGCAAGGAACTCGACAGGGTATCTCCCCTTAATATAAGCCATTTGATAGGACAATTTCCCATAAGCTGCTGAGTGACTTTTATTAAAACCATACTTCCCGAATGTCTCTAACATATCCCAAAGCTTATGAGTTAAGTGCTCCCCAAACTCTGGCGTAGCCCGTAGACAATCTGGTATAAAAAGATCCTTCTGCTTATCAATACCCTTCTTCTTAGCTACTGCTTTACGTAGATAGTCTGCTTGTGTGAAAGTCCAGTCACACATAGTTCTAGCAATGAACATAATCTGTTCTTGGAATACTACTACGCCATAGGTTTCTTTAAGGATAGACTCTAGCTTTGGATGATCATATGTAACAGGAAGAAGCCTGTGCTTTCTTCTTACATACATCTCAACCATGTTCAAAGAAGAATCTGTATCTTGATAATCCAGTGGACCCGGTCTGTACAAGGCACAGATAGCGGCAATCTCGTTTAGATCCTTTGGCATAAGAGAAACACACAGTTCTCGCATGCCACTGCTGCTCATTTGCCATATGCCAGCAAGTTCACCATCACTAAAGATCTTAAGAGCTATCTCATCGTCATATGTATCATCAACTTCTTTAAGTAGCTCAAAATTAGGATTGGATCTTTTTCTAATAAACTTAATGGCAAGGTCAATGATGGACAAGCCATCCACAACAAGAAGATCTTGCTTAAGCAAGCCTATATCTTCTAGATGATCAAAGGGAATCTCTGTGGCTATGGATGTTGGATCATCTCTATCGTGGAGTACCAAAGGCACTAATCCATCCAGAGAAGTACCTGAGACGACAATACCGGCTGCGTGTTGTCCTCTACTAATCTTAATATCATCTAGCTTTACAGCTATGTCCAAGAATCTCTGCGCTAAGTCACCACCAGCTTCCTTGAACTTTCTAATAGTCCCGGAAGCCCTAGATCTATTATCCTCTATCACGGATGATAATCTTGTCCTAGTCTCCCCCGATTCATCATCCAACTGGGAAGAAATATCATTAACCCACTCTGGACTTAGGCACATTGCTCTACCTAATCTACGTACGCTACCCTTGGCATGGAGAGAAGCATAAGAAGATATGCGCGCAATGTTTTCTTTACCATACTTATTAATACAGTACTGATAGATCTCATCTACTCTTTGAGGATCAAAGTCTACATCCAGATCAGCCGCTGAAGCTCTATCAGGATTAAGATAACGCTCAAACAGTAATCCATGTCGCAAAGGATCCAGGTCTGTAATACCTAAGCAGTACACTACCACTGAACCTGCACCAGATCCTCTTCCTGGACCCACACGGATACCATTCTTATGGGCAAACTCTACATAGTCAGCCACCATTAAATGGTAACTTTCTAGTCCCAGTTTTTCCATTACAGACAATTCATAGTCCAATTGCTTTAATGCATTGGTACGAGATTCTTTACTGCGCCATGGATACTTATCATCACCAGGATATCTACTATCAAATCCCTCTAGGGCTTTGGCTCGTAACTTACTTATAGGAGTTTCACCAGGTTCAAGATCAATAGCGGGGAGATTCCACTTAACTCTACCCTTCTCATCCTTTAGTGGAGAGAGATCGACTTCCTCAATCATTTCTGCCACAGCAAGAGTATTCCTTGCCAAGAAAGGATAGTCTATAAAGTGAGAAGCAATTGCCATTTCATCAGGACTCTTAAGATAAAGCTGACCTGTTATCTCATGAACACCGCCAGAGTCTTCTGATTCGTCTAAAGCAACATGATCCGCCATGGTGCCAGAGAACTTCTCATTCATGAAACCTCTGCCACCTATAGCTAATACGGCCTGTCTAGAGTCCATTGTGTCATGAGTAAGATAATGTAAATCATTAGTCACAACCATAGGTACATTGGTCTGACGACTAACTTTCCAAGACTCTGTAAAAACTTTATGTTGAGCTTCTTTCATCCATAGATAATCTGTTTTCTGTTCTTCTGTCATCCCAAGGAAGACACTATCAGATACCTGATGGTTCTGGACCTCAAGAAAGAAGGAATCAGGTTCAAAGATATCCTTCATTTTAGTTACTATAACAGGTACATTATCTAGATCGGGTGGTTGCACCAGATAAGTCTTTGTCTTCCTGTCGTAATATCGCCAGCCCAGCATATACTTCTGAGGCAATCCACCCATACATGAGGTAAGACCCACAAGACCCTCTCTGTGCTCGTATAACATCTCCAGATCGACTCTTGGGTGTCTACTGAAGTGTTGGTCCAAAGAGGCCTTACGAAGCAACAGACAGAGGTTCTGATAGCCTTTAGAGTTCTTGGCCAGTAAGATAATATGACCCGTTGGGTTATCAAAGGAGTGAGGATGATTTATAGCATCAGCTGAGCGTAAAGCAACATAGGCTTCCATGCCAAAAATGGGTTTAATATCCCATTTCTTACACTCTTTCCAAAATTCCACCACACCAGCCATTGTTCCATGGTCAGTAATAGCGCATGCTTTCATGCCAAGTTTACTTACCATTTCAGGTAAGCCTATTACACCATTATCGGGATCACTTTTAATAAGTGTAGTGGCATCTCCAAGACTAAAGTGAGTATGGGCATGTAGATGAACAAATTCTTTTGGCAAGATTACTCCAGGAAATCTATCCCGTGTTTTGTGCCATGATGATTAAGACAACTAGTAACTTCTGTCTCATCATCAACCTCTAAATTTGAATCTATTAGAGCTTTATAAGCCAAGGCAGCAATACTACAGTCATAAATACCTGGCTCATGTTGCTCAAATAAAGTCATTGTAATGATCTCATTGAGCATCTCTTCGACTGTTTCTGAATTTGACATTAGCGTACCTCGACTAAGTTTGTGGCACCAAAGATATGCAGTATGCCCTCTTTATTCTCAACTACATATCGAATCTTCCCAGATAATTTTGCGAATCTTGCAACAACAATACCATCAAAAGTATAATCTCCACCTGTCTTTATGACATGTGCACCCACCACAAGATCTAAATTAGTACTCTTCTCATTTGTTCTCTTCTTCGAGCTAATAAATGGATTAGTGAATATAGTCAAAGTTATACTCCTTCCCATATCCAGTTAGACTTCTTACAACATCATCCTTATTGCTAATTGTAAGATTCAGAACCTCAAGAACCATAAACGCATTACCAGCTGCCACGCACTGACTATGATCGGGGTCAGAAGCCGGCCAACCTAGAGATGCCTCAATAATCTCATTTAACAATAGCTCTATTGCTTTTTCCTTAGACTTTTTAGACATTTACCTATTCCTTTGGTCCCCAGGTAATATTACTAACAGAATAGATAGTATCCATCTTGATGTTATTGTGCCAAATCTCTACATTGTCAGAAACAACTCTGACTTCATACTCTGGATCAATAATATAGTCAAAACGTTGATGACCCTTATCTCGTACCTGGATAAGAATATACGATGTATCAGTAGGCTTGTACACAATAGGCACAGTGCTGGTACAAGCAGTAAGGATTAGAATAAAAGAAAGAAGAACCTTATACATTACACGCTCCCATTTGTTCCTTTACAAGACCCAGAACATTAGGGACAAGTATTCCATTATCAGGATTAAGAATATCTTCTGCAATTTCAGTAAATGTGTTTCCATGTTCATCATTTAATGCAATAAGAGAATCCTGTGCATCTAAATTCAATCCCAGAGAATCTTGATCTTCTTTATCTAAACCAGTATCGTCCTCGCCATACCCTTTCTTTAAAACAATCGCGGCAACACCAAGACAACAGTAGCTACCATCCTTTAAAGATAACAGTCCCTGTCCCTGCCTAAAATCTCCTGACTTTAATGCCTTAATCCATTTAACAACATTATCTGCACGTTCTTGGTCAGTCATTTGTTTACTCTATCGTAACTAAATAGTCACATTTAGCCGCCAATATCTTACATACCATCGAAAGTCTTCTTACCAAATGTCTATCACAGTTTCTTATCTCAAGATCGTCAAGATACTCAAGAGTATCTATCACATCATTTAATGTGGAATTACCAGTATGTATATCATCAGTAATCAAATTCATTATTTGCTTACCTTCTTTCTGGACTTCTTAACGATACGACAACCAGACAAAAGCTTTGCGACACCAGGAGAGAACAGAGTGTCTTTGTTCTTGACGATGATATTAGCTATCTCCCAGAAATCCTCTCTATAAGTATCATTATCGACAACCAGTGAACTTGCCTCGGTACCCGATTGATAATCTCCCGAGGATGAATTAAGACCAAGAATTCTCCTGCCTCTTTCGCCTAATGAAAGACAAGTATCAGAAAGTCCTATATTTAAAACCTTATTAGCAACACCTAGACAACAATATCCCAGACTACCTTTTAACTGACCATGACCCTGTTTAAATTTACCAGATCTTAATGCCTTGATCCATTTCTTAACATTATTAGCACGCTGTTGATTGTTCATTTATCTTTCCTTTACACTAATAAGGTAGTCATAGATACTTTCAAAAACCAAGTCTATTGACATTGATGTTATATCTGTTTGAATTGTTGGGCTAGCCTCAAGACTCTTTTTACAGTCTGGTTTAAAATCTATAAACCTTCTCTTACCTAGTCCTTCGGCTACTACGTAGCAAGAGCTTGCACAACCAACAAAGCAATCCGATTGTTGAATATTAGTTGCGACATTCAAAAAGTCGCCACACTCTACATTAATATAATTACGCCAAAAATGTCTATCTTCCTCACTCCCTATTACTTTGCACTTAATTTGCTTACTACGTAGCAGGTTTATGAGAGATACATAATCTGACTCATGTCTTGTTAATCTATGTTTTGGCAGATGGAAGACCACACTAGCAGGGTTTCTTATCTTGTTACTATTCTCAAGCCATGGAGTATCGGGAGACCAAGGGACATCCCAGTGAGCGGCATATCTCTTGGGTATTGATATATTCCCTGGCCAATTAACACCATTCCACTCGGGGAACTTATCTGGATTGTAGTCCCCCTCTGCTCTGGTAAGGTTAAAAGTTACATCAGGAAAGCTCATATCAGGAAACAGTGGATCAAAATCAAGAAAAGAGTATGGGGATCTCTTGTCTTCAGGTAAACTTAGCCAAGTTACCTTACCTATATACCACTGATCAAGTAAAAGAGGCGTAAGACTCTTTGCTGCTTCTTGAGACCATCCTCCTCGATGATAATCAGAAAGAATTACATGAGCTTTTCTCTGTAAGACATTAGATATCATCATGACCGTATACATAGCGTAAAGACAATCTCCTAGTCTTCCACCATGATGAAATACAGCAAGGTCTTTATACATGACAAAAGAAATCCTCTGGAACAAGAACCAAACAATAGGATATTTTCCCGTAGACAAGTGGTTAGAGGAAAATAAGAAAGACCATCCCTATGACCAAGACTACTTCAAAAAGTATGAGTACTATGCTAGCACACCTATGGGTGTCAGTATTACTCAAGCAAGACTAGATCTCATCTTGAAATACAATCCAGGTGAGATCCTAGACATAGGGATAGGCTCAGGGGCCTTTATGGATTTATGTAATAGTATAGGAGTAACAACATACGGTTATGATGTTAATCCTATTGCTGTTAATAAATTAGGTAAGATGTTTAGAGACCCAGAGTTGGGATTCTTTGATTCCCTTTCCTTCTGGGACTCTCTTGAGCATATGAAGAATCCTAGATCAGCTCTATTTGCAGCAGATAGGTTTGTATTCTTAACTATACCTATTTTTGAGGATCCGGATCATGCAAGGAGATCCAAGCACTTCCGACCAGACGAACACTACTGGTATCTAACCCATCATGGGTTAATAGATTTAATGTTTGCTTCTGGGTTCTATCTTGTGGAACACAATAGAATGGAAGAGGATCTTGGTAGAGAAGATGTTGGCAGCTATGTGTTCAGGAGAGGTCTGTAGAATCTGGCTTCTCTCTTTCCTTTAGCCACTTCTTCCTGATCTTAATACCCTCTTTACAAAGATGATGATGCATGGAGGGATTGTCTTTAAGGTGCTTGCCTATGCCCCATGGCCAACAACAATAGACTCTATCCTGCTTTTTCTTTACTTTGTCAGGAGAGACTATTGCGATACCAATTTCTTTGAGATCGGAAACAAGATCAGAGTCTTCTTTTACTTTCTTTTCCAAGGCCAACCCTCAGCCATCACCATTAAATAGAAGAGAAATGCACAAATTACTATTGCTCCGCAAACTGCTTCTGCAGTTGACATTGGTTCTCCCCAAAGATAAATAGTCTCTCCGAGTCGTCACCCGGTATGAGCCACACCTTTGATTCTATCCAGTCGATCTTGGTAGACTGTCTCTGTCGGCTACCAACCTGACAGATTAAGACCGGATCATTCTATGGGCCACTCTCATAGCCAATAAAGGCAGAGACTATTTATCAGTACTCTTAAGTGTTCTGATCGAATACACAGCATGATCAATAAGATTTCTCAATCCTATTGCCTTATCTACGTCATACGAAATTTCAATATAAGAAGTTGTACCAGATTTGGTAAGAGTACTTATGTGTAATTTAATAAGCCTAGTAGATAAGCAAGAAGAGACTTCTAAAGAACCAGATACAGCTTCAAGGTTAGCATTACTCATTTATTATAGTCTTTAGATGATAGTATCAGTTTAAAAATGATTGTTAAGACCGTGACAAATCCACCTATGAAACAACCAAGGAGAAAATCTGATAAGTTTTCACACATTTATCCTCTCTCCACTAAAACAAGGCGCATCCTAATTTTGCCACAGCACCTACATTCCTTATACTGACAAGCACCATCAATTAACTTCCACTTACAATACTCATGTATATGCAAGAAGCAAATAATACGCTCAAACCAGCTACCTCTGTCTTGCGTACTAGTAACCTTTTCTGTCATCTATATCCCACATTCTAAAGGAACGACCATCATTAAAAGGAGTTGAAAAGGTTTCAAGACCAGGTTGCCCACCCCACTTTAACCCATAGTAATAACGATTAGCTTCAAATGCCTTATTGGTAATAACGGGAACCTGGGCAACACTGCTCTTAAGAGTCTGACTTCCTCTATGCCAATGAGGAACATTTGCCATATTGGCTGCAATAAATCCAGCAAGATGAATTCTATGATGATAATCGTTATCTTCAAAACAACCAGGCTTAAAGTTCTCATCGAACCAACCCACTTCATCTATTGTTCTCTGTGTAATCATAAAACAAGAGAAGTCTGGTGAATCACCTTCTAGACTACCAACGTAGTCTTTAGGTGGTTTCATGTGTTCAAGACCATCTATGGTATGATCAAATCTCTCGTTACCCTTCTGTTGCCTAGCAGAGACGAGGATTACCTCATCACACTTATCTAAGCGCCGTGCCATATCATAGGCACCGCGAAAAACCAACATAGTATCATCATTGGTTATTAGAACGTGTGAGCAACCAGCCTCAAGAGCCTGCTTGGTACCCTCATTCCAAGAAACGGCCACACCACGATTAAAATTCCAGTTATCAAGGATAACGGGGAATACTGTTGTCCCAAGCAGGGAACGTATAAGTTCACAGTATCCTCTGAAGTTATTCAATACAGGCGTAACTAATCCTATCTTCATCTCTGTCTTCGGCAAAGAATTATGAGAATTCATAATAGAAACTTTCCCCAGAATTTTTTATCACGTTTTTGGCCTATAAGGAGTTCCACTTATTAACAATTTCAATAATTCTGGTTTGATCTTGATCTGTTACCCACCAACCACAAGGTATAGCAACATTTCTTGCAGAGAAATAATCTATGCCTTTCCTATCTTCAGGAGACTCTGTCTTTGGTGGGAAACAAGGATGTCTATCGTTTCTTGCGTGTACAGGAGAGGCAGCAATATCGTGGACTTCTAGATACTTAATAAAAGCGTCTCTGTCTTCTACTAAAATAGTATAAATCCAGTAAGAAGAACGAGCATCATATAGAGGAACATAAACAACCCTCTTTCCAATTGCTAGTTCCTCACTATATCTCAATGCCTGTATTTGAGAATCAAAAACAGACAGCACCGCTTTGGTCATATTGGCTATACCAATAGCCGCAGCAATATTGTTCATTTGGAACTTAAAGCCAGATTCACCAATAGTTTGGCTACAGCGGAAGTTTTGACTACTCTTCCTGTCTAGACCATACCACTTAAGAAGCTCTGCTCTCTTTTCCATTCCGACAGGAACAACCAAGGCTCCGCCATCACCAGTAGTGAGATGTTTAATGGCCTGAAAAGACCATGCTACATAATCCCCACCAGTATTAGAGATATGCTTACTTTTATATAAAGTAAGGAAGGAATGGGCAGCATCCTCGATTATCGGTATGCCAGAAGCCACTTTCCTAATCTCATCATAATCTACAGGTGTACCACCCCAATCTACGCAAAGAATAGCTCTTACCCTCTCTCCGTATTTATCGATAAGCTTACCAACAGAGTCTGCTGTAATATTTCCAGTAAACTGATCTACATCTGCCCAAAGTATCTTCCCACCTCTACTAATAATAGCAGTATTAGAGGCTGTGCAAGTTTGCGGTGTGCTAATTACATAATCATCTTTTACTTCACACATGTGAAGAGCTAGTTCAAGAGCGCTAGTACAACTATTGAGAGCTAATACTCTTCTTTCGCTTTGCCAATAAGATTTAAGTCTACTTTCAAATAGTTCTACCCACTCACCCTCACCAATGTAGCCAGACTTTAATACTTCAGCAACATTAGATAGACACTCTTCTGTTTCTACATTAACTTTAAAAAGTGGTATCATTATTTACCATCTATTCTCATGCGACCGCATGAAGGATTCCATCCAGGATACCAAAATCCACCTTTTCTTATATGCTGATGCTCAATTTCCTGATTAGGCTTAACTCTAAGAGGGATAAATCCAGTCTCGAGAAACATCTTATGGAAATCCTTCTCAGATTCTATATAAGTCTGACTTCTCTCATTATCCTTACTATAGGCTATGCCTCTCCCATCAAGAAAATCTCTACAGAGCTTTGCGGCATTAGGTATTCCACCCGCAATGCCACCAGAAAAGTGGTCACAAGAGATACCATTCACAGCAATCCACTTACCAGCTTTTAAGATCTCACAGCACAAGATTCGATCATAAAAGTGCTCTGGAGCAAGATTTCCCTCTTGTGGAGTGGTATGAGCAACTAGATCAGAGGTACGGAATATTAGAGAGCAATGATCCAATACCGCAGCAGCAGCTAAGCCTGCCTCTCTTCTGCCATGTTGTTCCGCTTTCGAAGCCTGACCAATACCAGGATAAAAGGCCCCCAGGTAATTGAGCATAGTGCCACCGCCTCTGCCACCACGCTCATCAATCTCATTAGATCCAACAAATCCCTGGAGAGCAAGTTGAGGATAGTTATCAAATGCATTTATGACTTTCTTGTCCCAACCCTTTTCACGGATATAAAGATCACAGTGGAGGAATGCCAAGAATTCTGGAATATCATTACCAAACCAGCGACCTTGTCTCCAACGATGGAAAACAGCATTTCCTCCAATGTTTTCTTCATATCTAATGATCTTAGTATTTCTAGACCACTCAAAATGGCTATACGGTGGCTCGCTTCCATTATCCACTAAGTAAACTTCTGTTAACTCTGGATCAGAGTTAGCTAAAGCATACCTGGTAGCCTCTGGAGTCTGAATAAAATTATTTACACCATAGATAACAACTACCATACGCGGACTAGTCATCAATGGTCACTTTCCGATGATTAACTGGAACAAACTTAATCTTCTTTTTCTTAAGCATAAATACGAAAAAGTCCTGAAGCATGGGATTTTTCATATCCTTAATATAAGTTCTATGCTCAACATTAAACTTACTGACAATTGACAGAAGAAGATTTTCATCTATACCAGTAGAAAACCTAAAGTCCAATATAGCATCTTGCCATATCTTTCGTTTTTCTACTGATTCCCCTGGTTTATAAGGAGGTCCTAGTTTTCCAGTTAAATCCTTAGCAGGATTACCTCCCCAAACTTGATCTGGACCCATCCCCTTGGTTAGATTAGATTCTGTAAGTGCCACAGAATAGCTTGAATGGTACACAGGGGCGCTTGTACATCTGCCTACAAGCCAAACATCATCTCCAGCACAGAATCCCTTGCTGAGATCATGATATACACATCCATGGAGGACATCACCATGAGCAATATGCCCCCACATGTGTGTATCTTGTCCTGCGCCAAAGTTGTTTCCCACTTCCCAATATTCACCTTCACAATCCAAAGTACAGCGCATGCCAAACCAAGAATTATGTCCAATTACACAATGAGATCTACCGTAAACAAAAACATCTTTATGAATGGTGACATAGTCACCACACACAAAGGTGGACGGAGCGATCAAACCACCATAAATAACGGTTCCATCACCAATCACAAGTTTTTCAATAGGATTGTTTGGTGTACCAAAAGTAGTATCAGGTGACACAAGAGCAAAAGGAGATATTCTTATATCAGCATAAGGAAAAGCATGTAAATTGGTAATAAAACTAAGACCACCACCCGTTATTCTATGTCTAATCTGCCAAACATTATTATTAGAGTATTCTATAGCTTCTACTTTAAGAGGAGGAGTGAGCATAGTACTAGCTCCCAGAAACAATAGGGGCGCCATGTGCTGTTACTAAGCCAGAAGAATTTCTATTATGTCTAGCTATAGTAGCTGCCTGGAAGACCATACTATCGTTTAGAACTCTAGTAAATAAGGTATTTGTTGTATGCAGAACAATAAACTGAATATCCATGGAGGGTATATTCCAAGGCTGAACTAGCTTTTCGGACTCAAGAACTTCTTTTGGTGTCCAAAGAACCAAAAGATCGTGGTATGCGTCAAAGTACTCTTTAATTTTGCCTTCAGAGGCAAAACTAGCCATACTCTGTAGACAGACTTTAGAAGCTTGTTTAATAGCAAGGAGAGCAGCTTGCTCATCTGTTAATTCAGGAGAGGAGAAAGCATCTTCTGTTTGATCCGACATTTATTCCTTTATAGGATTAAGGTAAAGGTAAATTCTAGAGAGACCATAAAGTACCTTATCACAAGAAACACTTACATTTCTGTCTCTAGTGCTAACTGTAACAAGAAACCATTGATCGGATGCAAAAGAGACATTTCTATTATCATCAGTAAAATACCATACGAAGGCATCCATGACATCTTCTCTGTTGCTCTTTAATCGTTCAATGGATTGAGCAAGTTCACGCTCACATTCTTCTTTGCCCCATGTATCACATGAACACGCAAAAGGTAAGTTAATATTATCCATATTACTTTCCTAATATAAACTTCATTATCTTCAAAAGTCTCTTCTCAGATTCTATAAATTCCAGAGAATCAGTATAACCCTGTGGATCAGGATCCATAATAACACCAATGTCTTTCCAACTACTGCGTAATCCAAAACCAGATCTAGGAACATTCTTTCTTTTGCGCTTTGCCAACGGTAAAGCAATTACCATTGGTCAATAAACACCATTTTCTGTAACACTTCCATCAAGTAGAACAGGTTTACCATCTTCAAGATGCTTTAGTAGTCTCTTTAAATGTTTTCTAGGTATTTGCTTAATACCATCAACAAAAGCTAGTTCTGCCGAAAGCAATTTAAATTTAGGCATCTTGATCCTTACTCAGACATCTTTGCCCCAGCAAAGAGATAATAATGTCTTGAAGTTCTTCGTTCTCTTTCTCTAGTTTCGCATAAGTCGGCCACCCACCTTGCTCACACCTATTCTTAATAAATCTCTTGCAGTTTTCCAGCATATCTTCCTTGCTACCAACTCTTCTATCACACTTAACACCATCTCCAAGAGCTTCATAAAGTCTGTCATCATCTTCTATGCAGCGATCATCTGCTTTTTGCGAACGGTGAGTCCTAATGGCTTCTTCAAGACACCGTACTCTAGACAAGAGATTAGCTTGTCGTGCAATAAGAGAGGTAACACTTTCCAGTGGGCTACCTATATAAAGAAAATTCTTTCTAAGAACTTCCTTTATGTCAGCAAGCATTTTCTCATCCTCATTAAGAGGATACGTTGTGTCATAATACATAAAAGCTCCTACGGGGCTATTCCTGTCTCCCAGTCATAGGTATCGGGTCCTTCATCACCATTCTTAGAACTTTTAACCCATTCTTCATAACCAGAACCAGTTAAAGCACGTACCATTTGGTCAATAACCCATGCCTTATGATGGGATCCTTCTATGCTACCGAAACCATGTGCAATAGCCAAAGCTTCATTAATACGCTTTTCATAAGACTTTGACATACCAATCCTTTGGTGGTAGACCGGGAATCGAACCCGTGAGCTATTTGTCCTAATGTAACCATGGCTTTCAAGCCTGCTCACTAAGAAGGGTGGTTTAGCCGGTTCCCATTCTTAGACAACACCAGCTGCATATCTACCACTGTGGTGGAGTTTGGCCCTCACCCTTACACGTATTGCATTTTAACCAATTACCAGCAGGATTCTCAACCCAGCCCCAATAACCTCTACAGTCGGGGCATATTTCTCTACGATCCGTAAAATCCCTAATTTCTAAGACCTCTTCGTCAACAATATACTCAATAATATCAATTTGATTATGATCATCTATCGTGTATTGCCTATCGCTACCCTTAATAGAGAATGTTCTTGAAAACCAATTATTATTGGTACTAGACCAGCCAAATAAATTTACTGGTTCGATGGACATGATCTTCTGATATGCGCTATCTGCCTTCTCTTTATCTAAAAAGAGAGCAATATTCTCACTAAAATCATAACCAGAATATCTAAGTATCCATATATTTTTCATCAGTTCCAACCTCGGCATCCACAATAAAAGAGATCAGAATCTTTATTTGGCCGATACTCAAAGAACGCAAGACAAGTATCGGATACAAAGAATCTTTCACACGAACTACATTTGGCATATCTTCCATTTAAGTCGTGTACTACTTCTTCAAATTCGCTAGCACCAGGTTCTAGTTGATAACAGATGGAACAGCAAGGTTGGTTTAAAGGATTGGTAGCATTCGGAGCATGACCACATTTCATTAGGCGCTGAGGTAAAGTCATTTTATCTTTATCTCAAATGTCAAGGCCACACTTTCTAAAGACACATTAGCCTCATTGAACATTAAGCTAGTAATCATCTGGTCCTGTTCCCATGCACCACTAGCACCAGAACCAAATGTTCCGTCTGCATTGACCACAACTCTTGTAATTCCACTTTGGATAATAGATTTTGCACACTCTTTGCAAACAAATACCTTGTTACAGTATAGAGTTGCACCAACTGGTCTTATTTGACAAAGATCAATAGCATTTCTCTCTGCATGAGCAACCAACTGATATTTCAATGGTCTATCTTTATATCTTTCTACTAAGTCTTCTACACCTCTAGGAAATCCATTAAAACCAGTTGACAGTACCTTATTGTCCTTTGTGAGGATAACTGCTCCGACCTTTGTACTAGGGTCCTTGCTCTTAAAAGAGACCACTTCAGCTAAAACAAGACCATATTCGTCCCACGTAAGAGCTCTATCAAGCATATCTTCTCTCTAAATTTATATAATGGAAAAAGTCTTTTGCGCATTGTGCAAGATCATCTAATGTCCCATTATTAACAACTTCATGATCCCAGTCTTCCCAAGTATCCAGAGCCATATCAAATGAATCAGAAGAGTCACTTTCGATACCTGGTCTCTCGATCTTAATAAGTAGGCCATGATTTTCTCGAATATACGCAGCTTCATTGGGAAATCTCATATTAGTAATAATGGTGATCTGGTCGGGTGGCGAAGAAGCTATCAAACTCTTGATCATTGTGTCAGGATCAATTGATCTACACAAATTAGCTAAGCCCTTAGCTATAGTTCTAGGTGTTATACCTTCTAGCTTTGCCAGATCTACATCTTTTTGTTCATAAAAAGAATTATAGTATTCTGCATTTCCAACACCAGCCCAGCCAAATAAGAGATTTGCAGCATTAAAAAGAGGATCTGATATTGATACCTTTCTTACTCTAACTCCATATTCCTTACACCTAAGCATAAGAAAATTAGCAAAGGTATCCTTACCCACATTTTTCTTATGGCCTAAACCTATAATCATCTCTCACCATTTCTTAATGAAAAAGGCCAGGTCTTTCGACCTGGCCTTACCTCTTTTCAGGGTTGCAGTCCCTTGGAATAAGGCTCACCCTTCTGGTTTACACCAGCTTTCGTGCACTACTTACGAATACGTTCTTTTACAAAATTACTAGCTTTGAGCTCTACTCTAGGAGAAGTGGACTCGGGTACATTGGCCGGAACAGTAATACCTTGTTCAGGTTCACAAAGATCAGAGAAATCCTTAACCGTTTCTTCAACAACAGAACCCTTACCCATTAGACTTGCAACACCTGCTGTTCCAAGACTTCTACCACGAAGAGAGTTATTAGATGCATAACGAAGAGAATTTCCTGTACTTACTTTATAAGATTGTGCAGTAAGGTCAGAACCAACTTGTGCACAATTCTGAAGAGCATGAGAAGCAAGAGCAGAACCTCTTGCTTCTAAATTCTTCCAATTAACTTCGACAGCACCACAATAGACTTTTGCACCAGCCCAGTCTTGCAGATCAGCTTTAACAGAAGCTTCTAGATAAGCTTTGGCTGTTGTCAAAATAGCTAATTGCTCTGCAACAGTTAAATCAGATTCTTTATCAGCATCCTCTGCCTTAACATAAGAGACTTTAACAACTTCTTCTGTTTTATTAACAACTGCATCAATAACATTAAACCATGACACAGTTAGACTTACAACAGTTGAGGCTCTTGGCTTAGCAGTGGGTACAGCAGGTAAGCTAAGCTTGATTAGAATATGTTTAGTTTCACCAGCATAGATATCATCTACAGTAATAACCGCATTACCGTTAAGATCCTCGACCTTAAAATCATTAAGAATCTCAGAGACCTTAACGTCCTTATTAGGCTTAATGGTTAACTTGATATTCTGCGCAACACAAGAAATAGCACCACCAAGCTCTTCAGCAAAAGCATCTCTAACCTGGTCAGCACTCTCAATATAATGATAGTTCCCACCACCTGCTTTTGCCATATCGGCCAAAAGTTCTTGATCTGCTGCATTGCCAAAACCAAAAGTACTAACTACAGTATTACTAGGTTTGGCAGAACAAATCTTAAGAAGACCGTCTCTACTAAATTCTCCATGATTAGCATGACCATCGGTCATCAGGAGAATTCTTGTGGAACCAACAAAATCAGGTTTAACCTGTTCATAACCACTTAAAATACCACTTGAAGTATTTGTCATACTTCCAGGACGTATTTGAGAGATAGCAGCAAGAGCTAGATGCTTATTCTTAGCGTCTGTATTAGCACAAACAGTATTACTAATACTATCAAAAGCTATAACGCTGATCCGATCCCCATCGTGAAGATACTCAACTAGCTTGTTGGCAACTTCCCTCATTACATATAGCTTAGTTTTGAAGTCATATGGGAATTTTGTATTTGATACCGATACGCCACTAACACAAGGTTCTCCCATTGAGCCAGATACATCAAGAACAAGTACGATCTGAACCGGTACTCTCTTATTAGCCTCTAGGCTAGGAGCGGTAACAGAAACCATAAGATGGTTTTCTTTAGCGACTGTGCGATCTACCTTTGAGAACTCCATACGTGTACGAAACTGCAGACTATCAGACATTTGTTTTTCCTTATTAGGGTCTGTGAAGTCTATTATCCTTTCTGGTGGGCTCCTCAAGCCCCTACATACAGGAAACAAGTACTTCAAAATTGAGAATTCAATATGCCGATGTGACTTACGTCCTAATCGGCCAGCTGAGGTTATGTCCTGTGGCTAAACCCTAAGGATCATAATAATTGGATCTTATCCAACTACTTAAAGATTGTCAAAGACAATCTAAAATTCTTGAGAAGCGGGGTGGCACACGTATCCGGTGCACCACCCCTTTTTCACGAAATAACATTCGTAAACTCTTTTAATAGATTTGTATCCCTAACTTATTCTGACATGGTCTTATTTACATAAGCTTGCTCTACCACTGAGCTACAGGTCCGCAAAAAGATTTATACCAAGAAACCACTTTGAGGACCCGGGTGGATTTGAACCACCGACCAGCTTTATAACCTGTCTTGTCTGGGAAACCTATTTTAGATTGTTTAGCCTCTGTGCGATAACCTAATTTTAAGGTTTTCGCCTTGCATTAAGCAAGGCTACAGCGTTTAACCTGAGTTTGAGACTAAACCTAGCTTCTCGAAGAAAATTAGGATAGAGGATAAAGGATGTAATCCTTCATAGGACCAAAGATACGTTTCTGTTCAATTGCATGGCAGTTAGCGCGTGCTCTAGCTTCAACAACGGCGTTCTTAAGCTTAATAGCTCTCTCAATAAGTTCAGACTTCTGATGTGTAGTGGGGAGACTAGTCCACTGATACTTAGTAACATTACCAACAACTACATCCTTAACCTGCTTAACCACCTGAGCAGCATGTTCTTTAGTAGCAGGAACAACCGTAAGGAACTCCTCAATCTTCGAGGTTCTATGCCTCACGATGGGACTAGCCTGAAGAACATTAGCTCCCATACTGTTATCAGGAGCAAATCCCATTGCAGGATCAGCTGTAGGAATGCTCTCAATGAGCTTAATAATCTGATTGAATCGCTTTTCAAGATGAACAAGGAAGGTAGAGGGAACTCCTGTAGCGAATACCTCTCCATCAACAACAATATCTGCTTTAGCTTCACAGTTAGCAAGATCAATAGTATGCAGAAGATCAATAGTTTCCGCAAACTTATTAAAAATAAAGCCAGCTTCCTTAGCAACAGTCGTTACTAAAGGAGTTTCATCTTCAACAACAGGCTGAGCTAACTCTCCCTCTTTCTCACTGTTAGGAGTAAATACAGTCTTACTCTTCTTAAAGAGCTGATGCTTATCCTTAAAGGTGCTCATATGCTCCTTTAACAGAGCATCAATCTCACCCTCTTTAGTGGTCTTAACAGCGAGAAGTTCATGAAGCTTACTACTCTTTGCCATGTCTATCTTCCTTTTCTTAATTTTCTAACAACTTCATAAATAGTTATAAAAAGAAGTATTGCCCAAGCAATAACTCCTAGACCAATAACAACATAGAAGGGATCTATTATTTTGAAATCTCCTTTAGATCAAGAAGCATGGTAGGCGAACCGGACATCACAACACCTGGAACTGTACCAGCCCACTTCTGAATCTGATGAAGTTGAAGGACTCGTGCTCCGTCTGTCCCAGACAGAGATTCTGCAAGACGCAAGTTTGCATTTGCCTCTGCCGTAGAAGTTGCGGTGCGGTAGTAGGCATCTGTATCAGCTTTTGCCGTAAACGTTACGGTACGGTGATAAGCTTCTGCATCAGCCTTAAGTCGCTGAGCATCTGCAGCACCACGCGCTGCCTCAATTGCGGCGTCTGCTACGCCTGCTGCTTGAGCTTTAGTAATTTCTGCCTGTTTCTCTGCTGACTGAAGCTCATACGTCTTCTGAAGAGCACGCTGTTCCTGAACCTGTTTTTCTTCAATTGCTTTTGTATAATCATCAGAGAAGTCAATATTCCGCATACTAACTTCAACAAGCGCAATACCGTATTTCCCCAACCATTCTGCTATATCAGCCTGAATTGCATCTTTAATTGAAGCCCGATTCTGAAGAATCTCAGAGGCATTGTGGTTTGCCATTTCGGCTTTAGCCACTTCCTGTTCCGCATTCGGTATAATAACAGAAGCCCAGTCAATACCGATTTCACGGTAAATACGCGGAGCCGTTGCTGCAGTAAGACGGTAGTTTGAGCCAAGGATAAGATTTACTTCCTGTAAATCCTTTGAAGCTGCAGCAAGATTATCTTCACGAGCTTGGACCTGCACATTCATCTTAACAACATTAACAAGTGGATTGATGAAATGTGCACCAGCCTCAAGTGGAGTGTCTTCTACATCGCCAAAAAGCACCACAACACCGACATGACCAGCTGGAACAGTGGTCCAGCTTGCTATAGTGACAAGTACGATAGGTGCGATTGAGCCCACACCGTAAAAAATCTTACCGCCGATACGCTCGGCCGGATCCTTTGATCCAGTTAACTTTTTCCCAACAGGAAAACAAATAGCAACTAACAAAAGAGCAACTATCAGTAAGATCATGAATTTTTCCTTGTCCCAAAGAAAATAAGCAAACCGCCAATAACTAAAATTGTCCAGTAACTAAACATAAATAGTAAAGGATTATGAATAATCCACTCAGCCATTTTCATTATTCCTTTACACCAATACAAAATAAAATAAGCCCACTGGTCGTGAAACCAGCAGGCTTATTTTATAGATGGTGGACCCGGGGGGTATCGAACCCCCGTCCTGAGTTCTTTCTAATTATCTTACTACACGTTTATCTACTTTTAAGTTGTAGCAAACTTGGGGTGTAGAACACCTCCACCAGGATCTTTAATGTCATATCCAAGACATACTGCATTTAAGACATACCCACACTTGTATCCATGGTAGGGGTCACCACGTGTTCCCGAAGGAACAAGTCCAATTAGGCACAGAGAGCGAGCTTAGACGAGCGATAGTCGCTCATCTTGAACACAGGGGTGTTACCACCCCAGCTTGCAGCAAACTCACTGGCGGTCATCGGAGCCACATCCTTGATGTTGGCAGATAGTTTTCCCTATCATTTTTAACGTGGCCAAGATAGGATCCACGACGTGCAAGATAAATCGAACAGAACCAGTCGATTCCAGTCGGGCCCTTTATTTCAAAGAAGCTAAACAGGCGACACTTCTTTACTTGCCATATAGTTTATCCTATCGGATAATAAGTTGGCAAGAGAAGAAATAAAAGCATTTTCTAGACCACCTCTTACAACTATAGCATCAAGTAAGTTTCTAGATTCTCTAAGATATACTGCGTCTTTTCCCCAAGCAAATGAATCAGTTTCAGGCCAGGAAAATAGATTATGTATTCTATCCACTAGCTTTATTAGCTTAACCTTTATACCTACGCTGCATATTCTTATTCTTTCAATCTCTTTCCTATCTTTTCTATTTAGTCGTATATACCATTTTCCGCTTGGTTTAGTGCAATGATAAATAGTCTCAAAACATTCGAATCCAAACTTGTCTAGTATAATCTCTGCCCACTCAGGATCACAATCTTCTATTACATCATGCAATAAAGCAGAAATAACCAAGTAACTTAGTGACTTCTGTTCAAATGCGCTAAGAGGAGGACTATTTGTTCCTTGTACCAGGATTTCATATACACCAATAGCAACAGCTACTGGGTGTAATGCATAAGGAGTATTAGAAGTAAGATCACCTTTATCTCTAAATTGACCCCTATGTGCCTCAATGCATAATTCTAGAGCTTCAGAAGTATTCTCTAAAAGAGTTAATGGAAGTCTTTCTCTAGCAAGACTTCTAATATCTTCTTCATTATCTATAGCTATTAGTTGAGTCCAAGGTAGTTTATAGAAGTTACTCATATTCACTTACTTGCTTAAGAATAAATCTATAAGTTTCTCTATGCTGTATATCTATATTCTTATTATCTGGATTCATAAGTATCTGAAAATCTGTTGAGCACTTTAGATTCGTATAAGAGAAATCTCCCTTCGATTTCTCATTCTCCAATAACCATCCAAGTACAGCAGATCTTATTACAGGTATATCTTCTTTATTGCGTGCAAAATTTCCATTACTATTTTGATAGCTATCTTCTGCAATAAGACAGATCACAGTTTTCTTAAAGAATCCAGTTAAAGCAGCAAAAAGCTCTGTTTTAACTTTATCTGGATCACCTTCCCATGTTCCCTTCCAAAGTAGAACACTAGGGTGATCAACAGCTAATCTACTAATTAATCTAACATGGGTTCCTTTCTTAGTGAAAGGATACTTCTCAGTGTTGGCATAAAAAACGAGGACAACACGAACAATCTTGGTGTTTTCTTCATAGTCTATACCAATACCACAATTCAGATACATATGTCTATGTTTATCTAAGGGGATAGAACCCCAAGCAGCTAAAGATCTCATCAGGACCTCGCTTTAAAATGATGGTGCCCTTAGTAGGATTTGAACCTACAAAAACAGCTTAGAAGGCTGTCGTTTTTCCAATTAGACTATAAGGGCAATAGATTTAGTTAGCTAATAATCTCTCTCTAATTTCACCAAGAGTACATTCACGTACCATGATTCCATTACTATAAACAAGTTTAAGTAAACCACCAGGTTCTTCTTCAAGTGAGCATTGATCTATGACAAAGAAGTTTCCTTCATCATCCTGTTCTACACAGAGTAAACCGGTTGCGGATTTCTTGTCACCATTATCAGTAATTGGATCTTTACTAAGATTTCTTTGTTCACCATTAACAATACCAAAGGTGGTCTTAATGGCAAATCCATGTGTATCTCTAGTTACATATTGATATGTATAACTACCGATACCAAGAACTATATTACTAGAACAGAATCCCTTTAACATAAGCCCATGTAAAATGTCTTCTGCTCTAGTATAGTTTATGGCATCGCCATATATTAGACCAACTCTTGGATTCAGAACACGGAACCCTGCTGAATTAACCGCCCCACCAAAAGTTTCCCAGAGACACTGTATAGCCCCTTTAAAAGCGGGACTACCGGGTTCTGCACCGGAATCACCAAGGACTATTTTAACAGGATCTCCAGAATCGGGTCTAAAGACTACTTTAGCAAAACCTAATTCATTAGGTTTTCTTGCCAAAATCTCTTCTCTTAAAATATTAGCTGTACTAGTAATAACATTCCAGAAATTCCAGGTGTCGGAAACAATAGAAACAATACCTGTAGGGTTAACCTTAGTAATAATCCTACGGATAGTTTCTATTTCATTGTTTCTCTCTCCCATGCACATAACAGAATGTTCTGTTGCGGGTACACTTCCACCTATAAACTGAGTTCTTCCATAGTAGTAGTCTTCTAGATAATCTATAGCAGGAATAGTATCTGTACCAAGGAAGGAAAGCAAGTGTGCTGCGCCGGATTTTGCAGCATCCTCAATACCACTCATGCCACGGAAACTAAAGTCATGTCCCTGAAAAGGAACAAATTCTTTAGAACCACCAGTCAAGTTTGCATAGTGATCAAAGAGTAATCTAAATTTATAGGCAGTTGTTGCACTGGTCGTCATTTTCCAGAGTTCTGCAGAAAGAGCAGTCTCTAGATAATTAACTAACCAGTAGAAATCAGAATGAGTATTATGAATAGTAAAGAGAGGAACATTAATGTTAACTCGAGAGCCTTCGGGTAATGCAGAAATAGAGATAGGTAGATAACCAAGCTTATGTAAAGCAAGGATATGATCTACCTTAACTACTCCTTGACCAAGACTGGAATTCATTCTTCTAAGATAGCGATCTCTTATGTCCTGTGCGGGTAATGCAAAGAACTCTTTTCCCCATTTATCTATTAAGAGATCCTTTATTACACCTTGCAATCCAAAGAAAACAACTTTATCTCCCAATAGACCAGGATCAGAGTGTCTATTGGATCTAGGAGTAAAGTTTGAGTAGACGAATTGCGTTCCATCTGGATACTGATAGATATGTCCAGACTTATAGAAATCAATAGCACTTTCAGGACGAATTCTCATGAAACTATCCTTAAACGCGATTCACATAAAAAGGGTCTTGCACCAGGTAGAACATTTTTGCAAAAGATTACATTATATATTTGTAACAAATGTTCAATACCACGTGAGAATATGCCATGACTAACATATAAATAAATAGGACCAGTTGTTATTTCTTTTAATCTTCCACCCAAGTTGATGAAAGTTCTTCCTCCATCACAAATATCATCTACAACTAATAGAGATTCATTTCCAAGATTTTCAGAATAAACCTTGGCATCAGTAACATTACCCGTTTGGGAATCTCTCTTTTTATCTGCTTTAATAACCCTTATACCTAGGGATTTACCAACACTCTCTACTTTTTTATTTGCTCCTGCGTCAGGAGATACAAGAGTAAACTCACCGAAGTCCCTAAGTATCCTTGCTACAGTATCATTTATCGTACTAATTCGTATATTGTTAACTAAAGCGCCAACTACATCACTATGTGGATCGAAGACACTAACCTTACTAAAACCCAATCCATTAATAAAGTCAGCTACTACTTTAACAGATAAGCTCTCTCCCTTATTACACACTCTATCTTGTCTAGCATAGGGAAAATAAGGTACATCTAGTTGTATTTCGGGAGTAACAAAAGAAGATCTTCTTATTGCATCAACGAGTAGAGCAAGATTCCAAAGATCATTATTGCTTTCAAATTCCAGTAATATCCTAAAAAACTGCCAGTTTGGTTGGTTAAGCGTAATCTGCTTAACATCCAATAGGGTTTCCCCTGCGGGAAATCGTTCAAGCTTTATAGGTATTTCAGTAGTTCCAAAACTATTTACATATAATCTTAACAATTTCTACCTAAACTTTCTTAGTTTTACCATCTACTGTAACATTAATAAAGATAGGCATGTTCTCTAATTTTCCATCAATACGACAGATCATTTCTTCCCATATCGTCCACTCGATAATATTCTTTGTTATAAGTTCATTTACATTATCAAAGAGAAAAGCTCTCCACTCTCTTAGCTTATTAGCATCTTTACATCCTTTAATCTCTAACATAGTAGGAGGCTTAATCTTTTTATCTTGCATCAGGATTCTTTATAGAGTTTTTAGCAGGGCCATCTATTGCTGCAACAGTTTCTACAAGTACCTGCATTCCAGCAGGCGTATCCCCTAATAGGGCACGGAGGGTATTCGGCATGCCTCTAGAGATTATTACAATAGCTTTGCTGGGATCAAGAGACTGTCCTGCGGTAGAAGCTATATCGGGTAGAAGTCCTTCTCCAGTAAGCGGTCTATCTGTTCCAACAGCAGAAAGCCGTCTACTGGATATACCAGATTTAACAATACGCATCCAGGGAACATATCCCCAAAAGACCTTATTGGGTAATAGCCCACACTTAAAATAAGCTTCGCTTTTTCTTCTATGATTCATAGAAGCCCAAGTGAAGCTTAAGGGATGTTCGTCACCCATAGCAATAATTTGTTTCCCAGTAGCTTCATGTTCTTTACCTATTGCTGCTTCAAGAAGCATACCTAGGGTACCTCTTTTAAATATGCTTCTATGGGATACACAAATATCCACAATCCTACCTTCTATTACGGGCATTTCATTGTTCGGAAGAACAATAACAACTCCCTTACAACCAGAGAAACAAGTAATCTTATCACCCGTTCTCATAGGAAGGAAACTACGTAAGGAGAAGATTGTTCTAACACCAAGAACACCTGCATAATAAGCAGGTATAGTCTCAATAGTCTCTAAAATAGCTTCTTCTTTAAGTTCAGAGGCAATAAGAGAAATTCTTGTTTCTTCTTCCTCTTTAACAGAAGAATCTATTTTCTCTGAAGAGTTCTCTACTACTATATTCTTAATTCTTGTTGCAAGCAAACCAAAGGGTTTAACAAGATCTCCCTTTTGAACACTTAAATTAACAAGAGGCTCAGGAGACCATCTTGTTATTCTAGTGACAGATTGCGCTTCCATATGGATAGCACAAGTCTCAGACATAGCAATAGTGTCTTCGAAGGTCGAGGGTCCAAGATCCATAACTGCAGTAAGAAGATTTCTAGTCTGGACTATTGATCCTTCTGCTTGAACAGGTCTAGCTTGAGGATAAGTAAGTTCACAAGAGTTCATTACAGCAGCTCTTGCTAAGCAAGCTCTGCTAGGACTTAAGTCCAAAAGAACAGTATTTCTTCTTGTGAACTCACAAAATTGGCTTATACCCTTTGTTATCTGACCTCTTTCAACACGAGCCCCATCACAAAGAGTATAAATACTATTGATAGTTTCAGATGAACTTGTTGAACAAGGATCGAGTCTAAAGAGCATTTCTTCAGGGAACTTAAGAGGGTCAATCTTTATACCATCTTTACGATGGTATAAAAGTACCATGTCTTTTGATCCTCTAATCTGTACTTCTGAATTCTGTACCTGTCTAACAAAAGGATGAGTCACTAATCTAGAAAGAAGCAAAGATTGCAATCTTTCATTATTAATATGAACTATGCCAAAGGCATTGGTCTGGAAGAAGAAGTTGGCAAGAGGAGAGTAATTATTACTATTAGTGTCCCCAGCAGGTACCATTACTCCCTTACTGCCAAACATTCCTTCGAGTACACGAATTGCTACTTTATTCTTATCCAGAAAGTGGTACTTACCATTTGAAAACGGTTCCCAAGGACTAACAAAACCAACATTTACAAAGGTAAAAAGAGTTGAACCAACTACAAAGAAACCATCTTTATTGGGCCTAGGTAAAGTGAATTTTACAGGGCTTCTTACCCAGAATCCCTTAGCAACTCTTCCCTCAATAAATCCTTCATAACTAATATTTTCCAAATTACCAATAGAAGAATTCTCTTGGGAAGTAGCACGCATTATCTTTGCGGATACGGTGACAAAGAGACCATAAGGTCTCACGGGTAGGACATTTTCCCCAAAGTCCCTATAATACCTGGCAGGAAGAAACATTATTTTGTCTCCCAGATATATCTGAAAACAGAACCTCTATCTTCCCGATCCAAGTGAAACACGTGGCTAAAGAGACATATAGCTCTATCCAGGTCTGACCCAATAGTCTTATGGGTTAAAGCGAAACCAGGATAGTAAGTGTTAACAAGTTCAGTTAATCCTATTACATACTTTTCTTTTATCTCTCTGTTCACATCTTTATGATTTATCTCTGTCCCAAGAATACCTGACATATCCTTTGCTATTTCATCCAAGACAGAGACAAAACATCCTAATTTCCTATTAGCATTACCATTACTATCAATAGTAAGCTCTCTTAACTTACTAATGTAATACTCTTTTCTATCTTTTAGATTTACTTCTATAAAGAGTATTACAGGTAACTCAAGCCTAAAATGGTAGACTATTCTTGATGCATCTTCTTCCTTGATACCTGCTCTAACAAGTAAATCTATAGATTCAGATATAGTGGAATTCTTCCACTTACTGCGCCTTTCGAACATTTCCATAATATCTATTGGACTAAATGTTCTTTCCTCGGATATCTTATGCTTTGCATCAAGTGTAGCTTGTTGAATAGTTTCCGAAAATCTATTTGCCGCACTAGAGAGCCAAGGATCCTCTCCCATAATGAGCAATATTCTTCTTGCTGTTGCACCAACTATTCCAAGATAACCTTTCATAAAGAGGTTGGCAAAGTTGGTTTCCAGTATAATCTTATTACGGGTTTCTTTCTTACTAGAGATATCCTTATTCACGATACCTCTATCGATTTTACCGGTAATCTTTTCCATTTCACGGACTGTATTTGTGGGTGAAATCCATCCACACACATCACCAGGTCCATAGGAAAATCCATTAACTGTAAAACGATTTAAGGTATCTTGTATTATATTAGACCAATCAGGATCTTCTGGGAGATTATCATGACAAAGATACTTAGGCCATTTTGCATGAAGCAAAGTGTGCTTAAGCAAATTGTCATTCATCTCTCTCAGAACTTCTGGTTCCTGAGGAGGCTTTACAAAAGCAACTTGATCACCATCGCAATCTGCATTTAACTGTTTAAACAAGAGAGGATGTAAAGCAATAACATTATCATCTATAGGATAAGCTCTAACAACTTCCATAGAACCAGTCCAAATTACAGGATCTCTGAAGATTATTATTAAATCTCCCTCTTTGATACCTGTATTCTTCATTGCAATAGTGCTTATTCCCACCCATTCTGGACTACGAGAAATCTGGGGGATAAGTACCAATCTACCAGAGTGTGCCATTCTGGTACCACTTATATTAGTGGCTATTACACCTCTATTGCCTATGACTCTATTCATTAGGCTTAAGTAGAAAAGCTTAACAAGTCTTTCAATTACAACTATACTAAGGTTACCTTCGTTTTGCTCGAAGTACGCAAGTAACTGATTACCTGCTACTGTTACAGGGTGAAGGAAGACCATTTCTCCCGATTTCTCAATTCTTCCATCGGGGGAAAGAGCAGGAATCATTATATGATTTATTGTTCTACCAAAAGGATCAGATACAAAAAAATTCTGAGGTAAATTGATCCGAGCTCCTCTTTTAAGGATAGCAGGATCAATTAATGTATCTTTAACATCTTTAGGTATTTGACCAAGTCTGACAGTTCTTCCTACATCAAGAGTTGTAATATCAGAGTCTAAACTTACTTTAAGCCTAATGGCTTTCATAAGGATCTTCCTCTATATTCTCTTCTTCTTTATCTTCAGTAGAAGAAAACTCTGTAGGAACAAAATCCGTATTCATAGTCAGATTAATAGGTGATCTATGTCCTGATTTAAGATTCTCAGTAAGGATCCAGCGAACACCAACTATAGGTATTACTAGAAACCTTGCGCCTGTTAGCTTTGAAGTACCTATATCAAACTCTTTACTCGATCCACATATCACTCCACCGCTTTTACCTGATATAAGTAACTCAGCTCCTTGGCGTAAGACCTCTAGTAATTCCGAGTTCGCAGGCAATCTACAAAGAAATCCCTCAGGATTCATTAACGTGGCTTCCCATCCATTTGGGCCGCCTCTTGACATGAATCCGTTTAGCACTATCCCCTCCCCGGTACTTAGGAAATAGAACTACTCTGCCTCACTACATAGAACACTTAGTCTACTTTCAGTATTACCAAACCATCGAGAAAGATCTTGTCTAGCTTTCTCACGATTTGTGCGGTTATTCCCTGGTAAACCCACCATGACCAAGTCATTTCTAGTTACAAAATCATTTTCACTAGAACCTGACATTATTCCAAATATAGCAGTAGAAAGAAGGTCTTTATCATAAGAACCTGTTTTATCTAGTGTTCTTATAAAGATAACATTCTCTTCTGAAACAAATTTCAGGGGATGACTGCCAGAACTTCTTAACCATACCGTACAAGCAGGGAGAAGATGTATACCTAAAACTCTTCCTATTTCAATTTGCTCATCTTCCAATAAATTCTGAGCATCTGGAATAATGACAGTTTGGTTTTTACGTAATTCTCTTAATCTAGAGATATTAGTAACGAGGATCATTCTTCCTCTTTTTCTTGATTAGACACTTTATCTTCAACCATTGATCTAATAGATCGATTGCGTAGATCCCTATTTTTAACAGAGGTTTTTTCAGAAACTCTGCTACTTTTTGTACTACGCTTTTTGGATCCTTTTTCAGGTTTTCTGTTTTTCAATTACTCCCACTCTTTAGATTTGAGATAACCATTCCACAAGTTACCATACTAAGTAAACAACCAAAACTTAGGATAAACATAGCATAGTCTTTATAAATAATAAAAGCTGTCATTAGCCCAAATGCACTAAGCATATTAAAGACAATTACAAAGAACAAAACAGTGGCCAGTGGCATTTTCAGTAGGAATAAAACAAGCATGTCGAAGAGAGAAAATTCTCCATGTTCTAGTATTTCTTTCGCAACATCTTCCTTTTCTTCTTCAGACATTCGTTTTCCTTAACAGATTTTTGGCACAAAAAGGTTACTATGTAAGATCAGTAGGAAACTGACTAAGCTAAGTCGTTATTAGATAACGGCTTAATGTCTATTTACTAACTTTTATAAATCTCTAAAGTTTGGGCAGGGGGAGTTAATTGCTTGTGAATTAGGGAAGGGAGGGCAAATTAACTTTACGGGTGGGCACCCAACCCCTATTTGGAGTATTAGAAGAATCTATTAAGTATTAAGTAAGAAGGAAAAGAAGATTACTTGTTTGGCAGAGAAAGCTCAAACTTTATCTCAAGAAGTTCAAGTTCAGATTTAATAACACTTCTAGTTGTATGGAGTTCAGGGAAGTCGGGGATTTTACTGAGTAGATAGTCAAGATATTCATCGGGCTCAGCATCAAGTGCTCTTTCTCTCTTCCTACTCTCAAGATCCTTACGCTTACTAACAAGAGCAGTTATTTCCTTAATTCTGTTCCTGAGATGTTCTACTCTTCTCTTAGCCAGTCTCTTTTTAACAGTAGGATCTACTTTACGTTCTTCTTTTCTTAACTCTCGATCTCTCTTCTTATCTATAGATTTAGTCAGGGTCTTACGTAACATATTTATAAGAGCAGGATCTATCTTAGATCTAGCTCTCTTAGTATGCAGTTTACCCTCTATAAAGTTCTCCGCTTCTTTAACAGTATTACTATGGACAAGATTCCTTACCTTTTTATGCTGATCAGGTCTACTTGCTCTATATCTTGATCTCTTAGAACTAGAAGAAGACGAAGTCTTAGAAGACTTGTCTTTCTTTTTCTTAGTAATTCTAGTATCAACTTCTGTTGCATCTTCCTTGGAGTTCAATTTATCCCCTGTTTGCTAATTTCTCTAGAGATAAAGCAAGTATGACCATATATATCAATAAAGCTTCTCAGACCAGAAAATCTACCTCTTAATAAAGCAAGAGAAACGATTAATGGCTCATTACAGATTTTAAGTATTTCTATTATGGGTAAGTTAAGCTGTTCTAGTCTATTTATGAGTTCCTGTACTTCTGTTTCGGTTTCAGCTAATGCTGCTCTTCTTTTCTTAAGTAGCTCAGCTCGATCCCACAATTTACCTATAAGATCGGGATCTGGAGACATTTCATTTGCTGAAGTGCTCATTGTCTTTAAAACTCCGGTAGCGGGCCTAAGAGGTCGTGTATGTCCTCAAAGGCCATACCCATGTCTGCTGCCGCAACTCTTTCCTTAATGGCTTTAAGACTACTTTCTGACAGTCCCATAGGGTTATTATCAAGAATCTGTAGATGAGCACTTCTCATTTGACATGCTTTCAGTGCCATACCACCAAGCACTCTTCCTGCAACATTACCTTCATCTTTATTAATTAGGTACTCTACTAGAGCATAAATAACGTTTTCTCTAGACGTTAGAGCCTTTAATAATTGTTCTGCTATGGCTAAAGCCATATTTTTGGTCATCTCCTGGTTAGTTCCAGAAAGTTGATCACTAATCATCAATCTTTCATGGTTACTTACACCAGGTAGTTGTATAGGTCTGTCTTTTTCCATTCCTAACCAAATACAGAAACAGATTTTTGGGGATAGCAACTAGAGCAATTGGCATCTCCACATGGACCTTTTGCATTATTAAGGTCAGATAAGATTGCATTAAGGTTATCAGGTGTAAGATTAAACAATTCCGGACTAGAGCGGATTTGATCAACTAACTTTTCATATTCTCTTGTATTAGTAATTCTGAGTACCCCTAAGGCTGCATTAATTGCATTTATAGTCTCTTGACCGGCTTGTTTTGCTGAGTCATCCTTTAATAGATCTGTTATCTTTTCTAAAGTAGACTTCTTAACTCGGTTAACAATATCCGTTGTCCATGAACTCATAATGTTATTACTAACTTCATCTATAGAATTAAGCATCCTGCCCAATTCTTTATTCCTAGTACTTGAAACAAAATCATAAATGTCAGAGATATCTTTTTCCGAAAGACATTGTTTTATACCATCAATAAGTCTTTTCTGGATTTCATTATCTTCTAATGATTTAGTTATAATCCGTCGTAGAACAGATTCATCAGGTAATCTTTGTACTGTGACACGTATACTTTCAACAGTCTCTCTTATCTCTACTATCGCATGAATCATATCATCTATTGTAGGCACTTGTTATTCCTTGTAAAAATTTAATACTAAGAGAAATGATTATTCTCTTTATTATTCAATATTAATCTCACTAGATCTATTACTACAGCTATTAGAAATACAAATGGAAGTAAGAGTAGAAATTTCATAATTATCCTATTAGTTGTGAGCCCTACAAGTTTCTATTATCTGTTTTTAAGTGTGTTGTATCTATATTAAGTAGAGCCCACATCTAAGAGTATTATTACGATACTACTTCTACATTATCCGGTAAATCAAGAAGCAAGGGTTTAACTTCCTCTTGTTTTAGACCACCAAGTCCTATACCGGGGAAGTTGACTCTAAGAGTCCATTCATTATAACGAAGAGCTATTTCTCTTAGCCTAACTACAGATTCCTTTATAAGGATAAGATCTGCTTTATTCCCATAATAATACTTTACCTGAAAACCACCTAATATCACATTGTTCCAATTTCCCATTCTACAAATGTGATATTCATATATTGCGAGGTTTCCGTAGGTACCAAGAAAGGTTGCTATACCATCTTGTTGTTTCTTTAATATATCAAGAGCGGCTACTCCATCACAGCCTCCTACTTGAGCTCTCATGGCAAGAGCTGCGCCTTTGCCCATAACAAGAGTTCTTCTTGTCATGTTGATTGTGCCATTGGTTGTACAAAAGATCATGAGCTTTTCTTTATCCTTAGGAGGAGTCATTAAACTCTTTTGTATAAACCTTGGCATTTTTAATCCTATCTCTGATATACAGAAGGTAACAACTTCTTTATTTCATTATCTATTCTGAGCAAGAAATCTTTAGGACCAGTTAACTTAATAGCCGTATATGCACCTTGCATTCTTTCTTCCCACTTTAAATGTCCATTACTCCAAAAATGATCCCTTAAATACAATACTACCTTATTGTATTCATCTCCTTTTCTTAAGAAATAATCAAGGGTTATATTATCAACTAACACCTTTTCTATTTCTTCTCTTGCATCTCTTTTCTTCTGACTCTCTGCTAACATTGCAAGGGTCTTATCTTCAAAACCATTCTTCCAATCTATAGCAAACTTAGTTGCGAGGGCATGATGTTCTTCATCATCTATATATTTATCGCCTAATACAAGATCACTTTCATTAGCACATAGTGCCACTAATCTTGTATTAATACGACGAAGTCTTATAGCCATATTCACCCCGTTACGATACTAACATTTCTAATAGTTCTATCTTTTGCATATTTCTTGATAAGCTTTTGTACGTATTTACGTACATCTCTCACACTAGTTCCATAATATCTTTCTTCTGGACCCGAATAAAACAATCTTCTGATTTCATCAAGAGTTAGACCTAGCGTATTACAAGTATCAGGGCTTTTACTATAAGCTGCATCAAAAGGTAGATGGCGAAGTACGTGTCCTTTATTGAATCTTTCTCTAAACCATAGATCTACGCAAGCATGACCCGCAACACAAGCAATAGTTTTACACTTAGGTGATATATTGCTCTGTCCCGGATGATCAGCTAATAATCTTGTGTGGCTCCTATATGTATCTCTAAGTATCTCAATGTCAAAAGCAAGCTTATCTCTTTCTACTTTTGCAAGAACTCTATCTATATTCTTTAGAAAAGATAGAGTTGTAAACGAAAGCTTCTTTTTGGACATTATTCTTATTATTTCCTAAAGAATGAACCAATAAAATAAAGCAAACCTATGATTCCCATTCCCTGTAAAAGGGAAATTTCTGGGCCGTTAGAGAGACCCGGAACTAACCAGTTCCAGAATAACATAAGAATTAGACCTGGTATAATAAACAAGATTACACACACAAAGATCAGAGCCAGGAGAAAACCAAGTAAGGTATATATCATTTCTTTAGTAACTCCTTAGCTGCTTTATAGACACCAGATCTACCTTCAGAGCGTAAAGCTGCAGTATAACCTGGGGGATTTATCTCAAATCCTTTTACTAGCTGTTTCCATTTCTCAGACAAGGATACAGCTCCACGAGGAAACGCTGAACCTCCATCAAGAGCACCAAGTGTTCTTGATATAAACTCTTTTCTTACTTCCTCCGGAAGCATTATTACCATTGGTCAAAAGACATGTTGGTTAGAGATAAAACCAGTAGTTTCAATAGGTTTTCCCTCTTCTAGCCATTCTAGTAAACGCTGATAAGCCTTCTTATCATTGGCTTGGCCAAGCACTTCCACAAGAACAGTATGAGGATTGTCAAACATTCTTTTCCCTATTCTTCTTACGCGTAATAGCTGCTTTCTGACCAGGGGTTAAGACACTATTGATCTTGTCGATTCTTTCTCTAAAGATTCTTTGTGCCTCTTTCTCACCTACCTTTAGACCATGGGCAAATCCTAGAGAGAAAGCTTCCTCTGCGAACATACTCTGTCTCTCTTTTATAACCCTAAGTGTGTACTTTTTCATAATGTCCTTTATCTAATAACAAATTCCATACTATGCTTAATTTCAATGATATGTATAACTCTATTTCTACTTTCATCTACTATTTGGTTATACCAATCTGTATATAAGATTCTCTTAACACCACTTTTAATAAGAAGAGACATGCAAGCTTTGCATGGTCTGGCCATACTAATAGCGGTACTATTCTTTGTAAGTCTTACTACAAATACGGTAGAATCTTTTATATCTCTACCGCTATTGTTGAACATTGCTAATTCAGCATGAGTCTTGCGTGTTCTATTTAATGCCTGAGTGCTTGTTTTATGAGGGTCATTACAGCCTATACCTATGATTCTTCCATTTCTATAGGCTGACGCTCCTACTTTATATCGAGATCCCTCTGAGATCTGTGCTACATCTAGAGCGGCTTTTACTAGTCTATCTATGATAGCCATATGCTAATTCTTAATTTTCAAACCAGACTTTGTTTTATACTTTCTAATAAGTTTTCTAGCATATGAAACAATGTCTTTTGCGGTTACATCTTCTACATTATTACGAATGTCTGGACCATTAAGAAATAGTTGTTCAGTTTCGGCTTCACTAAGACCAAAGTATCTTTCAAGATTAGCATTTCCATACATTGCTAAAATTCCTGCCCTAGATCCATTTATCTTAATGAAACCCTTTTTAGATGTTTCTAGACCATTCTTCATAAACCAAGGATCTAATCCACACCATCCAGCAGTGCAGGCCTGAGTAGCACAGGACGGTAAATCTTTCTTTTCTAATTGACTAAAGGCACTTGCCATATCATCAAATGACTTCCATCTTGAAAACCAAGAATTAATCTCAAAGGCAAGAGGAGGTTTCTTTGATACTTCAAGCATTACCCGAAGTAAATTCTCTAATCGCTTTACACGAGTTATTCCAGAAATCTCTTTTATCTTTGTTTTCATTACTCTCTCCCTTAAATAAACTCTATCTTAATAAGATGGTAGGCTCGGTGAGACTCGAACTCACTGTCACCCGATTATGAGTCGGACGCTTATACCACTTAAGCTTCGAGCCCCTGATTCTATTTTAGGCGGGGCCTTTTAGACTCATGCCCAGGAGTAATGATTAATCGATCACTACTCTGTTGGATAGTTCATTAAGCTATTCAACAGGCTCCGAAGTTAGACTTTTAACAGTCACACTGTAGTCTTTCTTCTTCATCGTGACCGATAAACCTATAACGGATTTCAAATCCGCCCAGATCCCGGTTAGTCTAGCTCTTTCTTAGAGATACCAGTTATCCCGGTCTGTTATAGGTCAAGCTCTGTGTTTCATAGGCTTGCCACCATCACAGGATCATGTGTCCTGTGGCCATATTAATAGACCGGTCCCGGAATCAGATCTTTACCTTATTAGGGTTACTTCCGGCCAGTCTAACTTAGGCACCAATTGATCCTAATCGATTTTCCTCGTGGTCCTAAGCTTGGTCTTGAAACTCCTGATTAGGGGTTTGCAAATTCCCTAAGGTAAATTTCAGGAGAAGACCTTCTGTTTCGCTCTTACCAAGAGCTCATCAGTGAGGAGTACCTCAGACAGATTTATTAGAGCGATTTCAGGAAATCCCATAAACTCTTTATTAATGATTTCCTGATAGGTTTAGCAACCTTTCTCTTTTCAATTAGATAATTAGCTAGTTTCCACATAGCATTATCATGTAGGTCTCTACCAACTCGAGTGCCTACTACATCTATCGGTGCATTAAAGTACCACTCATACCATCTTGCATAAGCTTCTGTAAATTCAATTGCAAGCTCATCTAACTTATTATCGGATTTCATTAACATATTTTTCAGGAAGGAATCCAACTACGGCATTTTTAACTTTAGCAAAAGTAGATTTCTGGAGCTTAATATAGCTCTCTAGGAATAATGCTAGGTCTTCAACAAGTATCAATTTGCAGTGCAAGTTGCATTCAGAAATACATCTTGCATTTTCAATGGCGACACCAAGAGCATCATCACAACAGTAGTGGAAAATTAGCCACTGTTTACTTTTAGGACAATAACAATATTGAAGGCTACTAGAAGAATTCCCATGTTTATAAACTACTTGGTGACTTAGTTTTATAGGTATATCATTAAAGCACCTTTCTACTTCTTTGATAAAGGTATCAATGATAGCAACTGCTTTACCAAGTTCATCTTCCATTATCTATTCTTTTCCGAGTTAGTTATAAGATAAAGTCATAATAGATAGAAAGAGGAAGGAAGATTATGTCGAGAAAATCTATTCTCTTTCTACCTTTACTCTAATTTCTTTAGGTTCCATAGAGCAGGTTATTGCTATAGCATAAGTAGCTATAATTGCAGCTATATAACCTATACAGATGATCATCTTACTTATTCTAATCTTTGGATTGGGATAAACAACATCTGTACAACCACAAGTATCTTCTGAGCAATTACTCATATTAGAGCTCCGAACGAACTTTCATTAAGATCTTGCCTAGATGATTAAGACCATTCCTATTATGCTCTCTGCATATACATATGCCCCAAAAGAGGTCATGCCACCAAGTTTCTTCTACTAGTTCTTCTTCTCCAGTAGCTTTTAAAGATTCTCTAAGTACTGGATTAGTAAACTTTGCTCTAACTATATCTTCCATGAATCTAAGTTTAACTCTATCCCAGTCTTTTCTTAAAGTTACCTTTTGTCCTGCTTCTTTAGCATTCTTAGGCTTAAGAAATCTTATTTCCTCTTGCTCATTTAGATCAAGGGTCTTCATTGCCTGATAAGCAGCTTCTGAACTTAACCAATTTCTTCCGTCGAACTCAAAGTTAGATTCAAAGAAGTTGCTCAGGAATCCGTAATTGCTTCCACTTCTAAAGTATATTATCATTTTAGGTCCACATGTGTCCACGAAGTCTCATTAGTAACTGAAGCTGTTCAGTATCCCAATTCTCAAGTTCCTGATCTTCATCAAAACACTCCATAACTTCTCTTATTTCATAGAAGTCATAAGGATCATAATTCTTACGCCACTGCCACCAATCATAGAGATCAAGTAAGATTGCTAAGTCGTGGCGATGATTAGCGAGACAGGGTTCATTCATTAGTAAGAAAAGACAATTTTTATAAATTCTAGGGTCTTCTCCTTCACACCACCAAGAAACGGGTTTCTCTTCCTCAATAAACTCTTCCAAGAGAGCAAAACAAGCATATGTTAATCTATGATCAATATCATAGTACTGAGGCTTGAGCTTAGTATTAACAAGATGAAACTTCCATCTTGATAAGAATCTATAAGCAAACCAATACCAGATAGCAACAATCTTGTTTTTCATGATTCAGTTTTCCAGCCTATTAACTTTGCTACTTCATCAACATCCATTGGTACAGAGATCGTATAAGAATCCAGTGCGCTATAAGCTAATCGTATATCGGTCCAACCTGTTGCTTCTTTTCTAATGCTTATGGAAAGAATATCATCCATATTTACATAAGCATAGGCATGTCTTTCACTACCAATCCGGGTAAACCCACTCATACAGTGCTCTTTTCATCTACCCATTGCTGAGCAAGAGATACATCAAGATTAAATCCTTGTCCAACTCTCAAGAGTCCATTAGGCCAACAATGAAGATCTATTATTATAGAGTGAAGAGCTTCTACTGTACTTTGTGTATCTCTCTTGCTCACTTAGTCTCCTTTGCTCTTACAGTGTGGTAGGTGGTGAACTAGCTTTCGAGATTCACGATTGCTCTATGTTTTCCTCAGTCAGCGTTGGGCCCTTCTGCAGTTCTCGTATGATCTCTTGACGCCGGATATCGGGAAGAGCGACGAGAGCCTTATAGGCGGAGATCACCGATGCGATGGCGAGCCGCTCGGAGGTCGAGAGCGGGCGGTTGGCATAGCGGAGTGTGTGCTCTAGTTCATCGAGCCGCTCGCTAGGCACCGGCCAGACCTTCCCGCCGAAGCGTCGATAGAGCGGATTACACACCGGGCGCCTCCTCTCCCGCGACGAGGGCGGAGATGTCGTCGTCGGTTAGGACACTAGCGTGATAGAGCCTCACCGCCCGCGCCCCCTCCTCCCGCGCCGCGAGAATGGCGGCGGCCAGGATGCGGCGGAGGCAGGCGTCGCAGTCCCGGCGTTGGAAGGTTGGTCCACGGCAGACACAGTTGAAGTGATCGAGCGTCTCCGCCACGTCGTCGGC